TCCTCCTTTTTTATTATCTAAGTCTGAGTTAATCTATGAAAGAATGGTTTGAAGGAAAGACAGTCGCCGTCGTTGGAAACGCCGCGTCTCTTATTCAACAAAATTACGGTAAAGAGATCGACCAAGCAGAGGTCGTAGTCCGCATTAATCGCGGAGGATACCGGTTTGTTGAATACACCAAGACCATGGGAAATCGTCTTAATGTCTGGTGCATGCAGAATGCAAAGCAGAACCATCCTTTCTTTCATAAACCTCATACTAGAAACGTTCGCAAGATGCAGATGGATACGATAGACGTATCCCCACAATTTATAGAGATGGTGGATCTAGTGTTCTCTGATGAAGATAGAAAGCAGCTAGACGGTAACTTGCCAAAGAAATCTTCAACGGGTCTTAGAGTCCTCTACTATATTTCAAAACAGAATCCTAAAAAAGTATCAGTGTATGGTTTTGACTGGAAGAAGTCTTATTCTTGGCACGAGAGAAGAAAGTGTATAGCTCACGACTTTGAAGCGGAGAGAGATTACTGCTTTAAGAACTTCTTCACAAATGATATCTTTGCTCTTAGAGGTAATGTATGATTACCTCATCCATATTTTATAGGACTCTTAAATCTCATCGTGTAGATGATAGGTTTGAAGCTATAAGGTCATCGTTTCCTCATTGCTCTATATTAAATAATTACAACACTCATTCCTGTGACTTGGCAATCATACAGGGATGGATGAAAAGCGGTAGTAGTGCGCCTCATAATGAATTACGCAGAAGAGTTATAGAACGTCAGTTTAAACATAAGAAACACGTTCTTACGGTAGACGGAAATATATTCAACTACTTAAGTAAAAATGTATATTTTAGATATAGTATCGACGGCGTATTTGCGAACACCGGGTATTACTTTGATGATATGATAGATCCAGGCAGATGGAATAACATAAGTAAAAATACTGGGTGTATACTAAAGCCTTGGAGAAAGACGGGTGACCACGTTTTAATCCTTATGCAAAAGAATTCCGGTTGGACAATGAAAGGCGAACATAATTTAAGCTGGTGTCTGAATACAATAAATAAAATAAAAGAATATACCGATCGTCGTATAGTAGTTAGATTACACCCAACGGACTCTCATCTAATGGATGAATATGTTCAAAAATTAGAAAGAGATAACATAACAGTATCCAAAAACAAGCACATTCTGGAAGACTTAAAGAATGCATGGTGTTCTATTACTTATAACAGTTCTCCTGGTGCAGTGAGTGTTATTGAAGGAATTCCTGTGTTTATAATGGATCTGGATCATAAGAGAAGTCCTGCTTACGATGTTGGAAACACAAGACTAGATATGCTAGAAGATCCTTCTATGATTGATAGAACTCAGTGGATACAAAAGATATCTATGTCTCACTACAATATCCAAGACATAAAAGATGGCATTCTATGGAACGAAGTGTTAAGATATTTTAAGAAACTAGGTAAGATATGAAAAGAATTAATGCAGTCACATGTTATAACCTTAGCGGTTTTAGAGAAACCGGAGCTTTGCTTATAAACGGGTTTATTCAGTATTGGCCAAAGGAAACTCTTCTGACAGTCTATGTGGATGATCCAATACCAAAGAACGAACTTATTCGAGATCCGCGTGTTACATATAAGATTCTAAACCAAAAGGACTTACTAGCATTTAAAGAGAGACATGCTATTAACCTTGAAGCAAACGGTCTCGGAAAGAATTCTGATAAAGGCGCAAAGAATTATAGATACGATGCTGTTAGGTTTAGTCACAAAGTGTTTGCGCTGTTTCAATTTCTAGAAGAAAACGAAACGGATGTTCTTATATGGTTAGATGGTGATAGCAGAACACACTCGGCTATTACTCTTAATGATATCTATAGCTGGTGCCCAGAAGAAAAGTTTGCCGGTTATTTAGCTCGCCCTTGGATGTACACTGAAACCGGATTTCACATCTTTAACGTTAATCATAATATATCTCTAGATTTTCTAAACTCGTGGAAGCAATACTACTTAGACGATAGTATCTTTAAACTAGATATGTGGACGGACTGTCATACATACGATGCAGCAAAGACTAAGTTTGATGATAAGCATTGGCATAACTTAAGTCCACCGATTAAGAACAATCATCCTTTTATTAACGGCCCGCTTGGTATGTTTATGGACCATATGAAGGGTCCTCGTAAAAAGAAAGGGACTAGTAATAAGAAAGATCTAGTCGTAAAAAGAAACACAGAATACTGGAATAAAGTAAAATGATGTGCGCATTTCTTTCAGGAAAAAAAGATCAAGACACGTATGTCAAGTCATTCGGTCATTCTAGTGATGCGAAAATAATTTACACGCGGCATCAAGTATTTCAGAGCCAAAGTTCACAAGTGAAAGTTAAAAATCTATTACCTGGCTATAACTCAGTAGCTTTTGCAGGCTTATTAAGAGGAAACGCGCATATCCTAAACATGGCCTTGCGTGATAATCTTAATTTTTATTATATAGATCATGCATACTTTAATCCAGGTTACAAATATCCAAATTGGATGCGAGTGACAAAGAATGGATTTGTTCAAAACACTATATTACCGAATGTTGACGCCGAACGTTTGAAACTATTTGATATTAAATTTAAAGAATACAATTTCAATAAGAAACAGAATATTGTTGTTTTTCCGCCTAGTGATACTGTCGCTAGAGTATTTAATAAAACAAATTGGGAAGCCGAAACGATTAAAAAAATAAAAGAGTACACCGATAGGCCAATAGTAGTTAGAAGAAAGTCTGGTCCAGTTATGGACAATCTAATGATTACTGCTAAAAATACAGAAAAATATCATTATGATGAATCTCTTGATAACGTTCTTAATAATGCGTATTGTGTCGTCGCGTTTAACAGTGCGGTTGCGCTTACTGCTTTGGAAAGAGGTATACCGGTCATATGTGAAAGATACTGCGCAGCATATCCATTAACGCATTCTTTTTCTGAGTTGGAAAAATTGAAAGAAAAAGAAAGAACACAACTATTTGCAAGTCTTTCGTGGGGGCAGTTTACAATGGAAGAAATTACGAACAAGAAAACATTTAAATTCATAAATAGTATAACACAATGGAAGGGCAGTATGAAATGAAGTACAAACTTGCGAGTGACACCTGGGGCCGGGAAGAGATAGACGCAATTCATCGTGTAATCGCAAGCGGGCGGTATACTATGGGTGAAGAGGTTAAGAAATTTGAAAAACAATTTGCCAAGTTCTTCGGTAGTAAATACGCAGTCATGACGAATAGTGGGAGTAGCGCTAACCTAATAGCACTTGCTGCGCTTGCTCTCAATCCTAAGTACAAGAATAAAGGAAACATCATTGTTCCTGCGGTGAGTTGGAGCACAACGTATTTCCCAGTACATCAGTGGGGTTATAAGCTTCGCTTCGTTGATGTGGATCCTAACACATTCAATATAGATACAAAGAAGGTGATTGACGCGATAGATGACGAGACAGCTGCGGTGTTTGTTGTTAACCTATTAGGCAACCCAGCAGAACTTGAAGAACTTAAGACGATATGCGACGAGCGCGGCATTGCTCTTCTTGAGGATAACTGTGAGAGTCTAGGAGCTTGGGAAGGTTCATCATTCTGTGGATCCGTTGGCGAGATGGGTACGTTCAGTTTCTTCTTTAGCCATCACATGCAGACTATGGAAGGCGGAATGGTTCTTACGAACGACAACCTAACATACGAGTACCTAAAGAGTCTAAGAGCACATGGCTGGATACGTGATATGTCTGAAGGTAGTGCTCTACATCAGAAAACTGGCGATCCGTTCGAGGATAGCTTTAAGTTCGTTCTTCCTGGCTATTGCGTTCGTCCGCTTGAGATGAGTGGTGCTGTTGGGCAAGAACAACTCAGAAAGTGGCCGGATATGATGACGAAACGCAGACAGAACGCAACTACAGCCAAAGCAGCGTTTCGCAACGTCCCTGGTATTAGATTACAATCCGAGCATGGTACCAGTAGTTGGTTTGGTTTTGGATTGGTCCTAGAAGGACACCTAAAGGGAAGAAGAAAAGAAGTCATTCAAGTTCTTACACAACGTGAGGTAGAAACGAGACCGATCGTGGCAGGAAACTTTATGAAGAACCCAGTGATCAATCTTTTGAACTGGGATAGTGTTGGAACATTTGAAGGCGCGGACGATCTTCATGAAAATGGATTCTTTATAGGAAACGACTGTGTCAACTTAGACGATAATATAAACATGGTCGCAGATATAATAAGGAATATAAAATGAAGACTGCGCTGATTACAGGATTCCCTGGCCAGGACGCGTGCTACCTCGCCGATTTTTTGCTAGAAAAAGGTTACGTCGTATACGGAGTCGTTAAGAGATACACGAGTCCGAATTGGAGCAACATAGAGTTTCTAGATCTATTTAGTAAGGGTCTTAAGACAATCGTAGGAGATGTTACGGATCCATGCAGTCTAATGGATGTGATGGAGATAGTTCGGCCGGATGAGTTCTATAACCTCGCAGCCCAGAGTTTCGTAGGCGGTTCTTGGAGACTTGCGTATGTAACTACTCACGTTGATGCTCTCGGTCCTCTTAACTGTCTAGAAGCAATTCGTCGTATCAAACCCGACACTAAATTCTATCAAGCGGGTACGAGCGAGATGTTTGGAAACAGTAATATAGACGGAAGACAGACAGAGAAGACTCCTTTCGAACCGGTAAGTCCATACGGTATTGCTAAACTCTATGGATACCACATTACACGAAACTATAGAGAGAGCTACGATGCCTTTGCCTGCACAGGTATTCTATTTAACCACGAGTCTCCTATTCGTGGTATTGAGTTTGTTTCAAGAAAGATAACCGACGGCGTCGCAAGAATTGTAACTGGAAAGGGTGATAAGATCGTTCTTGGTAACCTAGATGCAGAACGCGATTGGGGTCACGCGAAGGATTACGTCCGTGCTCAGTGGTTGATGTTGCAGCAGGACAACCCTGAAGACTTCATCATAGCGACAGGAGTAAAGCACAGCGTAAGGGATCTGTGTAGGATCGCATTCCTGTCTGCTGGAATAACAAACTGGGAAGACTATGTTATATCCGATAACGAATTCCAAAGACCAAACGAGCTTCACAGCCTACACGCAGACTCAGATAAAGCAAAGAGACTACTCGGTTGGGAACCTAAGTATTCATTTGAGTCTATGATATGCGAGATGGTTGCGTGTGATATTGAAAGACATAGTATAACATGAAGGTAGTAGTAACTGGTCATACTAGTGGTCTTGGAAAGACTCTATACGATAGACTATCGGAGAAACACCATACGATAGGTCTTAGTAGATCAAACGGACACGATCTTTCAAAAGATATCACACCTTTTCAAGTAGAAAACTTTGATGTCTATATCAATAACGCGTATCATGCGTATGCTCAAGTTGATCTGTTATATCAGTTGTTCGAACAAAATAAATATAGAAACTGCACAATCATTAACATTGGAAGCGTGAGTGCTGATGGAAATAAAGACACCATCAACGAGTATGCGGTTCATAAGTCTGCGCTAGAAAAAGCATGTTCTCAGCTGCAACTAATAGACTCCGACTGTAAAGTTGTACATTTAAAACTCGGAAGAATGAACACTCCTATGACGGACTCAAGAAAAGAATATCCTCGTATAGATACAGGATATATCGCAAACGTAGTAGAGTGGATGTTATGCCAACCAGAAAAAATGTTCTTTAAGAACTTAACGATAGATATAATGCATAGTAGAAGAAAGGAACTGTCATGATACCCGTTTTTATCGGTTTTGACAAAAGAGAAGCAGCTGCATATCACGTATGCGCAAACTCAATCATGAGGCTGTCAACCTCTCCGGTTAGTTTTAATCCACTCGCTCTTAATCTCTTGAGCGGATACGAAGAGAAACATACGGATGGAAGCAATCACTTCATCTACAGTAGGTTCCTTATTCCGCACCTTATGAACTATAAAGGTTGGGCATTGTTCCTTGACGGAGATATGATCCTAAGAGACGACATCACCGAACTATGGAACATGAGAGACGAGTCAAAAGCAGTCATGGTCGTCAAGCACGATTATAAGACTCGTATGACTGAAAAATATCTTGGTGCAAAGAACGAAAATTATCCTCGCAAAAACTGGTCAAGTGTGATACTATGGAACTGTGGTCACGAGGCGAATCGTGGTGTAACTCCAGAGTTTGTTCAGAACTCAACTGGGGCCCAGGTACATCGCTTTACTTGGTTGGATGACAGCCTTATTGGCGAGCTTCCTATCGTATGGAACTGGCTACCTGACGAGTTCGGAGAGAATAAGCACGCTAAGCTTCTTCACTATACTCTAGGAACGCCATGTTTCCACGATTTTGCGACTACACCTATGGCCGATGAGTGGCATAGAGAAAGAATGTATATGGATTATAGTCTTCAGAGAGGACTATGAGAGAGATATTTGATGGAAAGACTGTTTCTATAGTCGGAAACGCTAAGAGTCTGTTTCATAGTAAGTATGGGCCAGAAATCGATTCTGCGCAGGTTGTCTGCAGGATCAAACGGGGCTTCTTTATGTTAAACCCTGAAGATACTAAATCTCATGGTAAGAGAACAGATGTCTGGTTTTTAAACTGGTTTAAGACTATGAAACCGAACAGAGTTACGAATAAGACTTGCGATCATATAGTCGAGATCTTAAACAACCCCGAAATAGACATAGAGTGGTTAAAGAAAGACCTTGGGCATCATAGACCATCAACTGGTCTAAGAATTCTTCACCTTATCTCTCTTTATAATCCGGCAAAGGTATACGTCTATGGATACGATTGGAAAGAAACTCCGTCTTTTCACGATAAAAAACTAGAAGACGATAGGCACAATTTTAAATTAGAAAAGCAGTATTGCATAAATAGATTCTTTAGTAACAACGAAACCTTTGTGTTAAGAAAATGAAAGAATGGTTTGAAGGAAAAACTGTTGCCGTCATTGGCAACTCTATGGCTCTTTTCAATAAGAACTACGGTGCCGAAATCGACGAGCACGATGTAGTAGTACGTATTAATAAAGCAGCTGTATTGTATACAAGACATGAAGTAAATAAGAGTCATGGAACAAAGACTAACGTCTGGGTATTTTGGAATGCCGCAGAGTATAAGTCATTCTTTCATAAGATACCCAAACATATAAAGAAGATGCATGCAGGTCATCAAGGCCGCAGTCCGAATAATATTCATTTGGTTGATTGTGTCTATCCGGAACATATGTATAAAGAACTGAAAAAGCACTCTGGCAATCACAACAACCCAACAACGGGTCTTATCGCTTTAGATTATATAGCATCTTGTAAACCAAAGCACGTAGACGTCTACGGTTTTGACTGGAAAGAAACGGCGACATTTACAGATCCAGATATGAAGAGGGAAAAAGGTTGTCCTCACGACTATCCAGTAGAAAAAGAGTATTGTGCTACCAAGTTCTTTTCTAAAGACAATTTTACTTTAAAAGCTTGACATTATAAATAGAAAGAACACAGTTCCTTAGAGGGCAATATGGACGACGATAAGAAAAAGATTGATCCAAAGAAGAAGGATCGTAAGAGCTTTAAAGAATTCGATCCTACTAAATACATAGAAACAGAACCAACTATGACCGAAGCCGTAAAGAGAACGGCAGTGATTAGTTTTGGAAGGTTCAATCCTATCACCGTCGGACACGAAAAGCTAGTAAATAAAGTAGTATCGGAAGCGATAAAGAGAAAGGCCGATCCGGCCATCTACATGTCGCACTCTCAGGATGCTAAAAAGAATCCACTATCGTATGAAGAAAAGCTATCACTTGCACAGAAAGCTTTTGGCAAGCCGGTCAAAAAGTCTACAGCAAAAACGATCATTGAGGTTTCTAAGGAACTATCCGGAAAGTATTCGGATCTAGTCATAGTCGTAGGATCCGATAGAGTCGGCGAGTTTGAAACTCTACTAAACCGCTATAACGGAAAAGAGTTTAATTTCGAAAGCATATCAGTTATATCAGCAGGTGAAAGAGATCCTGACGCAGATGACGTTACTGGGATGTCTGCTTCAAAGATGAGATCACTTGCAGCTCAGGGTAATATGGAAGCATTTAAGAATGGACTACCTAGTAAACTAAAATCTTCAGCTGAGAAAGTATATAACCTTGTTAGAGGCGGAATGAATATGTCAGAGAACATCAACGAAGAAACATTATCGGAAGCGGAACCACTTACTCTTGCTCAGAGACGCAAGCGTGGTCTGGTTATGAAGCGCTACAGAACAAAGATAATGGCTGCTCGTGAGAGAGCAAAAAGAAAGATGGCTCCGAAGGAAAAGCTACTCAAGAGATCGAGGAAGAGAGCTCTTGAGTTTATTCGTGATCGTCTTATGAAGAATAAGAAGTATTCAGAGATGACGCCTGCCGAAAAGATTGCATTGGATAAGAGAGTTATGAAGATACCAAAGGCGGTTATCTCTCGTATCGCTACTAAATTACTACCACAGATAAGATCTGCTGAGAGAGAAAGACTACAGAGCGTTCTTTCTCCTAATCAAGATAAGAACGAAATGTTTGAAGCATTTCTAGATGAAAGAACGATAAAGCCACAGGATAAAGATGTAAAGCATCTTCCGGGTTCTCAACCAAAGGGTTATTATGCCGGGTTAGATAAAGATACGAAAGCTGCTCGTGCTCGTCATTTTGCTACATATTCGAAAAAGAGTGATGATGAACAGTCTTCATATAAACCAGCACCTGGTGACGCCGAAGCAAAGACAAAAACTTCTGTTCATACGAAGAAGTTTAAGCAGATGTTTGGAGAGTCTCTACAGGAGGCTTCACTCGCAGACACTAAAGTACGTAGTCGTCCACACATGGCTCTCGAAAAGAACGGATCCGTTAAGTTTGACAAACGCTTTAAGATGTATAAGACGAAGAAAGATATAAACGAAAGCCAAGAGTATATTGCAGAAGAAGTATACGAACTCATGAATGCGATGGAAGATTTCGTGTTCTCTGAAGAGTTTGATGCTCTAATGGAATCAGATCCATCGGAAGGACTAAAGAAGAAGGCTGAGAAATCAGGCATCTCTTATGGTATTCTTAAGAAGGTGTTTGATCGTGGTGTTGCTGCTTGGAGAACCGGTCATAGACCAGGAACCACTCCTACTCAGTGGGGATTTGCACGAGTGAATTCATTCGCAACAAAGGGTAAGGGTACTTGGGGTAAGGCAGACTCAGATCTTGCAGCAAAAGTAAGAAGTGAAGCCGTTTCACCAACAGCGGTTCATCCGTTTGTTCATACAAAAACTCCAGACAAATCAGTAAAGGTTTCAAAGGGTCTTAAGCACAAACTTGGCATTGGATTATCTGCTGCTCAGATGGGTCAGCACGCAATGAAGTCTATTGACTTAGATGTTGATGGCGACATTGATAGATTTGAAAAAGGAACACCAGATGAAATCACTGGAACCGAAAAGAAGAATATGACTCGCGTTATGCAAAAGAAGCTATCTGGCGAAGTAAAACATACTCGTATTGGCCATGCATTTGAGAATGTAGAAACTTCAAAGATGAAGATGAAGATTGCACAGGAAAAAGAAGCCGACGCAAGAAAGCACGATCGTATGCTTGATGCTGCAAAGTCAAGAGACGCAGCAGCAAAAAAGAGTCTAACTAAATCTATTAGCGAAGGCAACCCCGACCCAAGTAAAAGAGAACAGGGAACGGATAGTGTCGTAAAGACCTATAAGAAAGATACTCCTGGTCAGAAATCCCTAAAGGAGTTTATGTTAACTGATACATACGGTCCTTTCAAAAGAGGTGACACTGTTCGTTTTAATCGTCATTCTATGGATATGTTTGACGGCGCAGCGCGCATGGGTACTGTAATCGGTGGAGACGTTGCTTGGCTAAGAGTTCGTGACGAAGATGGAAAGTTATTCAAAGTTAGACACTACGATGCAGCTCTTTCTGATGGCGACGTAATACAGGACGTACTAGAAGCAACTGCTATGGGCTTTGAAGGAAAGAAGATAAAGATTAAAAATGTGGCTATTCGTATGGCTGACGGAACTATGAGAAAGATGCCTCCTGGCAAGAGCAGTAGTTCAGACGGGGGCGATGGAAACGGTGGTGAATAAAGTGCTAAGTTTTAAGCAGTTCATTAACGAAGGAGTTAACGACCCTTCCATCTTCAAAGCAATCTTTCTTGCTGGTGGTCCAGGATCCGGCAAGTCTTTTATAGTTGGCAGAACTGCTCTTACATCTCTTGGTTTTAAAGTGATTAACTCAGACATCGCGTTCGAAAATGCTCTAAAGAAAGTTGGTCTAAAACCGACTCCTGAAGATATCTATTCTCCAAAGGGTCAAGAAGTACGTGGACAGGCGAAGGCTCTTACCACGAAAATGATGCAACTTGCGATTGACGGTCGCCTTGGTCTAGTGATTGATGGAACCGGTAAGGACTACGAAAAGATACAAAAGCAAGCTGATATGCTTCGTGGTATTGGATACGAAGTTGCTATGATATTTGTGAACACAGATCTTGACACTGCGCTCGATCGTAATAGAAAGAGAGAAAGATCATTATCAGATTCTGAAGTGAATAGAATGTGGAAAGATGTTCAAAAGAACCTCGGAAAGTTTCAGAACTTCTTTCGTCAGAAGATGTTTATCGTAGATAATTCTACAGGATCAAACTACGAAGGTGCTGTCCTTTCCACATATAAAAAGATAGCAGGCTGGGCAAAGACAAAACCCGCTTCTTCTGCTGCTTCTGAGTGGATAAAGGCTCAACGTAAAGTTAATGAAGCTATTAGCATTGATTCTAAAATTGATTTGCAAAAGATAATAGCTATGTACAAGAAAACAAAACCAGGCGATGCTAAAAGCGCCGCCGCAAGAGATAGAGAACTTGAAGTATATAAAATGCGATTCGTTGATAATATGACCTTGGGACAGATAGCAAAAGAGTTAAACCTTAGCATCTCTAGAGTTAGTCAAATTGAAGAAAAAGCATTTCGTAGATTTAAAAAAATTACTAATAGATTAAAAGAAGAGTTAGTACTAGAAGCAGATCAATGTCCTATCTTTACAGTCGCTCACATGCAAGCTTTTGAACAGTTTGTAGATCGTATGTTTAAAAGGTTCAATGTAAACTTTGAATTCACAAAGCATTTCCGCGAACGTATGACCGATTCTCGTAACGATCCATGTATCGATATGAAAGAACTTGCTGGTATGATACAGAAGATCTATAAGAAGTATCAGGGCGGTGATAAATCATTAAGTAAGTTTGTAGATGCCGAAGCTGTCATTAAGGATATGCAGACGGATCTTAACATGCCGATAGCGGTGGAATACGATCGTAAGAATGACGAACTTGTTGTTATATCAAAGACTATTATGAGAAAAAAGAATTTTCGTACACCTAACCCGGAGATAAAGGTATGAAGTCGTTTAAGCAGTTTTCAAACGATATTAGTAATATCCTATCTCGCTGGAATAATGACGAGCCCGCAGAGTATGTAATGCATCTTACCAATTTCTTTGGCCTTCCTGACGAACTTACAAAAATGAGAGCCGTTTGGTATAACAAAGATGGATTTAAGAGAGTAGAAGTGTTAGACGAATACATTCTGCATGCTTCTCCTGTACCACACTATGACTATGTTTATTCATATATAGATCTAAAGGTACCGCACGAACTCTCTAATGCTCTCGCAATGAGCAGCGAGAGCATACTGATAGATCATCTTAAAGGCGAAGTCGGAGGAAGATGCGCGAGTCTTAGTGCAAACGCAGTAACTCTTCAGTATGTAATGGATGTTGTGGAAGGAAATGTTAAACCATCTAAAGCTGAATATGAAAAGCGTATTAAATCAATGAAGAAAATGTTTGCTGATGGAAAAAGATTTGAATTGGATTGGTGGCCAGATGTTACTAAAGATGCAGATCCTAATAACCCATATTACGAAGAATAGGTAATAAAATGAAATCGTTTAAGAAATTTCTAGAAGAAAACAAAGGACCCTGCTGGGTTGGATATCGTCAAGTAGGTATGAAAATGAAAGATGGTAGAGAAGTTCCTAACTGCGTTCCAGTAAACGAGCATGTAAACTGCGGAACGCCTGATTGTTGTCGTCAGTGCGACACAGCCGTTTCCGAAGCTTCGGAAACTTGGGAAGCCGGTTACAAGCGCCGTGTTGTAAAGACAACGGATCCTGAACACAAGGAAAAGGGTATGAACTGGCGCATCAAGGGCAAGGAACGCCCTGAGATCTCGATCAAACTCTATAAAGAAAAGCCATCACAGGCTGAGTTCAATAAGCAGATGCGTCGCGTTGCTGGCCATGAGTTCGGCGGATAAGATGCTAAAGTTTAGCGAATACATATCAGAATCATACTTTGTTCAATACATTCGTGATAAGAATGTTGATGTGTTGAAACTAAAGGATTCAAAGCAGGCTAGTTGGGTTGAAGTTAGAGGAAAAAAGAACTACGAAGTTACTTATGATAAAAATGATCCACTACATAAAGCTATCGATGGATTAGGTAAAGCCGCAAGCATATCAGACCTAATGAACGGTGACGTTGTTAGTATTAATCCACATCATCCTCATGGTAAAAAAGCAATAGAAACCGTAGAAAGGTTAATGAAATGAAGAGTTTCAAGCAGTTCGTAGAAGCTAAGATAGATGAAAACGTTGGTGGTCTATTTAAAAATGCTTCCGAATGGGAAAGTTCAGCAAAGGCTCGTGGACTAGTTGTTAAATCAATGACACACCCATCCGGCGAAATGACAAAATACCAGATTGCTAAAGACAAGCAAGGTAACAATCGTGGACACTTCGATCATGGAACCAAATCAGGGCGTCTTAAAGAAGAAGCTGATCTCGATGAAGAAAAAGATCCACGTATCGAGAGAGCTGGCGTCCAAGGTTTTAATAAACCAAAAGCAACTCCTAGTCATCCAGAAAAGAGTCATATCGTGGTCGCCAAGGACGGCAATCAGGTAAAGACGATTCGTTTCGGTCAACAGGGCGCAGAGACGGCAGGCGATCCTAAAGAAGGCGAGTCTGAGAGAATGAAGATGAAGAGAAAGTCGTTCAAAGCTCGCCACGGAAAGAACATTGCAAAGGGTAAGATGTCTGCTGCATACTGGGCTGACAAGGTAAAGTGGTAAACACTTTTATAAATAGATTAAACAGATTTTCACCAAGAGGAAACCATGAAGCGCTTTTCTAAATTTATTCAAGAATCGATCGAGCTCGAAGAAAAACTCAAAGCATCCGATGATATGGGTGATTGGGTAAAAGACTTCCAAGACTCGGACGCTCCACAATTTAAAGGTAAGTCTCAGAAGAAGCGTCAGCAGATGGCTATTGCTGCTAAGCTTGGCGCTGAACGTGAAGCTGGAATGAGAAAAGAAGAAGCAGAACTTGATGAAGAACGCAAGAGTTCCTCATATCAATTTACTCACAAACCTGGTGATGCTGCATCCGAAAAGAAATTGGCGGATCTTAAACAGTCTGTAAAAGGTACCGGTAAGCGGGTTGTGCTGCAGGGTCGTTTAGGTAAAGACAATCCTAATGCACATAAGTATTCTAAGGATGCACCTAGCGCACAATATAAAGATGGCAAACGTGTAAATAGCGACGTTTCGGGAAAATCAGGCGGACATTCGCATCAGCGTATCCAAAAAGCAGACGCGGCTCATCACGATGTATATGTATACAATCGTAAAGAATCAGTAGAGCTAGACGAAGTCTCTGATAAGAAGTTGGACGCATATCGCCAGAAAGCATTCGCAGATCAACCATCTGGTGACGATGGCTCCGATAAGTATCGTAAGCGTAAGTTTGGTCGTGACCTAGCATTCGCTAAGCAGACCGGTAGAGCAAAAGTTCTTGCTACAAAAGAAGAAGCTGAACTAGATGAAGCTTCAGATCTTCGTGTAACTAAAGTCTACAACAAGTTTCCAAAGAAAGCAAAGTACGCAGTTCATACACTGGATCGTAAGTACTACAAGGAATTCGATACAGAAGCGGACGCAAAGAAGCATCTAGAAACAAAGAAATGATAAAGCTGTTTATGAGGATCTTTAACGAAAGACTTGTTCAAGATATCATAAATAACTTCGATCCATACGAAATACAAATGAATACGAATATTGAGTTAAATAAGAAATATAATGAAGAACTAAAACTCAATCACAAGGAGAAATAAAATGGCACTTTGGGGAAAAACCGACGCCCTAGCATCTGTACCTAAATGGCTCAATGCTAGCGATCCAAATAAATCAAACGACCGTGATAATGCGTTTTTCGTAGACGTAACGGAAGCTCAGGTCACTGCAAACAAAGCTAAAGGGTTAGGAACTCCGGGCTGGAACCTATATCACACATATGTAAATCAAAACGGTGTTACTCGTCACAAGGCAGAGCCGTTGGTTGTTATGAAAGTGACTGCTGGCGCGGCAGGTGACGCGGGTGTTACTGGAGCTGGCGATGACTCTACGGTGGCAGACAGCTAATAAATGAAGTTAGGAGAATCAACCTTTCTTCTCTACGCTGCAAAACATTATGACAATCCGCATTGTTCAGACATAGTAGAATTTGAAGAAGACCTAAAAAGATTTCAATACTTAAGAAAGCTCTTTAGTCGATATAAGCAGACAGGAGATCTCAAGGAAAGGTTGATTCTCAACCACTTGATCATTCTATACAATTGTTTCGGAGTTGATGCAACAAATATGTTGTTCATGAAGTTGGATGAGTATCACGAATACTTAAAACCATTCGTAGAATACTTAAACTTTATGCCTGCATATATAGAATACGAAAATGAAAGAATACATAGTAGACATATTAAGTCTGATCAAGTAATTGAAGAAACACTCAAAGGCATCTAACAATGATCGTCGATCTCTTTCTAGTATATAGCTTTATTCGTAGACTTACTACTCCATTTGAAAAATGGGATGCATACAAGCAAGGTGTTATTGATAAAGATGGTAATATCTTAAAGACTAAGAAGAACAGAAACACAAGAGCTGACAAAGAATCTTTTGGAATCTTTGATCTCATGGTGTTGAAGCTCAAGAAGCTTCTTGCAAAAATTCCTGGTGGATCTACACAGCTAGCAACATACAGTGCTGCGCTGTGGCTCATACGTGAATGGAACCACTTCTCAGAAGATTCTCTACTCAACGAGTCTGTTTCTGAACAACATATTGATGAATCGCTAGATTTATTTTTTAGCACCTATTGCTATTATACCGGTCTAGAAGAAGATGTCAACCGAAAAATGCAAGAAACACCAACAGTAAATGTTGGGTCTGGAGCCATCGCCGGCCTAGGTGTTGGTCCCCAAGGAGAGCCAGGTGTAACACCTGCTCAAATGAAAAAGTATAAAAAGAAGAATACCGGTCCAAAGAGACTCAGAGATATAATAGGAGCAAAGATATGATTACATTAGAGCAATTCAGCGCAATGATACCTAAGAACAAAGAGTCTAAAGAATGGTACGATATTGCGGTTGACATGTTTAAGAAGTATGATATAACTACACCACTACGCATTGCTGGTTTCATGGCACAGTGCGCTCACGAGTCTGCAGACTTTACTGCGCTCGAGGAAAATCTAAACTACCGTGAAGAGACTCTAAACAAGATCTTCCCTCGTTACTTCGGTGCCGGCAAGCGCAATGCTGCTGAATACGCAAAGAACCCAGAGAAGATTGCGAACTACGTATACATGGATGAGTTCCGTTCAAAGCAGGGTGCTATGGGTAATACTCAAGCTGGAGACGGTTGGAGATTCCGCGGTCGTGGTATCAAGCAGCTTACTGGACGTAATAACTATACTGCCTTCGCAAAGACGGTTGATATGTCTGCGGAAGAAGCAGCTGCATATCTAGAAACCAAAAAGGGTGCGTTTGAGTCTGCGTGCTGGTTCTGGAAAACAAATAACATCGCATCTTTTGCTGATAAGGATGACATTGTTGGTATGACTAAAAGAATCAACGGCGGAACTATCGGCCTTGATGATCGTCAGTCTCGCTATAACAGAGCAAAGGCCCTACTAAGTGGTGGTGTTGCAGCACCGGCGGTCGTTAAGGAACAAGCAAAACCAGCAGCGGCAGCTGCACCGGCAAAGGCTGCGCAGAGAACACTTACACGCGGAATGAAAGGTGATGACATTAAGAGAATGCAACAGGCTCTAGGTCTAACAGCTGATGGAGACTTTGGCTTTGGTACCGCCGGTGCTCTTAAGAAGTGGCAGAGAGAAAACGGCCTAGAAGCAGACGGTGTAGCGGGTCCAGCTACTCTTGCAAAACTATTCAAGTAATAAATAGTAGGTTAGAAACCTAATAAACAAGGAGACAAACATGTCTATTCAAGATATTATAAAGCACTCAGTCGAGAAGAATCCTCTCGCAATGAAAGAAGCTCTAGAAGAAGAGCTACGTTCACGCATCGCCCTTGCCATCGAAGCAAAAATGATGGACGACGAAGACGAGGAAGAAGATGATGAAGATGAAGATGAGGACGAAGACGAGGATGAAGACGAAGAAGAGATGTCTAAGTAATCTTCTATGAAACTCTATATTATTATAGCGATGTTCATGGCCGCCTCAATGATAAGTGGAGGTGTATATTATTACTACACCTCCACTCAGGCCAAGATCGAACAACTCACTCAGTATAATGCTATACTCACTGCCAACGTTGAGCAGATGGAGCAGGTGAATAAGCAAAACATCGCTACGATTAATAATCTTCAGTCGAGTTATCAACAAGCCCAAGAAAATTACGCAGAGCTTCAGAATAGCTTCACTGCGATCCGTCGTCAGAATAATGAGTTGAGAGATAGACTCGGTAAACACGAGCTCGATGCTTTGGCGGCCGCAAAGCCAGCTCTAGTTGAAAAGATACTAAATAGCGCAGCTGAAAAGACAATGAGATGCTTTGAACTTGAGTCTGGTGCTGCTTTAACAGACAAAGAAAAGGAAGCAAAGAATGCAAGAGCGTTTAATAGCGAGTGTCCTTGGATTTACGATCGTCTTATCGCTAGCGGCGTGCTCACGCCCAGCACCAGTGGAACCACCACCGAAGATAATAACGGAGACACAAATAGTGAAACCTCCGAAACCGACGGTTCCAACCCCGGATGAACTAAACCTAAGAGAAGTTAAGTTTATTGTAGTTACTCCAGAAAATGTAGTAGAGACTTTTAATGAACTAAAAGGCGATAAGGCTATATTTGCTCTTACAGTTAAAGATTACGAAAACATATCTCTGAACTTAAGTGACATCAACGCATATATTCAACAGCAAAAAGAAATCATTGTGATATACCAAAAGCAATGGGACTAACAAATGACGGACAACGAAGTAAACGTCTTAAAGACCGATGTCGCTCTTATTAAGAAAGACATAAAGCAGATAGAGCGCGTATTCAATAAGGTTGACGACGCTGTTGATGACATGGCCGAGTTACATAAGATAGCTGCGGTTCAGGAAAAGATACTCGAAAATGCCGAAAGAAGAATAGAGAACCTCGAAGACTCTTTCATTAAACACGCAGATGAAGAAGCTATTCATCGTAAAGAACTTCGTGAGACTATAACAGATATGAGAGAAGACGCTCAGATACAGAGAGAACGTCGTCATAAAGAAGTTCTAGAGTCTATCAAGACTATGCACGATACGATCACTGCAAAACTTGACAGTCAGGATCTAAGAATACAAGCTCTTGAGAACTGGAGATGGTGGATCCTCGGTGCTGCAGCAGTACTCGTTTTCGTTTTGGACAGATATGATGTACTGATGTCACTTTTCAGTTGACATTTCATATAGTCAGTAATATACTAGATCAATATCATGTAACAATTGCGAGGCGAAGTGGTAGATTTCGTAGATCTTCAGTATGCGACTATGCTTGCAAGTCGGTTAGATCACTTTAAAGTTCGATCAACAAATCCATATAAGATCAATTTCAGATGTCCTGTCTGTGGTGATTCTCAGAAGTCACGTTCAAAAGCACGTGGTTGGCTTCTTGAGAAAGACAACACCTTTCACTTCTATTGCCACAACTGCGGAGCGAGTCAGTCCTTCTCATTCTTCCTGAAGAGTATGGATGGAATGGCTTATAATGACTACATCGCGGAAAAGTTCGTAAAGAACGTTACGAAAGATGAAAAGAGTACTTTAGAAAAGACTAAGTTTGAGAAACCTGTATTCAATGTAGATCCTCTCAAGCAACTCAAAAAGATCAGCCAACTCTCTGTAGATCATCCTCTCAAGCGATATGTAATGAAGAGAGGAATACCACCGCAGCACCACTATCGCATGTACTTTGCTCCTAAGTTTAAGACTTGGATCAATAGCATTATTCCAAACAAATTTGAAAAGATCGGAAACGACGAGCCCCGTCTTGTGATACCATTCCTTGACGAAAAGGGAAAGATGTTTGGCGTCTCTGCTCGTGGCTTTGAACCAAATGGTATTCGATACATCACTATTATGTTCGAGGATCGTCAAAAGATCTTTGGTCTAGACACCGTTAATTTTGAAAAGACGTACTTTGTTGTTGAGGGCGCGATTGATAGTCTGTTTCTTTCTAATGCGGTTGCGATGGCAGGTGCTGAAGGAAACGCGAATGGTCTTAGTAGAACTGACAACGCGATATTCGTATTTGACGCCGAGCCTCGTAATAAAGAGATCCATAAAAGAATTGAGCGGCTGATTAAAACCGGTTATCGAGTGTGTATATGGCCCTCTAACGTGCCTGGCAAGGACATTAATGAGATGGTACTCAGTGGCATGCATAACGTAGAAGAAGTCATTCGAGAGAACACGTATAAGGGATTGCAAGCGGATCTAAAGCTTGCTTCATGGAGAAAAGTATGACAGTAAGAGCGATACTCGCGCACGATTCTTTTTGGGGAATAGGTAAGGATGGAGACTTACCTTGGCCAAAGAATAAAGAAGATCTAAAATGGTTTAAAGAATGCACCGAAGGTGGCACTGTAGTTATGGGTCGTAAGACTTGGGAAAGTTTACCTGTGAAACCTCTTCCTAATAGAAAAAACATTGTATGTTCTACCAAAGATCTATCTCATTTTCCAGGTGCAGATTCTGTAATGAATATAAATGGAATTGTACAAGTATTGCCATACATATCGGGTGGAGATAAGTGGATCATCGGTGGAGCAACATTATTAGAAAGTTGCTTACCTATTATAGATGAACTCTGGCTTAATGACGTTGGAGGAGTTTATAACTGTGACACTTTTCTTCCTAAACAAAAGATCACAGAACAATTTCATATGGGAACTGTAGAAGTTTTAAGTTTTGGTATCGTAACAAAGTGGATGAGAAAATGAAACAGTATCATAAACTACTTGAAGATATCCTAGAACACGGTGAAGACGTAAGTGATCGTACTGGTGTTGGAACTCGATCCATCTTTGGTTACCAAATGCGTTTCGATCTTTCGAAAGGTTTCCCTGCTGTCACTACTAAAAAACTTGCATGGAAAGCAGTCGTCGGTGAACTGCTTTGGTTCTTAGAAGGAGGTACCGATGAACGACGTCTTGCAGAGATTACTTATGGCAAACACAGAGTCGATCTGGTCGGAAAATCAACAATTTGGACGGCAAACGCCGACGCTCAAGGCAAGGCTCTTGGATACATCAACAATGAGTTCACCAAAGACCTTGGCCCAGTCTACGGTTCGCAATGGCGCAACTTCAACAACCAACACTGCGACCAAATCGTCGAAGTTATCAAACAGATACGAAATAATCCCGACTCAAGAAGAATTATCCTTTCGGCATGGAACCCTCTACAGACAGCCGCAATGGCTCTCCCTCCCTGTCATACATTCGCCCAGTTTCGTGTACTCAACGGACGTCTGAGTTGCCAAATGTATCAGAGATCTGCAGATGCGTTCCTCGGCGTTCCGTTTAATATTGCCTCTTATGCGCTTCTTACTCATATTCTCGCACGCGAGACAGGTCTTGAAGCTGGCAACTATGTCCATACTATCGGTGATGCTCATATCTATAGCAATCATTTCGAACAAGTGAGAGAACAACTGAGCAGAGAAGAGTATTCGCTACCGACACTAGAAATCGACGAAAGCTTCAATCTGGAGAATGGTCTTAGCGGATTCTTTAATATTGACGATGCTTCAATGTTCAAACTCATTGACTATAAACACCATGAAACAATCAAAGCCAATATGGCTGTTTGAGGTAAACTTTTGTATATAACTTCAAAAAGATCTTCGAACTCAAATAAATATTACATGTTGACTAAGACAGATTAAAATCCACAATATATGTATATGAAAAACTCCATTCGTGGGGTCTTGAACCATTTTCACCAATAATATAAGAGGTATCTACGCATGCTTGACGTTTCAAACAGTGAATCAAAAAAGATGGTGAGCTACGTTTCAAAGAGAGACGGTTCAACCGAAAACTTTGATAGGAACAAGATCGCCACCGCAGTTTCAAAGGCTATGAAATCGGTTGGAATACGAAGTAAGACTATTCCTGAAGAAGTTTCTTTAGAGGTTGCTGATAAGTTAAACAGCGACACGCTAAATGACGTGGTTGTAAGTGTAGATACCATTCATAGAACTGTAGAGAATGTGATCATGGATATGGGTCTTCACGATCTTGCTCGTGAGTATATTCTATATCGTTATAATAACATGCCTAATATCTTTCGTAAGAGAACAAATCTAAAGCCATACGAATACCCTCAGCTTATTGAATACCTCGAAGCAATTCGCCACTCGTATTGGGTTCATACAGAATTCAACTATTCTTCTGATATCCAAGATATGAAGGTTCGTATGACACCCGAAGAAGCAGACATCGTAAAGAAGGCAATGCTTGCTATCTCTCAGATCGAAGTTCAAGTCAAAACCTTCTGGGGTAGAGTCGGTGACAGATTAAAGAAGCCTGAAGTTCAGGGTGTCGGAGCCACCTTTGCTGAGTCTGAAGTTCGCCACGCAGACGCATACTCCAACCTTCTTGAGATCATGGGTCTGAACGAAGAGTTCGAAAAGATCGTTGACGTACCAGCAATGAAGAAGCGTATCTCGTATCTCGAACAGTCGCTACAGAACCCAGTAGACGATAAGGATTACTTCCACAATATTATTCTATTCTCTATGTTTGTTGAAAACGTTTCTCTATTCTCGCAGTTCTTGATCATGATGGCTTTCAATAAGCATAAGAACGTTCTTAAGGGTATCTCGAACGCAGTCGAGGCTACGTCAAAGGAAGAAGACATTCACGCCCGTTTTGGTTTTGAGTTGGTGAACATTATAAAATCAGAGAATCCAGACTGGTGGAACAAAGATACGATTGCAGAGATCAATCGTCTGTGCAAGGAAGCATACAAAGCTGAAGCAATGATCGTAGACTGGATCTATGGTGATAGCGACCTTGACTTCCTTCCAAAAGAAACAGTAAAAGAATTCCTTAAGCACCGCTTTAATCAGTCGCTAGTCGCGATCGACCTCAAAGGAATTTTTGAAACAGACACTGCTGCTGTAAAGAGCACGGACTGGTTCGTCGAAGAAATACTTAGCACTAAGAACGTTGACTTCTTTGTTAAGCGCAGCACTGCGTATTCTAAGAAGACAAAAGCATTCACGGAAGAAGATCTATTCTAAAGGGAGAACATATAATGGACAGTAGATTCAGAGAACTAATGTTAGAAGCAACGCGTCAACACGCGAAGGCTCATATCGAAAAGCATCGTATTAACGTTGAGGTATACCTTACACAACCAGTCGGTATCGGTGAACATTCTGATATCATGGATGCTATCGAGCACGAGCTCGAGGAAATGTCAAAATATCACGACCATCTAGAAATTATCGAAACATACTTCACAAGGAAACAATAAATGGAAAAATTCTACTGGCTAAACGATGATTCTAGAACATTTCTTTCGCGAGGTTATCTAAGCGAGGGAGAGACTGCAGAGGATCGCATTAGACAGATCGCAGAGACTGCTGAGAAGTATCTTGATATGCCTGGATATGCAGACAAGTTCTATGATTACATGGCTCGTGGTTTCTATTCTCTATCGTCACCAGTCTGGGCAAACTACGGAAAGGAACGTGGCCTTCCAGTATCCTGCTTCGGTTCTTTCATAGACGATAACATGGAGTCAATACTCTTTGGCGTCGCAGAGAACGGTATGCTCATGAAGAATGGCGGTGGAACATCCGGTTACTTTGGCGCAGTTCGCCATCGCGGTGCGCCAATTCGCGACTCCGGTGAGTCTTCGGGTTCCGTACACTTTATGCAACTCTACGACTCGCTTGCTTCCGTTGTATCACAAGGTTCCGTTCGTCGTGGTTTCTTTGCTGCATATCAAGATCTCGACCACCCTGATGCAGATGAGTTCCTCGACATTGGAACGGAAGGTAATCCTATTCAGGGATTAACAACTGGTGTAGTCGTATCCGACGATTTCATTCAGAAAATGAAGGGCGGCGATCCAGAAAAGCGTAGACTATGGGCAAAGGTTCTTCAGCGTCGTTCTGAGATCGGCTACCCTTACGTTCTATACGGTGATAACGTAAACAAGAACAAACCTCAAGTATATAAGGATAAGAACCTTAAGATCCATGCGTCTAACATGTGTATCGAGATCGCTCTTCCTTCTTCTGTAGACGAAACATTTACTTGCGTTCTTTCTTCAATCAATGTTCTTCACTGGGAAGAGATTGTTAAGACGGATGCTATCGAGGTAATGACTTACTTCCTTGACACCGTATGTGAAGAGTTCATTCGTAAGACTGAAGGTCAGGAATACCTAAAGCGTGCTCGTCGGTTCGCAATCAACCATCGCGCTCTTGGAGCAGGAATCCTCGGTTGGCATTCGTATCTTCAGTCAAAGATGATTTCGTTCGAGTCAAAAGAAGCTGCACAAAAGAACCTTGAGATCGCAAAGACTCTTCGTGAAAGAAGCCACAGAGCGTCAAAAGTTCTTGCAGAAAAGTTTGGTGAGGCTCCTCTTCTAGTTGGTTACGGAATGCGAAACACAACTACGATGGCGATTGCTCCTACAAAGAGTAGCTCGTTCATTCTTGGTCAGGTAAGCCAATCCATCGAACCAGAGTTCTCGAACTGCTACGTAAAAGATCTCGCAAAGATGAAGGTAACGATTAAGAACCCGTACCTCCTTAAGCTTCTTCAAGAAAAAGGTAAGGATACCGACGATGTATGGGACTCGATTAAGGTTGCCGATGGATCTGTTCAGCATCTCAGCTTCTTGACCCAGGAAGAAAAAGATGTCTTCAAGACATTCTCGGAGATCAATCCATACACAATCGTGGATCATGCTGCTGTCCGTCAAGAATATATAGATCAGGGACAGAGTCTCAATCTTATGTTAGATCCGGACATGTCTGTCCGCGAAATTAATCAGCTGTACCTGTACGCGCACGAGATGGGAGTAAAGAGTCTTTATTACAGCTATTCTATGTCGGCTGCTCAGGCGTTGACTAGAAAGAGAGTCATGGCAGCAGGGTGTGCGGCCTGCGAAGCATAAAATCATTTCGTTGTTGACATTTCATTAGAATCAGTATAGATTGATATTGTATCAGAGATGGAGACAACGAGATGGACATTCAAGCCGCCCAAGAGATCGCTCGGAAAATGCGCAGTTTGGCTCGCCGCGCAGATTCCTTTGGTTATAATCGTCAGAAGGTTCTCGAAGCAATCATTGAGATTGCTGAGAACTATGAAGAAGTATCTGATCGTATCGAACTACAGATGATCATTCAGATGCAACGTGATGCGATCGAGGCGGCTTGAAATAAAAGGAAACAACATCGGAAAGAACAATGCGTTTATCAACACTAACATTTACTTTAGCTATACTTCTAAGTACTTCTTTGGCATATGCAACTACTTGTGACAAAGAAGATCAGATCCACGCCCTTGCGCTTAATATGTATCACGAAGCAAGAGGTGAGGGAAGAGACGCGATGCAAATGGTAGGAGAAGTAACACTTAATCGTGCAGACAATAAACTTTTTCCTAGTAACGTGTGCGAAGTAGTATACCAATCAAAAGTTGACAAGAGTGGTAATCCTATTCGCGGAAAGTGTCAGTTCTCTTGGTATTGTGACGGAAAGTCAGATATGCCGAGGGATAGAGTCATGTGGTTTAATTCTGTAATAATTGCAACTGCCCTCGTTAACGGTACGGCAGATATTATAGGTACCAACGCGACTCACTATCACGCAAAACACGTAAGACCTAATTGGTCTAAACATTATACCAAAGTAGGTTACTACGGCGGTCATGTATTTTATAAAGTTAAGAACCGTCTATGATTCGTTGGTATGATTATATTATTGCAGTTGTGACAGCCGATCTTTTGATTGGCGGCTTTTTGTTAGCAACGAACGGTCCTACATTTTGGCACCAGCTAGGCGGAGGTTTATTCCTCGGCCTAGTCTGGGATTTTTGGAACAGTGCATACTGTAGAGTTAGATACGCTATGGAAAAGCAGCGAGAATAGTTTTAGGAGTACCATGGAACTTAGAAAATTAGTTTGGTTAGTATTAGGTATCAATCTATTGGCAGTGGCATACATTGGTGTCATAGTTCCTGGTATTCCTTGGAGTACACCAACCGTTCTCGCTGCGATCTGCTTTGCAAAGTCAAGCGATCGCATGCATGCGTGGATCTATAACCATCATAGGTTCGGACCATTCCTTCGTAACTGGCAAGAGAAAAAGATCTTTCCTACAAAGGCTAAGTATCTTATGTTGGTTACGATGGCGTCTTCTCTACTTGTTCTTTGGATTACGACAGCCAATGCGCAAGCAGTTGGTTGGATGCTTTTGTCTATGATTCTGGTTGTGATATGGAGTTGGAGATATCCAGGAAGTGAAGAGGAACACGAACGCCGCTTAAGGGAAGGAAAGAGAATCGCATGGCTGAAATAGAATTTGTACCGACCATCACTCCAGAAGAGTGGAGAGAATATGAGCAGAAGAGAGCTCAGATGATCGTAGATAACGTTGGGTACGATCCGGAGACAGACTACATGAAGGACTCGCTGAAAGCCGGTGATCTTCCGGAAAATGTAGTTGAGACTCTAAAAAAATCACTTTCATAACATTTTTCTATTTACATTCGTTTAGAATCAGTGTAGATTGATAATGTAAGGAAGGCAAGGAGGCCACCATGATTACAATCTACCAGATCCACCTGACGAATGAAGAAATCAATCGTGCTAACCGCGAAGGTTTCGAGGCGGTTCCTGCCGTCCTTGCCAAGAATCGCATGATGCGCGGCTTCAATCATTCGAAGTTTTCTGAAGATTATCTTCAGTTCTACCGTCCGACTTATGAAGTTGATACCGACGATCTTAACGTGGCCTTCGAGGCTACTAACCTCTGGGAAGGTTACAATGTTCGTCGTATCGCTCGTGGTTCTAGTTCTTCCGTCGGCGACATCTTCGTCAAGGATGGAGATTGCTATATCGTAGATAACTTCGGGTTCGTGGCTGTAGGTGCCTATCCCCAACTGGAGAACGTGTAATGGGAACTTTCGTTGGCTGCTTCATCTTCTTCGTCGCTCTTACCATAATCACTGTGATCGGCGAGCGTATCCTCGATAGAGGTTAATTCATTGTCATTACAGTAGTGTTCATATCTGAAGGCCATCTTCGAACAGAGATCGCCTTCCTTTCTTCATATACCTTATAGCTAACAGTGTTGTTCTGATTACCGCCGAGGATTACGTAGTAGAGCTTTCCCTCTTCGTCTAGATAAGACGTAACAAAGAAACCTACGTGACCCTGCCATGCTCTTCTTCCTCGAGGAAATACGACGACATCTCCTACTCTAGGTTCGTCTTCTACTTCTTCTCCCCACTTCAGAAAGCTCTTTGCGACGAGTGGATGTCTACTGACGGACTCGGAACCTGGCATACCGTTTGTAGATAGTACCGAATTCACAAAGGCTGCGCACCACTCGATCCTAGAAGGATCGACACCCATTAGTGATTTAAGTTCCTTTCTATTCTCTACCTCGTGCATTCCTATATAGTTGCTTGCATATGTTACAACCGTCTCGCTCTGTTCTTTAGCTTTCTTTTCTTCCATTCTTGCGGCAAACTCGCTTGGAGAGCAAGAAGCGACGATCGTCATTATAAATAAGATTATTAATCTTCCCATATGAAAGGATTCCTCTAGTGTTTACAGCAATGATCATGATATGTTTGAGCGGCACTCCTATGAACTCGACGAACTGTTTCATACTTAAAAACGAAACAATATTCAAGTCAGAAAGAGAATGCGAAGATGCCATCGCAAGTTTAGTTGGAGACGAGCAGTTTCAAATCGTCTACGAAGGATACGAGCCGAAAAAATACGCATGCTATAATTGGACTGATGAAAGCGTGCAATCCTAAAAATATTTATCTATTTACAGTCTCTTAGATGTATGGTATAATGGGGCTATAGGCAAAAGTTTGCCTATTGCATTTGATAAGAGGTGAGCATGTGGTCTCCACAACAAGAAGCCGCGCTGAAAGCGGTTGACAAGTGGTTCTATACAGAATCCAAAAAGAAGCAGATCTTTCGCATCTTTGGTTACGCCGGAACCGGCAAGACCACTCTAGCAACACATTTTGCGTGTACGATCCACAGTATGATATACATTGCCGAGCCAGATAAGAAGACTGGTGATATTACATGGAGACTCAACAAAGAGAGTTCCCTTAAGGAAGCATCGCTGTTAATCATTGACGAGTGCTCGATGGTTGACGAAGAACTCGCAAAGGATCTTCTGTCTTTTGGTGTTCCTGTTCTAGTCCTCGGCGATCCTGCACAGCTTCCTCCAGTCTCAGGAGCCGGTTTCTTTACAGAAGCAAAGCCTGACATTATGTTGACTGAGATCCATCGTCAGGCCAGAGACAATCCTATCGTCTATCTGTCCACTCTAGTAAGAGAAGGTTCACAGTTAGACCTCGGTGATTATGGAGAGTCTCGTATCGTATCTAAGGTATCTTCAAGCGATGCGTTGGATGCGAATCAGATCCTCGTAGGGCGAAATGCCACGAGAGATACTATGAACTACAAAGTCCGCAAACTTCTGAAGATAAACGATGAGTATCCGATTAAGAACGATAAGCTCATCTGTCTTCGTAACGACCGTGATCGTGCAATCTTTAACGGCGGCATATTTACAGTCGATCGAGTCTTTGACTCTAAGTACAAGACTAGTTTTCTAAACATGAGTCTGTATCCAGAAGACGACACCGAAGGTCTTCCGGTTATGGTAAAGGTTCATAAGAGCTTTTTCAGCGCCGACGTAGCAGTACCTGACTGGAAGATGCTGAAAGGAAGTCAAGAGTTCGACTTTGGTTACGCGATCACCTGTCATAAGTCACAGGGTTCGCAATGGAATAATGTTCTGATATACGACGAGTCGTGGTGTTTTCGAGATGATTGGAAACGATGGCTGTACACCGCGATTACTCGTGCTTCAGAAAAAATCACACTGGTCAAATCATAGGAGATTGACATGCGTTTTAAGAATATCACTTGCCCGGAATGCAATCGTGAATGGATGTGGGCAGACTGGGTTAAACCGGAAAAAGCAATCTGTCCAGAAGGGTACGGCTGCAAAGAAGTGAAGCCGCAGGAACCTACAATCTCTGAGCTCTTTGATGAACTCTTGGATCGTTTGGACGATATCGAAAAGAAGATTGACAAAGTCATGGAGCTAAACAAAGATGATTAAGATATTCCATACACTAATTGCCATGCTGTTCGTTAATGTTGTTCCAAAGGATCGAGGGTGTTGCAACTTTGACTGCAACCAAGGAAGAGACTGTGTAAAAAGAAAGAGACGTTCAGACTGAATGATTTCTATTGACATTTTGAAAACCATATATTATATTGTATCTGAGATGAACGAAAGAGGACAGAATGGCTTATATTGAAGTAGAAGTTGGTCTCGAAGAGTTTCTCGATCAGGAGCTGATCGACGAACTAGAGGAACGAGGTTGGTATGTTAGTGAAGACGAACCCGAAGAGCAGTTGACTCGAGAAGAAAAAGACGTCATATTGGATTTCGTCTATCGTTCTAAACCAGGTACGATCGCGTACAATATCTATGAGAAGCTGAGGAAGCGTTGACCAACCTATTTGACATAGATGCTGCTAGTGGGTGGACAATATCATCGCCTACCGTGCATATTCGCATGCTTGCTGGCGACCCGCCAGTTTTGCAACAGATGTGGGAAACGACTGTGATAGATCACAACTACACTCGCAAGTCCTATCATGAATGGCGTAACGTAGAAATAGTAGAGACACCAAAGGAATGAATATGTTTATCAGAATCCTATCGTACTTTGTCGCATTTGCAACAGTGACTGGCGGCCTTGCTGGTGTCTTTATCGGTATAGTTACAATGATATACCTATTGGGGTCTTTCATAAACTGGCGTCTTCCACCCTTCACAATAGAAGCAATTATGCTTTTGTTGAGATTTTCTTTAGCGTGTAGTGCGCCGGTTGGCCTAATCTTTGCTTTCAGTAAAGAAGGACGCAGTTGGGCAGAGACGTTCCGCAACTCGTTTTTTAAAGCATATAGAGGTGAATGATGACTGACACACTATTGGAAAGAAATGTGATGAACATTAAACATAACCCTATCTTCGACACTAATGCAGTGATTGCTTCTTACGAGAAAAAAGACGGTGTTCCTATTACATATGTGTGTACTAGTGCACTAAATCATGGTACACTTGCTACTGATGTCTTCTATCGTGAAACTCCTCATCCTGAGTTTGGTAATCGCTACTTTGCTCTATACATGAACGGTGAAAACCAAGTTATGATCACTAATGCAGATTGCATTGAGGATCTAGAATTCACGATGGTAGAGGTAGACGGAGAGCTACATTACAGCCAACATCGCCATGACTTTCGCACTATCGGTGATATCTCGATCGACGGAGGCCGAGCATACAATCGCATCCTGTTCAACGGCGAACGGCCAAAGAGAAACAGTCTCAAAGTAAAAGATGGAAAGTTCGTTCAGGGAGCTATAGAATGAGCTATATTGCATACTTGTGCTACCCTCGTCTATCGCTTGGTGATGATCTAGAAGATAATGAACCAGTGATCAAGTTTGAACAACCTGCTGATTGGAAATATGAAAAGGTTCTGCCAATTCAGTTTAGTGTCCTCCATAGCTGGTCTGACAAAGATAAAGAATTGTATAAATGAATATTTGGATTGATTGCGAATTCAACGAGTTTGGTGGTGATCTTATCTCGATGGCTCTCGTTGCTGACGATGGTCAAGAGTTCTATGAGGTTCTAGAACTAGAGAATGATGAAAAGTATGGCTCATGGGTGTTCGCCAATGTCGTGCCTTGGCTGAATAAAGATCCGATTGCAAAGACTTGGTTTCACACGAAACTCTGGGCATTCATTAACCAATGGGATGATGTTCATATTATTGCCGACTGGCCGGATGATATTAAATACTTCTGTATGTCGCTTATCACTGGTCCAGGCGTAGCAATCAATACGCCTTTGAAACTGACTATGCAGATCGACCGTGAGTTGTCAACTGAGTCGAGTGCTATCCTACACAATGCTTTGGAAGATGCTCGTGCTATTAAACGCTCTTGGCGCAAACGTGAAAAAGAGCGACTTGGATTCGGAGTAAAAGAATGAACCTTGAAGAATTCTTTACTGACGACGCTCCAGTTGGCTGGGGGTCGAAAGTAGAGAAAGAAGTGCGGCGGCGGATCAAACTGTCTGTCGCCGCCTACGCGTATGAATTTAGAGATGAAGCAATTATCTCGGATGCTGAATTTGATAAGATGTGTTTGGAAGTGGATCCAAGCATAAACACTGGTAATAATGTAATGGATAATTTCTTTAAGACAGATTTTGATCCGTCAACCGGTCAGTGGATATACAAACATCCTGAACTCCATAAGATTGTTAAACTATATGAAAGGTTCTATAAATGACCGAACATAACCCATTTTTAGACTGTGAAGCATTTGTTTCAGCACATGGAACTGGCTGGAGTGTTGCATCTAGGTACTGGAATGTACCCGCTCAAAATGAAGCAGTTGCAAACAGAATTGCCGAATTGATCCGAATGGCATACAGAGCGGGCCGAGAAGACGCGCAAGATGAAATGAAGAAGGCATTAGGACTATGACATACACTCCTGATAACTGGGTCGTAATCAAATTTAAAGGTGACGATCCTCATTATCGTATTCTTGCAGGCTGGTCGGGTGGCTACACGACTGGCGACTCTTGGCGAATGAATAGCGGTATTACTCGTGTCGAAGAAACTGAACATGCGTTTATGTTTTATGGCTCGAGTGGATCTTGCTATGAATGCCGAAAGACTGGATACTGTCTTCGTATGAACAATGCTCATATTTGGTCGGGTTTAAAAGCTCAGCACGGTGATAATGTAGAGATGATGCCAGAAGATACAGACTGGATGAATACGGATTGGATTATAAAATGAGTATGAAAACTGAAAAATATTATATCTGGAGCAAACAAGGGCATGCTCTAGTTATGGTAAACGATCTAGAATGGCTTTACAGAAATCCTGAATTTGATTCTAAGGCTGATAAAATCTATGAGTTGGGTTCAGAAGTCAAAATTGAAATGGTGGTAAAAGAGAAACCCTCGTACGTCCCAACGTATTCGCCAACGTATCCTGGGCCCGATGTTCTGCAACAACCTTTCAAATGCAGCCGATGTGGTCTTCGACTGGATCAGGTAATGGGATACGTCTGTAACGATTCACAGTGCCCTACATTTGTGAGAGTTACTAGCGCTGTATATTCGGAGAAACACCAGTGGCAAACAATGAATGATGAGGATAAATGATTATGGCTAGGATGGAATGGGCTGAGCAAGAGCTAAAACTTGCAGGATACGATATTAATGATCCGGAAGACGGGCCAAATCGCTGGCTTGCAGAAGGGACACTCGAACTACTGAAAGTGTTCTCAGAACAAGGGCACAGTGGTATGTCTGCACCGTATGCGGTAGCTCTCTTTGAAAAACTTGCATTATGGAAACCTATCGCACCGTTGACTGGCGAAGACGACGAGTGGAACGAGGTGGGTGAAAGCACTTGGCAGAACCGCCGCAACAGTGTGGTGTTTAAAGGAGAGGATGGTCAAGCATACTGGATCGAGGGCCGAGTGTTCTGGGAGTGGGCTACGCATCCTGAGATCGATGATGGTAAACCGTTCAAGAGCCACTATACGAGTAGTAACAGCCGAGTGTATATTACTTTTCCTTGGACACAACCAGATCAGAGCGAATATGTGTTTGTTCCTACCGAAGAGTTTCCAAATGAAGAATTGGAATGAATGAATTCCGAGTACTCGTCTGTGGAGGGAGAGATTATGACAACCGAGAACGACTCTTTAAAGTCCTCGACAGCGCGCTCGAGGCTGCAACCTTGGCAGGAAAATCTTTTGCTTTGGCACATGGAGGAGCAAGAGGGGCGGATAGACATTCACATGAGTGGGCGAAGACAAGGCAAGTCAGCAATATTAGAGTGTATGAAGCGGACTGGGAAACTCATGGAAAAAGAGCAGGGCCAATCCGAAACATAAAGATGTTGACAGAATCGCAACCGCATGTTATTATAGCATTTAAGGGTGGTAATGGTACTGCTCATATGGTCCGCATTGGAAATGAAGCCGGTGTTCCGGTATACGAGGTAATCGAATGATTGATACTCTTGCTTTTGAACGTCTGAACTGCGCGCTCGACCGCGCTGTCCGTGATTATACCAAAGCTGATGCTGACATTCAGCGCACCAAGAATGAAGCTATTGATAAGGTTCGAGAAGTTGGTACTGACGGTATTGAGGTAAAAGAAATACTTGATAAGATGAGCGCTGTTATGGATGATTGCAATCTTACCAAGAAGATTGCTCTCGAACAATTTGAAGAAACAAAGCAGAAGTTGATCCGGCTGGTCGAAAATCTGAAAATGCCTAGGAGTTACTTTTGAAACAGTATCCTTGGAAGTTCAAACACGCATGGGACGGTATCAATGTTCAGACGCTCATCGTCATATGTACACAGACGGTTACCCTAAAATTGAATACGTTGAGGTAAAAGAATGACTTGGCAAGAATGGCTAGAAAAGAACCAATATGATGTTGACTTTGGGAATGATACTATTGACCTAATGAAACAAGCATATATTGCTGGCCTTCAAACAGCGTATGATATCATGTATTCTAACGAAGATGGTGACTACGACTTTATTATGTGGAGTCTAAAAAAACTAATTGGAGAAAGCGAATGAAAGCAACTATCGGACCTTACCGCGATCGAATCTCTGGACCTTTGAAACTCCAGGATTGGTATTTTGCAAAGCGCTTTGGTGTGGTTGGGTACGACTACAGCGAGAAAGACTACACTTGGTACGATCGCGTAGTTGAGAAAGTCACTGATGCTATGATGGATGTTCTCAATAAGACCATCAACAAGTATCTTGACAAGAACGAACGCAAGATTAAGATCCGCATTGATGACTACGATGTTTGGGGTGCTGATCATACGATTGCTCTGATCGTTCATCCTCTGCTTATTCGACTAAAACAGAAGAAGCATGGTTCGCCTCACGTTGATGATGAGGACGTTCCTGAACATCTTCGTAGCACTGCTGCCCCACCGAAAAAAGACGAGTGGGATATTGACGACAATACACATGCTCGTTGGGACTGGGTCATAGATGAAATGATCTGGGCGTTTGAACAGTGCTCTAAGGATGATAAAGGTGACGAACAATTCTACTCTGGTGAAGTTGACTGGAAGTTTGACAAGGAAGAAGATAGTGAACTCTATCGTATGAACCACGGACCTAACCATACATTCGAGGTTGATCACGTAGGTCAGAAGGCTCACTACGATCGCATCGGTAATGGACTTCGTCTCTTCGCAAAGTATTACTTTGGACTGTGGGATTAATCATGGTAAGCAATGAAGAACTGGAATCACCTCTGAATACCATACAACAACTCATGGCGATTACATCAGAAGAATGTGGCGAACTGACGCAAGTATGTATGAAGATCATGCGTAAGTATACTACACTCGAAGAAATCCAGAACGACAAGTATAGGGATTTGTTGATCGAAGAAGCGGGCGACGTTCTTTGCATGATCGAACTGATGGTCGAGCACGGTATCTTGACAGACAAAGAGTTGAGAGATAGAGTAGATGTAAAGCGCAACAAACTCAAAACTTGGAGCAATTTAATCAAATAAATTGAAAACAGTGGTTGACATTCTGCCTAACAGTGATTATATTGATTCTGTAAGGTTGATCCATTGGAGGAATAAAATGGACTGGATTATGTATACCGTCGGTGTTGTGGCCCACATCTGGGCTTCGCTTACTATCGTAGGTCTCATCATGCTTTTTGATACACCACAAGTAAAAGCAGGGTTGCGAACAGTTCAACTCAGTGGTAAAATCTATATTCCGTGGATTGGTGTTCTTGCCTTCTGGATGTGGTACTTTTTTGGATAAGGGAACAAAATAATGGCTTTCTATACTATGATTGGATTAACGGTTGTCGCATTCATCTTGGGTGCAGGTGTATACTGGTTACTATCAAACGTGACGTTTAAACGTCAACCAGAACGCTACACATATAAGACTGACGAAGCTGGTAACGAATACGTGCAAGATGATTCACTGAAATCTAAGGTTGAGCCTGATGCAAAAGCCTGATCGTTGGGACTTCGATAAACCCGAGCAATATCGGGATGCTATGGTAAAATATGATAATCACATGAGGAAAATGAAAATGAATGCTATCGTTGGTGGTACTTTTGCTACTCTTATTGGTATTACTGCTCTTACTGTTATTGGTGGATCGTGGTATACCGTTGATGAAGGTTACCGTGGTGTAGCCCTGCGAAATGGCGCGGTGATTGGAACGTCAGAACCTGGTCTTGGTTTTAAGATGCCGATTATCGACTCAGTGATTGATATTAGCGTTCAATCGCAAGCTCAGTTGTACGAGAACATCCTTGCTTACTCACGAGACCAACAAACTGCGGGCCTGAACCTGTCTGTTAACTATCGCTTCCCTGCAGATCAAGTTGAGACGATCTACCGCGAGTACGGTGGTGAAGCCGGTGTTATCTCGCGTCTTCTCGATCGTCAGGTTCTCGAAGAAGTAAAGAACATTTTCGGTAAGTTCAACGCATCTACTGCTATTCAAGAGCGTGAACGTCTTGCTGCTGAAGTGCAGATGGCTATTCAAAAAGCCGTGATTGGTCCGATCATTGTTGAGTCGGTTCAGATCGAAAACATTGACTTCTCCGATGCGTATGAACAGTCGATCGAAGCTCGTATGCTCGCAGAAGTCGAAGTTCAGAAAGTTCGTCAGAACGCAGAACGTGAAAAGGTTACTGCTGAGATTACTGTGATCCAGGCGCAAGCAGAAGCTGATGCACAACTTGCTCGAGCAACTGCTGAAGCAGAAGCCACTCGTATCCGTGGTGAAGCAGAAGCATCGGCCATTAAGGCAAAGGCAGAAGCTCTTAAGGATAATGCTGGTCTGATTGCTCTGACTCAAGCTGAAAAGTGGAATGGCCAACTGCCTACTACTATGATTCCAGGGTCTACTGTTCCTTTCATGGACGTCGCAACTAAACCTGCACAGTAAGGAAGATAAATAATGATTGAATGTTTGATTTTAGGCGATAGTATTGCAGTTGGTATCGGCCAGATGCGGCCAGAATGTGTTGTGCAAGCCAAGTCCGGCATCAATTCCGAGGACTATGCCAACGGCTTGTATAGACAGTTTGTGTTGACAGAATCCAAAAAGACCATTATCAGTCTAGGTTCAAATGATGGCTATGTAGAATCGTATGGTCCTATGCTGGCCTTGCGTGAACTCATCCAAGGTGACGTTATTTGGATTCTCAGTTCGAACAACCAAGAATCCAGGTATGCTGCGCTCACAATTGCCGAAAAGTTTAAAGACTGGGTTGTGGATACCAGAGCTTATCCACTGAGCAAGGATGGTGTGCATCCTACAGGAACTGGATACAAAATGATTGCTAAGGAAACGAAATAATGAACAACCGCAAATCTAGCCCTGGCATGGCAAATACCTTTTTGCTTTTGCTGAGAATGCCTAAAGAAGCATATCAAACCATTATGACCATCGAACATTCACCACTAAAAAACTTTGATCCAATGGTAGCCCACATGCTGTTTCAAGTGTTAGCATTTGTATGGTCTGCTATCTTTGCTCTAATGTTGGGCAGTTACCTTGCTTTTGGTGTTAGTGCAACGTTGCATGTATTGTTTGTATCCGGCGTGTTCGTTACTGCGCTAGTATACAAAGAAGGAAATCGTCGTAGAGATGCAACTCGTTTGTCTAACTACAACGGTCGCATGAACGGCGGCGAACACGAATAATTTAAATTAAAAGGAAAAATCAGATGACTAAAACTACACTTGCACTCTTAGTCGCACTTCTTCCATCAATTTCGTACGCTGAGGGTGATGCGGCCGCTGGAGAAAAGTCGTTTAAAAAGTGTGCTAGCTGCCATTCTGTTGATGAAGGCGGCAAGAACGGAAATGGCCCAAATCTTTATGGTATCTCTACTCGCGGAGTGGCCGCAAACGCAGACTACAAGTACAGCGCAGCACTAACTGAATTTGCTGCTACAAACTCATTGTGGACTGATGAATTGCTGGATGCTTGGCTTGCAGATCCAAAGAAACTAGTTTCTGGTACAAAGATGAATGTTAAAGTAGCCAAAGAAGAAGAGCGTGCAAATCTTATTGCGTATCTTAAGACTCTCGGTTCACAATGACCGATAATAAATGGTTTCCTGTAGAGGAACAAGACTTCGCTGGCTGGGGAAGTTAAAAATGATTCCGGATCCAAAAAACTTTAGCGATAGGTTCGCATACGCGCTTACTATGTTCTTTCGTTGGTTTGCGGATACATTTTTTGCTGGAAGATATGGGCACCGCGCGGTTGTATTAGAAACAGTCGCCGGTGTTCCTGGCATGGTAGCCGGTATGTGGCAACACCTTCGTAGTCTACGTAATATGGAACCGGACAAACGTGGTTGGATTAAGACTCTATTAGACGAAGCAGAGAACGAGCGTATGCACTTGATGATCTTCATAGAGATCGCTCGGCCAAATTGGTTCGAACGTTTGATAGTGGCATTTGCACAGTTCGTGTTCTGGCATTTTTACTTTGTACTGTATGTTTTCTTTCCTAGAACAGCTCATCGCATGGTCGGTTACTTTGAGAATCAGGCGGTGATTAGTTATACGCATTATCTAGAAGAAATCGATGCAGGAAGAGCAGAAAACATACCGGCGCCGCGGATTGCTATCGATTATTATAGCTTAGCAGACGATGCTACGTTAAGAGATGTTGTTATTGCAGTAAGATCTGATGAGCAGGGTCACGCAGACGTAAATCACGGAATGGCTGATAAACTATAATGAGTGGCCAAAGACGCTTCTTAAAAATGTGGGCCAGAACTGTTGGCATGCCAATCGGCATTACAGATGACGATAAACCAGAATTCTTGCCAATTACACAGACAGATGTAAAGCGTGCGCTAGCATTCAGAACTTTTTGGATCGTATTACATATTGTAACATGCGTCTTTATTATCGCAAGTAATGGTAGAACTTTAGGAATTTGGTAAATCAGTAAGACTCAACAAAAAAAGAGCGCTTCGGCGCTCTTTTTCTATTTACATTCGTTTAGAATCAGTGTATTCTAGTATTGTAAGGAACGGAGCAACTGATGTACAAGATCTACGCGCATTACGAAGAGTTCGACCGTAAAACCGGTGATCGTTACGAGTCTTATGATCTTTTCCGTGAAGATACAAAAGATGCCGCGGAAAAGATCGTTGAAGGTCTTGACAAAACGTACTACTATTATATCGAAATCAAGAAGGTGATTTGAGATGGATTGGAATCTATTCATCGACGATGAACGCAATCTTTCGGACGTCACTTGGGCTCCTTGGCAAGTTCAGGAAAAGTATCGTAACGAAGAGTGGGTAGTTGCTCGTAACGGTCAGGAAGTGTTAGATGCATTCCTCGAGAAAGGCATGCCGTCCTACATTAGTTTCGACCACGATCTTGGAGAAGACAGCGGCACCGGATACGACATCGTAAAGATGCTCATTAATATCGACATGGAAACTCCAGAAGATATATATCGGTTTCCAGAAAACTTTGACTTCTATGTCCACTCAAAAAACATAGTAGGTAAGGCAAACATCGAAGGACTGCTGAATAACTATATGAAGGTAAGATAATGCTAATTGTATTTGATATCGACGGAACACTGGCTAACATTGATCACCGTCTGGATTACGTTCGAAGCAAGCCTAAGAACTGGGCTGCTTTCGATGCTGGCATTCCAAATGATAAAGTGAACCGAGCTGTAGCAGAAGCATTTCACTGTCTGAGTGCTGCTGGGAACCAGATCATTCTCGCTAGCGGTCGCAACGAGCGCAGTCGTCAAGCCACGATTAGTTGGCTGACTGCTAATCATCTGCATACGTTTGAAAAGCTGTACATGCGTAAGGCAGACGACCTCCGCAGTGATGACATTGTCAAGCTGGAAATCCTAGACGAGATCATCGCTGACTACGGTCGTAAGCCTGACATGGTGTTTGACGACAGACCCAGGGTAGTTAGAGCTTGGCGCTCGCAAGGTATCTTTGTGTTCAACGTATACCAAGGTGATGAGGACTTCTAAACAACTTTTCTATTTACATTCGTTTAGAATCAGTGTATTCTATATCTGTAGGAAACGAAAGGAATACGATAATGACTACCTTTAATAGCCTCGAAGAAGTCAAAGCTGCAATCTGCGGTATGACGAACGAAGAACTTACTCAGCTGATTAAACTCGCAGAGAATAACCTAATGTCTCAATCTAACGATAGACGTCATGGTGGACCCTACGATCGCGGTGGTGCTGATAGTTACTACCGTCGTCCATGTGTTCCTCACTACTACGTTGGTGGCACCGGATCCAGCGAATTAATTCCTGAGGATCGTATGACTCCTAATGAAATCGAAGCATATATGACTGGTTTCAAAGATAACGAAGCGAGTGGAAACTTTAAGTATTGATTGGAGAAAACATGCCTACTTGTACTGTGATGGTTGGGTTGCCTGCTACCGGTAAGAGCACTCTCATTCAGAGAATGATCTCTGAAGACACCTGGATCTATAGCACCGATATGTATATCGATACAGTCGCTGAAGACAACGGCATCACTTATAACGAGGCGTTTTCTTCAAACATTAAGGCTGCGACGGAGTTCAACGAGCAGAAGTTGAACTCGATGATTAAGCTACGTAAGGATATCATCTGGGATCAGACCAACCTCGGCGTTGGCAAGCGTCGCAAGATCGTTAATCGTATGCGTCAGGCGAGTTACGAAGTGAACTGCGTATGCATCGTTCCACCTGAAGCTGGGCATATCAGCGACCAAAAGGATTGGATGCATCGTCTTCAGAACCGCCCTGGCAAGAACATTCCTAACGAAGTCGTCGCAAACATGATGGAAAGCTTTGTTCTTCCGACTGCAGACGAAGGTTTCGATAGAATCGAATTCTATAACATGCACGGCGCTCTTTTGAAGGCATATGTATAATGATGGACGAAAAGAACTACGAAGTTGCGAATGGTCTCTGGATCGGAACTAAGTTTGGAGACCTACGCCGCGAACGAGCTGCTCTTATGAAGCAGCTCGTTCTTAATAACGACACGACTGTTTGGCCAAGGATTCGTGAACTGACTAGTGAGATCCAATCATGTCTCGCAGCAAGACCATTTTCTCCAAAGAAGTAAAGGAAACATAAATGACTTATTGGGCTACACTCTGGTATGCAGGAGCCGTTGTCGTACAACTCGGTTACGAAGGACAGAATCAAAACGATTGTGAAGTTCTTAAGACGATGATGCTGACGGATCTAGAACAAACGTATTCGGATCCTTCAAAACTCGATGAGTCTGTAGCGTCTCTGTTTCCTACAAATGAGTTCACCGTGAGTTGTGAGACTGTAGTCCTTCCAATCGACGAGAAGTATGGAATCAAAGATTGGTAGAATTTGTTGACGCGTCGATTGAAGATCTTGTAAATTCAACATTGTTCGTGCACTCGGTGAAGCCATCTCTTAAGAATAAGATGGTGGTTCGCATCGAGAAACCAAAACCAGAAGACAGGAGCATCGTGTTTCGTATGTATACAAAAGGTGACGGGGAAGAAGAGCTATTCATTCTTTCGGCTGACTATATCCTAGATCATCCGTTCTGGAACGATAGCGATAAATAACTCTTTTATAGGAAGGAGTTGTATCCGTGTCATTGATCCAAGAACTCGAAGATATCATACGAAGAACCGGTTCCTATAGAGATAGAGAGACTCTATCAAAAATCCTAGAACAACTAAAGCAAAAGCCATCGTCTTCATGGGGATACCACGAAGAGAAAAAAGTTGTTAGAAGGTAAGTTTTCTATTTACATTCGTTTAGAATCAGTATATTCTATATCTGTAAAGAACGGAGAACAACATGGCTATCGCGATCGTAACCCCTGAAGAAGTTGAAGTTGATGTCTGCTACGGCGACTTCGACAGCTCGTATACCAAAACCATGTACGTGATTGACTTCTTCCGCAGTGAAGTAGGTATGCTGCACGGTGATCTTGAGACTACTATGTACATCAAGACCGAACACGACGCAAAGATGATGGCTCGTATGTGGGAACTCGGCATGACTGGCCGGGGTGAGTACAACGAGATCACCTTCAACGAAATCTTCGAAGATGTAGAATTTGAATAAGATGCGATATCAATTTCCTGTGATCCGCCATATATCAGACGTTCTTCCTCACATCGAAGGACGTGACGAGTTTGTTGTAGCAGAGCGCGAAGGCTATACTGTTATCAACTACGTCGTTGCGATGGCTGATACTTTCAACATGTCCGGCTCTGATGACTTGACTGGTGCGATCCGCCGCGAGTGCCGCGGTCTTATCTTTGATCGTGATGGCAACCTCATGAGCCGCCCTTTGCACAAGTTCTTCAACGTGAACGAGCGTGAAGAGACTCAGACTCATGTGGTTGATATGTCTCAGCCGCACGTGATCATGGAAAAGATGGATGGTTCTATGATCCGTCCTATCCTTGTGGATGGTTATCTTCGTCTCGCTACCAAGATGGGTGTGACTGACGTGGCTATGCAGGCTGAAACTTGGCTTGCTGCTTGTGACCCTTCTATGAAGGAGTGGCTGCGTCAGTGCGTATATGACTCTGTAACTCCGATCTTCGAGTGGGTAAGCCCGTTCAACCAGATCGTTCTTGCTTACGACGAAGCAGACCTCGTGTATCTAGGTACTCGTGACAACGCTACCGGCGCGTATGTGATGGATACCTCGTGTCCGTTTAATCGTGTTCGTACCTATGGTTCTATCGAAGGTACCATGGGAGACTACGTTGCTCGTCAGCGCGAGTCTGAAGGCCGCGAAGGTGACATCATCCGTTTCGCTGATGGCCATATGCTGAAGGTGAAGAACGATTGGTACGTCCGTATCCACAAGACTATGGAACGTATCACGTTTGATCGTAACATTGTGGATCTAATCGTTAACGAAGAAGTTGACGACGTGATGCCGATGTTGCCTGTTGTTCAGGCTAACCGTGTTCGTAACTTTGAAATTCGTTTCTGGAATGCGTTCAAAGTAAAAGAAGACCAACTTCTTGCGGATCGTGATGTTGTAAATCAATTGTACGACAACGACCGTAAGCGCGTCGCTCTTGAGTACATTCCGAAGCTGGAAGACAAGGCAGACGCTCCGTTCATCTTCCGTATGTTGGATGGCCATAACATCCGTGACTTGATGTTGGAACACGTCCGTAAGAGCATCAGCACCAACACTCGCTGGGATCAAACTGCCCTGTGGCTCGGGATGTAAATCTCGGGCCATGGAAGAATTTATAGTTCCGGTCATCGAAGTAGATAAATATGATGTGTACGGACTTAGCAATCTTAACTAATACTAACAGTTTATTACAACTTTTCTTAAGAGGATAGATATGGCTACTAAGAAGGAATACGCAAAGTGGTGTATGATGTTGATTGAGGGCGAAGACTTCATGGTAGACGACATCTTCGAAGCAATGCACGACGACGGATTCATTGACGAAGGGCAGGAATGGGTCTCTGAAGATGAAGACGACGAATAAGTCTGAAATGTTGGCAGACATTCTTTGGTTACTGAGTGTCGCTCGTCAAGTATCAGACTATCGAGTCGATCAAGATAGATTAAAAGAGATACGTGAAAAGTATGAATGAAATATTGATCATAGGAATTATCCTTCTTCTTGCAATCCTCTACATACGAGGGTTTCTAATAACATTCGAAAAGAACTTTTGGTTAGCTTTCTTTCTGCTGCTATTCTTATTTCCACTTCATATGCTATGGTCCTTCTTTGAAGGCATATTTAATTGGGGAGACTAAACTATGACTGATAAATACTACGTCGTGACTGCTATCTCGCAGTATAGAATGAGATACGTTGTTCCGGTTGAAGATCTAAAACTCGATGGACATGTTGAACCGGTTTGGGCTGCTGACTCAGTCACTATGAACGAAGTGAATGAGTTCTCGCAAGAACATCTCGGCGAGACAGTTCTCGACGTTCAAGAATTCACTGAAGAAGACGTTTTGACTCTTTTTGATAAGGATAACGACTATCTTAAGAACTGGACAAAAGAACAGAAACTAGCATACATTAAGAAATGGAAGTATGGAGAATGATCGTAATATATGGAAAGGATAACTGCCATTGGTGTCAAGAAGCTAAGAAGCTAGCCGAACAATATGGTTTGAAGTATCAATATAAGAACACACTGTTTGAAGACTATCGAACAGAGATGTTTGAAAAATATCCAGAAGTAAAGACGGTTCCTCAGATCTGGTGGAACAACCGCCACATCGGTGGATACGCAGAATTCGCAAAAGAGATAGAAAACACACTAGGAGACTATGGTCAGTCGGCATTTTGAGTTGACATTCCGATAGAATCAGTATATTCTAGTCTAGACAGTAGGGAGATAGCTCAATGGCTACCACGGAAGCAACCGAATACGAAATGCATCTTGTGATACTTATGAAGGACTACAACTTAACTCTATCGGAAGCTCTAGATTTCGACTTTCAAGCGGAGTGTATCGATACGTCATCAGTATTCGGGCCATGCGATTTTCTGGAAGAAAAACTCGTTGACTTAGAAAAGGTCAAGTACTATATGCTCGTTTGGGCTGGTCAGGAACCTGATATCGAATTGAAAAAAATACAATGACAATGCATTTGATCCGAGGGATGACTTCCCTCAACACGCGAAAACAAAAGCCAAAGAACAAGACAAAGCGTATGTTAGAGGCAGAAGCCGAACACGAACGGTTTCTTGCTCGCGTTGGCTTTAAAGGTAACGCAAAAGACTATCGTTACGAAATCCCCAACTACAATACAGGACCTCGTGTAACGAGCGATCGCGTTGCTGCTAACGGTACTAAGAAGGACCGCATGCAGTACACTGGCGACGAGATCCTTGGTATCGCCACGACTCATAAGTCAAACATGGTTCCTATTCGTAAGGACAATAAGCAGGCTGCTGTAGATGCTGCTCAAATGAGAAGATAAATATCTCTACAACATGTAGAGGTATTTTATGATAGTTGCAGGAATTGACTATAGTTTGACAAGCCCAGCGATATGCGTTCACGAAGGTGACGAATGGAGCTACGAGAACTGCTCGTTCTACTACATAGTTCAAAAAGAAAAGCTAGCAATGTCGCAACCGCAGTTCTATGCGACAATGTATCCCGAGTTTAAGAGTGATATACATCGGTTTGATAATCTAGCTTCATGGTCTCTAGGTATTTTAAAAGCACACCGAGTCGAACGATGCTTCATCGAAGGTTACGCGTTCGGAGCAGTTGGTCGTGTCTTTCAGATCGCAGAGAACGCAGGAGTTCTTAAATACAAGGCGTGGAAGGAAGGACTTAACTTTGAGGTATATCCACCGACAGTAATTAAGAAGTTTGCGACGACTAAAGGCAACGCAAACAAAGAAAAGATGTATGAAGCATTTATACAAGAAAATGCAGTTGACATTCGTGAAAAAGTTGGTATATTGAATATTAATCAGTGGAATCCGGTTTCGGATATTGTTGATTCCTACTACATCGCAAAGCTAGGCTTCATGAAGGAGAGAGAAAATGTTGATCAAGCGTAAGAGCATTCTGACTGGTATCGAGCGTACTCGTAACATTCCGGTCAACCCAGAGGATATGGAAGCATGGCAGGCCGGTTACGGTAGCATTCAAGATCTCATGCCCTACCTCAATGATACCGACCGCGAATTCATTCTCTCTGGTATGACTACGAAGGAATGGGACGAGGCGTTCTCTTGATTATTATATTCAACGGTCCCCCGGGTTCGGGTAAGGACGAGGCCGCGTCGTATTTTAAACGCCGCGGCTTCAAACACCTGAGTTTTAAACAAGTTCTCTTTAAAGAAACAATCGCATTCTTCGATGTTGACGAGGAATGGTTTATGAATGGATATAACGATCGGACTGTTAAGGAGCAGCCGGAAGAACTTCTTGAAGACATGTCTCGACGAGAAGCAATGATCTACGTCTCAGAAGAAATCACAAAGCCTGCTCTAGGAAAAGACATCTTTGGAGTCTGCGTGGCTCGAGAGATCGAGGATGGAATGAACTATGCCATCTCAGACGGCGGCTTCGAAGAAGAATTGGTTCCACTTATAAATAGAGTTGGAACACAGAATATTGTTCTGGTTCAGCTGACACGAGATGGATGCGATTACTCTTCAGACTCACGCCGATACTTTAACGGAAGACTCGAAAAAGAGTACATTATTCAAAAATCTACAGATATCGATAGAGAACACGTACTACCAAAAGAATTTTCTATTCGCACCTATCGTGTACATAACAATGGTTCTCTCAATGAGTTCCATGAAATTCTTCGCGATATTTACGAAAAGGAATGTAATGAACACGCAGAAACAAAAGACGTCGCCTAGGATATTCTACGAGAATCCATTCGACCTAGAGACGATGTTCGAATCTTTAAGTATTGCATCTAAACACGATAAAGAACTTATATTCATAGATAGATTAGTATCTCTACTAAGATTAAACCCAGAAGCAGATCTCACAACGCTAAGTTTTAAAATACTGTCAGATCTAAACATCGTAAAACTTGAAACATACTAAACACGGAGTATTATATTATGGCTAAGACGAACAACACTTCAAACGGTGAACGTCCTAACGTAAACCGTCAGCTTCTAAACTCTATTCGTAGAGAAAGAACCGGCGCAGACGATATGCTGAATAAGCAAAAGGCATGGCTCAGCGGATCAAATCCGTGGCTGACCATCGAGAACCCAAACAAAGAGCAGACGAACAAGAAGTTCATTCGTGTTCGCATGAACGATATGAACGGCGGACCTGCTAAGGAACGTTACAAAAAACTCTATGTGATGCAGTAAGGATTTGATCATGGATTGGGATAAAGACGATATTATTCGTAAGCTGAACGAAACGATCTGTAAGATCATCTTTACAAAAGCAAACGGTGATACTCGAGTGATGCACTGTACACTATCAGAAGAGTTTCTACCAGCTCAAGTAGATCTTGAAGAAGCAATTCAAAAGAAAATCCCAAACAATGACGTGCTCGCAGTCTGGGACGTCGAAGCAAACGGATGGCGTTCTTTCCGTTGGGACTCTCTTAAAGAGTTCAGCACAGTAGACAAATAATGAGCTGCATTTACAAAGGAAATGTTGTAGATACAAACCTCTCTCGCAATGCTCGTGGAGGCACTGAGATGATGCGAGAGAGGCTGCTCAATAATGTTCCTCAAGAACTTCTACAAAATTTTGCAATTCACTTCTCGCGCCCTCGAGAGATGCACCGCGATGTAAAGAATATATTCTACTGCCACGATCTTGTTATGGACCCGGAGAATAAGATTCTTAAGGATGGTGGTTGGCGTAAGTTTGATCACTTCGTCTTCGTTTCATATTGGCAGAGAGATCAGTATGTGTCGGCGTATGGTATTCCGTACTCGAGATGCACCGTAATTCCAAATGCCATCGAACTCGAGTATACGCCGATCCAAAAGAGAACGGATCAGATACGTTTCATCTATCATACGACTCCGCACCGTGGATTGGAACTTGTGTATCCAATCTTTGATGCGCTATCGAAACAGTTTGATAACATTCACCTAGATGTATACTCATCGTTTAAGATCTATGGTTGGGAACAGAGAGACAAGCCATACGAACAACTCTTTGAGAAGTTAAAGGCTCATCCAAAGATCACATATCATGGATCCAAGAGCAATGACGAAGTTCTTGCTGCTCTAAAGGAGTCGCACATCTTTCTCTATCCTTCGATCTGGCAAGAGACATCTTGTATTGCAATGATAGAAGCCATTCGTTCTGGCGTCCTAGTAATTCATCCTTCGTATGCGGCCTTACCAGAAACTTCATCGAGTGCTACACTCATGTACGAATATACAGAGGATGTTCATGAACACGCAAACATCGCGTTCATTGTGACAAAGAACCTTCTGGAAGCTCAAAGAAACAATGAGAACTTTTTAAACATAATCACGTCTTCAGATCGGCATGCGTTGCCGAGGAATGGTATAAATAAGTTTAAGAGTTCTTGGATTAATCTATTAAGGCGTTTAGATAATGGCTGAAATCATAAAGTTTCCTAAAATGAAGCTCGACGCACCACCGCAGTCTCTGGAAGAGCTTTCAGAAAAGCTAACTGAATACAGGACTAGCTTTTCTAACGACGTCGCCGAGAGTCTTTGGAACCTTGTTCTAGTAGAGATGGTTCGTTCCGGTTGTAGATTTGAAGAAGACACGGAAAAGTTCTATCCATCAATCATTCTTCTTTTAGAATCGATTCGTTCACTTCATCTTATGGCAAGTGGTATTCACCACCCGCTGCAAGACTTTGCAGAAGAATTTATAGAAAGTGAAGAAATCGATAAAGAAATGATTGACATTGGTGAATTACTAGAGTAATATCTAATCTGTAAGATCCAAATATAAGAGAAACATATAACATGCCAATTTTGATTGACTTTAACCAAGTGATGCTAGCATCTCTATTTGCTGGTATCGGCAACCATCACAACATTGACGTAGACGAGAATCTGCTTCGTCACATGTTCCTAAACTCATTGCGCTATAACCGAAAAAAGTTTCACCAAGAGTTTGGTGAGATCGTAATCTGCGCTGACGGTAAGAATTCTTGGCGCCGCGAAATCTTTCCTTACTACAAGGCTGCGCGTCGCAAGTCCCGTGAAGAGTCTGAACTCGACTGGAACGAACTGTTTCGTATCATCAATACGATCCGCACCGAGATCAAAGATCACTTTCCCTACAAAGTAATTCATATCGACCATTGTGAAGCCGATGATATCATCGGAGCCGTCGTACATGAGTTTGGGACGGAACTAAATATCGGTAACGATCAATTCCTTATTCTTTCAGGTGATAAGGACTACATCCAACTTCATAAGTATGCGAATGTAAAGCAATACGATCCTGTTCGCAAGAAGTGGGTTCAAAACTCAGATCCCGATAAATACCTCATGGAACATATTCTAAAGGGTGATGGCGGAGACGGTGTGCCAAACATTCTCTCTCCTGATAACTGTCTTGCTATTGGTGAACGCCAAAAGATGATGACTGCAAAGCGCCTTGCTGATCTCTCAAAGGGTCCGCAGAGTATGGATGAAGCGACTCTTAGAAACTATCATCGCAATAAGATGATGATTGATCTAGGAGAAATCCCTGAGAACTACAAGACTAAAATTCTAGAAGAATACAACAAAGAAAAAGACATCGGCAGATCGCAACTGTTTAACTATTTTGTCGAAAAGAAACTCAAAAACCTCATCACTGACCTACAGGATTTTTAATGATACTCTCACTATCTGAAATCGTAAACAAAGCAGCCGAGCTTAAAACGGTTCAAGAAAAGATTGACTGGCTGCGAAAGAATGACTCTCAGCCACTCAGAACAGTTCTTAAGTTCACTTACGATAAGAGCGTAAAGTTTCTTATTCCAGATACTCCGCCACCGTGGAAAAAGAATAGCTACATTGGTGTAGAGGGTATGCTCCTAAAAGAAGCTCGTCGTCTTCGTATCTTCGTAGAAGGTGGTGGTTATGATAACCTCAACCAAGTAAAGAGAGAGAACCTCTTCATTAGTCTACTTGAGGATGTCGACAATAATGATGCTGAGCTGCTCTGCAAGATGATCGCTCAAAAACCACTCGCGGGTCTTACTCGCAATGTAATCGTTCAAGCGTTCCCAGGTCTTATCGAAGGAGTAAAAGAGGAACAAAATGGCTAAGTCGTTTAAGAAATTTCGTGAAGAATGGGATGATGAGTGGGAAGATGACGTTAGTGACAAAGATCGAAAACTTCAGAGTAGACGTGACCAGCGTCGCAAGAAATCAGCTGAAAAATTATCCAGATTCGACGAAAAGGTTGACGATTAATAATATGGAAAAAGTGATCCTCGCAGACGTTGACGGCTGCATGCTTTTGTGGAAGAGCGCGTTTATGAATTGGATGTCTCGCCATGGATATGAACGAAAGAATAAAGACGACTCTGACATCTATGAGATAGAAGATCTATACGGTATCTCCAAAGAAAGATCTGACGAGATGGTGGATTTCTTTAACGAGAGTATTCATATGGGTCAGCTTCCTCCTCTACGAGACGCCATTAAGTATGTTCGTAAACTCCACGAAGAACACGGCTTTGTATTCCACTGCATTACCGCAGTTGGCACTCATCCGCTCGTTCATAAACTTCGCCAAGAGAACCTAAACAGAGTCTTCGGCGATAGTGTAGTAGAACGTCTAGTATGCACAGCATCCAGCAAGGATAAAGAACCGATCCTTCGTGAGTACAAAGACTCTGGTCTTTTCTGGATCGAGGACAAAGTATCGAACGCAATCATGGGAGCTGAACTTGGTCTTAAGCCGATCGTGATTAACCATGACTACAATCTTAAGTACGAAGGCGATTTTATTCGAGTAAATAAGTGGAAAGAAATATACGATATCGTCGTAGATCAAGCACTTTGATCTAATAAATAACAGTAAGCAGATCATATTATGACTTGGCGGTCTGCACGAAAGGCCGCCAATTTTGTTATTCACAGGAGCATAGATGCCGGTATACAGTTTTAGAGACACTGATACGCACGAAGAATTTGAAGCTACCATGCGATACTCTGAGCTGGAAGAGTATCTAAAAACCAACTCTCATATCAAACAAATATTTACTAGATTCCCGGGAACAGTTGACTCGGTTCGCATCGGCATACGCAAGCCAGATGATAATTTTCGCGATGTGTTGAAAAAAGCAAAAGTTCATAAACATAACACAATTAATGACTTCTAGGAGAAAAGCTAGTCATCTCCTAAAGAGTCGTTTTAAAGGAGGCTTCATGACAGTACAGCGTCGCCTATCGCGTAAAGAGAAGAGAAGAGTTGAAAGAGATTTCGACTACGTGACTAATATTCTTAGCCAAAAGTTCTCTATGAAATCAGTTAAACCTATAACTAAGACACAAGAGAACCTCTTTGAGAGTTATCGTCAAGGTTATAATATTGCAGCTATTGGAACAGCAGGCACAGGTAAGACCATGTGTGCGTTGTATCTAGCTCTTACTGATGTGATCCAACTAGAGCAGTACGAAAGAGTTATAGTAATTCGATCTGCTGTCCAGACACGCGATCAGGGATTTATGCCAGGTAGCCTAAAAGAAAAGATTGCTTACTACGAAGCGCCATATATAGACATTGTGAACGATCTATTTGAGCGTAAAGATGCGTATCAGATCCTTAAACAGAGAGGCTCTATCGAGTTCATGAGCTCTTCTTTCGTTCGTGGTCTTACGTTTGATAACGCAGTGATTATTGTTGACGAATGCCAAAGCATGACGTACCACGAGCTTGACTCTATTATTACGCGTGTCGGAGAGTCTTCAAAGATCATATTCTGTGGCGATATGAAGCAGGACGATCTTAAGGGTTCGAAGAATCGTAACGATATCTCTGGTCTCAGAGACTTCGTCAAGGTGTTGGAAAAAATTCGTTCTTTCAACGTAGTTGAGTTTGGCATACAGGACATCGTTCGTTCCGGTCTCGTCAAAGAATATATAATAGCAAAAGAACAAGAGTTAGAACTGGTGTAATGGCAGTTACATTTTCATATACTGTTTCAAATAAAGTAAATTTTGAAGAAGTGGGTTTGGGAACACCAAACCCACTAACAACTTTGGAACCTATATATGGAAATATAAATTGGTCGTTTAGACTCAATTTCACGGGTGCGGAAAATATTACTGGAAATCCTATAACGATCACGAACGTTTCTACTTCTGCACCGTCATATGTAAACTCTTCGTATTTGTCATCGGCAGTAACACTTTCAAAAAAACCTAATGAATTAGTCTTTACTGGAGAGCAGTATAGGTTCATTCGGTTTGAAACACAAGAAGCTTTCACATACGAAGATCTAAATAACTTACCAAGCGGTCTGAGCGTTGTAGGCTGGGATACTCCTACGCAAGAACAGATTACAGCAACATACGTATTCACGATTACTTATAACATTCCTCTGTCCGGTTTAATAGGTCAAACACAAACATACACTCTTGCTCAAGATCTCTATTGGGATTTTGAGCCAGGGTGGATAAAATTACAGCAACAAGTATCAAACAGTAGCAGTTAAACATGCCAGCATGCGCAGTAGCAGAATTAATTGATAAGATAGCAACAGGACACCCGTGTACTGGGACTGCTCCTATACAAGGAACAAAGCAGAGTAAAGTTACTATAGGCGGTAAGTTAGTTGCCGTGGACGGTGATACTGTACAAGTTCACACAGTTAAAGCTGGAAACGCGTGCGTTCCTCACAGCGTTACAGTGTCAGCCACAACATCCAAAGTTTTTATTGGCGGATTTGCAGTCTGCAGGATCGGTGACCCAGCTGACGGCGCCGGTATTATTACAGGTTCATCGAAGGTTATGATAGGCGGATAATATATTATGTTTCATCATGTGGACCACGGCGTGGTTCTTCCAGTTATTACTAGAAAGACTACAGAGACCGGAAGGAAGTACTATACTCCTGAAGGCAATGCTTATCCATCCATCACGACAGTTCTATCCGTCATGGACAAAGGCGGTCTTCTCGAATGGCGTAAAAGAGTTGGCGAAGAAGAAGCAAATCGCATATCGGTTCAAGCGGCGACTCGTGGTACTGCAGTACACAAGTTAGCCGAAGACTATCTAAATAACGAACCGGATTGGCAGAAGGGTCATATGCCTTCGAACCTCTTCTCGTTTGCTCAGATCAAAAAGATACTGGACGAGAGAGTCAACAACGTATGGTTCCAAGAGTCCTTTCTGTATAGCGATCATCTAAAATGTGCTGGGCAGGTTGACTGCATTGCCGAGTTTGATGGCGAACTCTCGATCATAGACTTTAAGACATCGAGAAAACCAAAAAACGCTGAGTGGATCACCAACTACTTCATTCAGGCTTCGTTCTATGCTGCTGCATTCTTTGAGAGAACTGGTATTCCTATCAAGCAAGGCGTCATCGTCATCATGGTCGACGGAGACGAACCTCAGGTGTTTAAGATTAACACGTATGACTACCTAACACATTTCCTTTCAGTTCGAAAAAAGTACAAACAAATTCACGAAAACGGTTGACATTCGTTTAGAATCAGTGTATTCTAATAATGTAAGGAACGAAAGGAACCGTCCATGAAATTCTCCAAGTTTGACCGCAGCAATCTGAAAGCCCTCCGCACTGAAATGGAGGCTCTCCTCGCAAAGTACGGCGTTGACTCCAACCTTGATATTACAGTCGGAGACATGAAGTTTTCAGAAGCTGAAGTTGAGATCAAAGTCAAAGCGAAAGTTAAGGGTGCTAAGACTTTCACGAACGTGATCCTTGAGAGCCGTGTTGCTGCTCTCGGCTTGAAGATGAAAAACAAGTATGGCGACGAGCTTGTTGACTACAACACTCGCGCTCCGAAGATGCCGTTCATCTACCTCAACGTCGCTGACGGCAAGCGTTACAAGTGCACCGAGCAAATGGCAAAAATGCGCTTCGCAGCTTAATCTTTAGTTGACATTCGTTTAGAATCAGTATAAACTGTTTATATCAACGAAAGGATCCACTATGTACGTCGCTGAACTTGACATCTCCGCTGAAGCTTCTCAGAAATCAGTACGTGAATTCGCATCATCACATGGTTGCACTGCTAAACTGATTACCAAGAATGGCCCTGCCGGCGGAAATCCTCTCTATCAATTCTCTTCCGATAGTAAAGATTCCCTCGAGGAACTCGTCTCTCAAGTTCTTGGCGACATTGACCAAGAACATATGTCTGCCACGATCTGGGAGATCTAAAAATGTGGATGGTTGAAGCTCGAACATTTGGTGAAGACGCCCAGTTCTTTCGCTATGGGCCGGTCTCTGAAAAAGTGTCTCGCAAGATTCATAGCGATCTGACTGACTCTGGAGAGTGGGCAGTAGTTCGCTCTTGGAGCATTGAAGAAGAACTCAAGCAGAAAGAGTCTGATGCTCGCATTCTTGCTTGGGCGAAAGAAATTGAAGATGGCATTGGAGAAGGACAGCCTCTATGAAATATCTCGTTATCCTTGTAGCTCTTTCAGCTTGTGCTACTGTTGACAGCGAGCTTCAAGCTCATCTCGAAGCAGAAGCCGATTTTGCTCGTCATCAGTATCATACTCAGCAAGCTCACGAAAAGCAGTACGATCCTGAATATGTAGATGACTGCTACTATTACGAGGAACTCGTCTGCGAGTTCGAGTAAGACATGAACTATATTCAGTCTAAATCTATCAACACGGTTGATCATCAGTTCGTTGGATCTACTTGGCAGTTTCGCGGCTGTCAAGTAGAAATGCACGACGCAGGTTTTTCATGCACGTGCAAGAAAAGGTTGACATATAAGTGCAACCATATTATATCTGTAGAATTAGGTATTCTAGGTGTAGGACAAACATATCGCAAATGAATCTATTCGTTCTTAATAAAGACCCAGTAAAAGCTGCGCAACTGCAATGCGATAAGCATGTGGTTAAAATGATTGTGGAATCTGCTCAGATGCTTTCCACTGCCCATAGAATGCTCGATGGCACTCTAGAGAGGAGAGCCTCAAAGTCAGGTAAGACCACCGTTAAATACTGGACAATGCCAGACGAGCGCGAAAACATCTTCTACAAAGCGGTGCATATGAACCATCCTTGTACCGTATGGACTACGAAGTCAAACAACAACTATACGTGGCATTGGGTACACTTCGCTGCTCTCTGTGACGAGTATAAATATCGTTATGGTAAAGTTCACGGCACCGATAAACTCCTAAGAGAAGCGCTCTACAGTCTTCCAAAAAACATTCCTATCGGTTATCTAACACAGCAGCCACTCGCTATGAAGGCTAACCCAGAGTGTATGGATCCAAACGACGTAGTGGGATCTTATCGTAAGTTTTATCAGACAAAGCAACATCGTTTTAAGATGGTGTGGACAAAACGCGATATCCCAGAATGGTTTGAGGTAACTACTTAATGGAAACATTTTTACACGACTTTAGAGATGGAAACGGCCCTGTTCCATCTCATCATCATAAGAACGGCGGAGGCATAGTTGCGAATACCGCGACGGTGTCAGACGATAGTATAGTAGATCCTCAAGCAGAAGTTGGCGGAAATGCTATGGTTATGAATGGTTCTAAGATACTCAATCGCGTAAGAGTTTACGGAAATGCGTACATATCTGATGGCGTTACTCTTGAGGATGACGTTGAAGTATATGGAAAGGCTGAAGTAAGGTATGGAATCGTCATCTTTGAAAAGGCGAAGGTTTCGGTTCCTCCAAAGGTCGTTCTAGGCTTCGATCATAAGGTGATTATTACCGACGAACATATCACTATGGGCTGTCACATGTTTGATAAGGAACAGTGGAAGCGAGCAGCACCGATCATTCGTGTAAATGGGTATCCTACTAAGACTGCGAATCGTATTCACGAGATAGTTAGCAGTATTGCAGAAGTTCACTTTAATCTCTTCATAGAAGAAAGCGAAGATCATGAAGTACGCAATCGCTGAAGAAGAACTTGGCTTCTTTCTTGGTGCCTTTCAGAAGTTTGGCATCTTTGCCAAGAATGATGTTCTTGGTCTTTCGAAAGCGATTGCTTTTGATACGAAAGAGGAAGCAAACGACTACATAGACGAATACTTAGGAAGAGATCGCGGTGATTGGAATATAGTTCCAGTAGAGACGAAGGGCGAATATATAGACGCTATCTATCTCATTAAGAATGGATACCATCGGTATACACATAAGATGATGGACGCGCTCCCAATGACTTCTACACTTATTCACTAAGATAATGGTTGACATTCGTTTAGAATCAGTGTATTCTAACAATATAGGAAACGAAAACTGAAAAGGTCTACAGAATGGCTCATATGATTGAAATGATCGACGGCGTTGCTCAGATGGCTTACCGCTCGTCGAAAGGTAAACCGTGGCATGGCCTCGGTACTCCGGTTGGCGACGATATGACTCCCTCCGAAATGATGAATGCTGCCGGTCTCAACTGGAACGTTCAGAAGGTTGACTCCTTTATCGAGTTCAACGGCAATCGCATTCCGACCGGGCAGCAGTCGCTGATCCGCGAAACCGATGGCAAGATCTTGACTCAAGTCGGTCCTGGTTGGAACCCTGTGCAGAACTCCGAAGCTTTTGAGTTCTTTGCTGACTTCGTCTCCAAAGGCGATATGGTAATGGATACTGCTGGTTCGCTTCGCGACGGTCGTATCATCTGGGCTCTCGCAGACGTTCGCGACGGTTTCACTCTGTTCGGTGGTGATGAGGTTAAAGGTTACCTCCTCTTCTCCAACCCTCATCAGTACGGCAAGTCGATCGACGTTCGCTTCGTTCTTGAGCGCGTCGTCTGCAACAACACTCTTACTGTCGCGCTTGCTGAAAGCGGCCAGGCTGCTGTTCGCGTGAACCACCGTTCCGTCTTCGACGCCAACCGCGTTAAAGAACTGCTCGGTCTGTCTCACCGTAAGGTTGAAACCTTTAAATCGGCTGCAGAACTTCTTGGTTCGAAGCAGTACGGTCAGAAAGACCTCGAGAAGTACTTCGGTCAGATCTTCGGTGAGTCCACCAAAGAAGGCAAACTTCTGTCGCCGACCGCCGAACGCGCTCTCGAAGTTGTCGAAAGCCAGCCCGGTGCAGAGTTCAAAAAGGGTTCGTTCTGGCAGATGTTCAACGCAGTTACCTACATGACTGACCACGAACTCGGTCGTTCCAACGACACTCGCCTTTCGTCGGCTTGGTTCGGCGTTAACGCAAAGCGAAAGGTTGATGCTCTCAATCTCGCAGTTGAGATGGCAGAGGCAGCGTAAGCTGCCTCTCTTTACACAATATATAATAGGTGGATCTGTAATGGGAAAACACATCAAAACCCAGTTGGACTATGATATGATCGAGCAGTTCGCAAAAGAAATCTTGCGACTCGATCCTAGCAACGCAGTCTTGGAAAAATATTTGAAGATGAGCAATTTTGAAGGAGCTGAGCTGCGAAAATGTTTAAAGGTCTAGGACTTTCACTTTTTATCGTAATGATTTTGATTGTAGGTGTACCGCTTGGTATGAGCCTATACTTACTTTAACATAACACAGGAGAATATACTATGAATGACGCATATAACGTAACCGCAGAAGAACTTCGTCAGTTCATCGAGCGCTACGAACGCCTCGAAGAAGAAAAGAAAGACGTGACTAGTTCTCAGAAAGAAGTCATGGCAGAAGCTAAGGGTCGTGGATACGACACCAAGGTAATGAAGAAGATTATTGCTATTCGTAAGCGCAAGGCCGATGCAATCGCCGAAGAAGAAGCTGTTCTTGAGATGTACAAGTCCGCGTTGGGCATGGCTTAATGAGCAAGGAACAAAGCAAACGAGCTATTGAAAAGATCTATCCCGACTTCGATAGCCGATACGGAGTATGGGGATGGTGTTCGCTAGATAAAGCAGGATGTATTATCGACTGCATTGATGATATCTTTACACGAGTTAATGATCCAATTTGCGTAGAGATCGGCGTCTATGGCGGAAAGAGTGTCATTCCAGTAGCTCTAGAGCTTAAGCGAATGAACTCTGGAAAGGTCTACGCGATCGATCCCTGGGATAACGGAGAAGCTACAAAGGGATATGATGGCGAGCATTACGAGTTCTGGACTAAGGTTAACATGCCTTGGATCTATGAAGTCTTTACTACTTTGATCGAAGAAAACGGTTGTTCTGAATATGTAGAGATCATTCGAAAGGCTAGCGATGATGCGCCTGTGATCTATGATATCGACTTCCTGTACATCGATGGTCAACATACGGTACAAGCAATTCGTGACGTAGAAAAGTACGCGCGCCAAGTTAAACTCGGTGGTTACTGTATCGCTGACGATATTAACTGGGGAGATGTTTCTCTAGTTCCTGATGCTCTAAAAGCTATTGGCTTTGAAGAGCAGCGTTGGATCGACGGCGCGATCATCTTTAAGCGTACTTCTATTAAATAAAAAGGGTGGATCCGAAGATCCACCCAAGCTTTAGAAGGGGCCGGTTGTTTCCGGCCTCTTTTATATTAGAATAGGTTAGATACTCTAACGCGTCTGTAGTAGACGTTGCTGTTTGCAGTAAGAGCACCTTCGCTACGGGTTGGGCCGAAAGCGAATGGGTTAGCAACCATGCCGTAGCGGGTTTTGAAGCCGATCTTTGGCTGGAAGCTGTCTTCACCAACAGCGCGGTACATCTGTAGTGGAACGTATGGGCAGTAGAAGATACCTGCGTCGAAAGCAGATGCACCCTTGTAACCTACGACCATGTAGTTTGCACCAGCGTATGGATCTACATAAACTCTGTAGCGACCGTTTAGAACACCGGCGAAGGTGTTTCCGGTATCGTCTACGTTAAGAGCGTTGCTGTTGAGAGCTGGTGTATAATCGAGGACACCTGCCATCTGAAGAGCGGAAGCTACGTCAGAAGAACAGACCACGATGTTACCCTTGCCTCTACGAGTAGCTTTTGCAATTGCATTAGCTTCAAGTTCGATCTGGAACATAAGTCCCTTGAACTTCTCAACTGACCAACGGCCGTTTGAGTCAACGTCAAGGTCGAATACGCCAGCAGCAGCAGTGTTTGCAGCACCGGTTACAGCAGAGGTATAGATTGTGCGAACAACTTCACGGTTGATTTCTGCGAGGATTTCAGACTGAAGAATGTTAGCAAGTTCGGACTCTGCGTCAAGACCATGAACAGCACGAAGGTCTTGTGCAAGTTCAGTGGTGTATTCTGCTTTTAGCGCGCGGCTCTTTGCAGATACGGTAACTTTTTCGATAGCAAGAGCCATCTGTGCGAAGTTGGTTCCGTTTCCGTCGCCAAGAGCTTCAGCAGCTGCAGTGGTCATACCAGTACCGGTGTTTGCGGTAGCAGCGCCACCGGTTGTACCAGCCATTGTGCCTGTACCGGAGAAGTCGGAGTCAGCTTCGCCGTAGAAAGCTTCTACTGCGGTGTTACCTGACATTGCGTTGTAGTTAGAACGCATTGCGAAGATAAGACCAGTTGGGCCGGTCATTGGCTGAACACCAGCAATGTCGTATGCCATTAGGTTTGGCATGGAACGACGAACTAGGCTGATGAGGATTGGGTCGTAACCAGCTTGTGGTGTAGCTGCGCTTGAACCAAAACCGCCGGTTCCGGCGAAGTTGGTTGGAGCTTCTTGAAGGAGCGAAGTCATGTTGATTGACTGGTCGCCGGACTCAAGAAGTGCCTTTTCTGTGTTTTCGAGTAGAGTAGCAGTTACTGCTTTTCTGTGCTCGTCTTTGATTGGCGAGAATGAAGAGTGCTCAAGAAGAGGACCCCACTTTTCGACTAAAGTTCTATTAGATTGACTCATTTGCTGTCTCTCCTTTGGCTGTTGTTATTTTCTGGTTTTATTTATAATTTTGTTTTTTTCACTTAACAGTTTTCTTGTTTAGTGCTTCAACGATGGCATTGACGGTTGAATACGAAGATGCTGGCTTTTTAACTGCCACTTCTTCAGTAAGAACTTCTTCTGCTTCTTCGTTGATCACTTGAGATTTCTTAGTCTTAAAGAAAGATTCCTTAAGAGTTTCAAGATCTGACTTATAGCCATCGACGTTATCAGCGTCAAGCTTTTCTGATAGAACTCTTAGTCTTTCTTTCTGAGAAACGGTGAGTCCTTCTGAAACTTCTTCAAAAACTTTATCAGCCTTAAGAGCAACAATAGTCTTCTTAAGCTCGATGTTTTCGTTGATCACTTCGTTTGCCTGATCCGCTAGAGAAGCGTTGTGCTCTTCTAGGCCAGCAACTACATCTAGAGTCTCATCGTCGATATCGATGTTGTGCTCAGTGAATAGTTCTTTAAGTCCACTCATTAGGGACTCAGCCATCTCAACTTTGATACCAGCTTCGATAGCAACTTCGTTCTCTTTCATCCACTCTTCTACTACATAGTCGAGGTATGAGTCTAGATTCTCTACGATTTCATCCATAGCTTCGCTAACGGATTCTGTAAGCTTTTGTTCGAATTCTTCTTCAAGAGCTGCGGTTGCTTCGTTTATACGAATCTGAGCTGCTTCATTTACAGCTGCTTCGAATACGAGCGTTACCTTTGATCTGAATTCTTCTGAAAGATCGATACCTTCGAACATGCTAGAAATTGATTCTTCAATAGAAACAACTTCTTCTTCGATTACTTCTTCTTCAGTTTCTTCTGACTCGGAAACTGGAGGCTTTGCAACAGAACCTGCCTTTGGATCGACAGCTTTCTTTACGTCTCCTCTACGTGCCTTAACTTCTCCACCTTCTGGTGTAACAGCATCAGGAACCGTAGAGACACCGTCATCGCTTACAAATTTTTCTTCTAACTTTGACATATTTACTCTCCTTTTAATGGATTCGTGTTTCATATCCATATTTATAAAACTTATTTCTTCAGAGAACGAACGAAGTTTTCAAAGAGACGAGCAGCAAACGCTTCGTCAATCTTTCTTTCAGTTCTCTTATACGTTTTCTTCACTTCCTTCACGGCCTCTTCGATCATCTGCTGGGCTCTCCAAGTTCCGGAAACTATGTCGTAGAAATACTCTGTATTTTCCATGATTCCGTTAACAAAACAGTTTGGACCCGAAGGATCCGTAACGATATCTACAGTAGCAAGATGGAAGTCGTTCTGAACTTCCATGATACCTTCTTTAGTTGGTTTAACAGAACCAAGACCACGAGTAGATACACCAACCTTTACACCTTCATCGATAAAAGTTTTTACGATGTTACCCATTGGTGTGCTAAGTATCTTTGCTTTACCAACGAAGTTCGATCCGTCACGCTTCATATCTGTGATGAGGTGAGAGACACGATCACCGTTTATCTGCGGTCCGTCTGGGTGTCCAAGTTCGCCAAGAGCTCTCTTTGTCTTGATGAACTGATCCTCATATCTCATCATTTCTTTTTCAAGAATTGTTGAAGGGTATATGCGTCCGTTGCGATTCTTGATATCGCCCTGCATGAAGATACCTTCGATGAAGTACTGCTTTGGCTCGTTCTCGTTTGCCTCAGTGACAACTTGAACTTCTTCGATTGTTTCTGTAATCAGTTTCATATCTAATCTCCTTTATTTTATTTATAATTTTAATTCTTATATGAAACTGGAGTGCATTTAATGGTGGTCGATCCTGCAATCGTATCTGTAGAAAGTTTTTCTAGAATTTCTATCGTCCCTTGCGGCATCGTGAACGTTGCTGTTGGATTCGTCGCACTAGTAACTGTGATGACTGAATTTGCAGCCGCATAGATACGAACTAGTTTTGAGTCGTATACGGTGTTTGCAGATGTGAATGATAGTTCAGTGTTTAAAGCTTTAAGTATCATAGTGCTTCCCTCGCAAAGCTAAGGATTTCGTTAAATCCAGTCTTATCTTTCATTGCGACTTCTTCCATTTTTTTACGATTTGCGGAAGAAAGATCCTTAAGCATTTGATTTAGAAGATCGGCGTCTTCCTTCTTAAGTATTACAGATGATCCGTCCTTAAGTTTTACGATACCTTGGTTGAATACTTCTGTAAGTTCTACAGACTCTCGGATCTTTTCTTCACCGTCTGCATCGCGATCTACGTTTGAGATCGGAACGTTTCTCGTTCTGCTCTTTCCTTGTGAGTCCGTATAAGAAATAGTCTTTTTAAGAGCAGTATGTGTTACTTCGTTAAGACCAGCCTTTGCTGAGCGATAGCCCATAGGATCTGTCTTTAAACGACGATCTCTTTCTTTTTTCATTTCGTCTTTAGTGTAGCTACCATGTGGTACGCCACTATTCATATGCCACTTAAGACGCCCGTGAGACATTTTTGTTATATCTTCTTCGAGTTCAACTTCTTCCATCTTGTTTGCGGATCTGTTTAGGCCAGTTACACGGTTCTGTCCTTGCTTATAGTCTTTAGAAGTTAGAGTGCCTTTATCTAGCTTCTCTCTTTTCTTCTTAAGATCTAAAGCAGCCGCAGCGTGATAGTCGCGAAGTTTGTCTTGCGAAATCTCATCAATCTGCTCGACTTCTTCTCCATACATGTCGTCATAGTATCCGCTTCCGCCAGATCTAGATGTCATTCTCATCTCGCCACGAGCATAAGAGTATAGAGACATCATTGTCTGATAAGCATTTGATAGCTTGTTTTGATACCACTCTTCTGGGTCTATCCCCATATCGAGGTAGTCCATGATCTCTTCCGCTGCGTAGCAAATGAACTCAAGTTGGCTCATCATCATCGGAATTTCTTCGTATGCGTCTTCTGCCATGTTTGCTTTATCAGCGAGACGACCAGAAGCGCCAGATATACCCATCATACGGTTCTTGATCTTACGCTTTACATCTGGACTTGACTTCTTCATCGATGAAGATGCCTGAGCAGCAGCAACAGCAGCATTACCTGCCATATTACCAGCAGCTTTCTTGATGTAGCTATGTAGAGTGTTTGGAGAAAGCTCGTCGAGTTGTTCGACTTCTTCTTTAGCAACGAGTTTATCAGTTGCCTTTTTAATACCGCGCATTCTGTCCATAGCTTTGCTAAAATTCTTTGGTTGATCTGGGTTATTATATTCTCCAGACTTTCTAGCCTGATCCATAGCGCTTATATTAGCTTTCTTGATATATGAACCAAGAGTCTTCTTACTAATTTCATCCAGCTCTACACTCTCGGTAGCGCGAACCTTTGGTTCACCAGCAACCCCAGGGTATGCTTTTTTGCCAGCAAGATTTACACCAGGTCTACGCTTCATGACTTCCTTAGTGCTTAATTCGCCTGTGTTGGTTTTGTCAGCAACTTTACGAATATATCTACGAGCAAGGTCGCGAGAGATCTCATCGAGTTCTTCGGCTTCTTCTTTTACAAAACCGTTGTTTATTTCTGCAGATGGAACCTTACGAGCTTTTAAGAATTTTGTAATCTTATCTTTATCACCCATAAGAATCATTTCTGTGGCACCGCCGTGCTGCTTAAAATTAATCTTAAGACCTGCATTTAACGCACCTGAGGCGGCGTTTTTCTTATAATTGCCATCGATATCCATAGAGAAGGTTGCTTCGTCGAGTTCAACTTCTTCTTTACGAATAGCTTTGCCAATCGCTTTACGACGATTGTGAAGATACTTATCTGATTTATCCTTATCACCGTCGTTATCAATGTCACCATCTTCTTTGCCGACCGGATCCATTGCTTCCTTCTTCATGGAACCCTTACCAGCGAATGTGCTAGCAGCATCCTTCGACATCGTGACTGGATACTTCTTGCCACCAAAGGCAAAGTGCTTTGCACCTGACTTGTGAGCGTTTGCAGCAGCGGTGTGGAACGCATTCTTTTCAGTTGCAAGGATTTCTTCAGGAATTACAAACACTGCTTCGTTAACAGATTTAGAAGGCTTATTTCCCTTCTTATACTTTACATGGCTGTCCTCGGTATCGTGCTCACCACCTTCAGCGGTAGGAACATCAAAGCTACCTTCGTAGACAGTCTCATCTTCGCCCTTATCGTAGTCTGCTCTGCGCTTAGGCGCCTTTTTTGTATTTCCAGTAAACGCGTGATCAGGGGCAACAGGATGATCTACCTTATCAATGATATGTTTATCTTTGAAATCTTTCTCGTCACCGGCCTTTGGCTGCGCGACCTCTGATATTATCTGACGTAGAGTCTTCATTTGTTGAGCCCTCTTTTGAATGGTTTTATTCTGTTATTTATAACTTTTAATGATTCTTCTGCCTCTAGATCGTCCTGTGGAGGCTGCTGTTGATCTGCAGGAGGCTGTTGATCTTGGTCAGGTGGTTGATCGCCAGGCATTTCTATATCGTATAGACCAGCTGCTTTCTCTTTATCCATCTGTTTCTGCATCTCTCTCATTTCGTCGTCAGTCATGAACAGAACATTCTTAACGACCCACTCACGAGAGTAATACTTACCGATCTGCTCTTCTATATCCTTTAGCATATTGACTTTTTCACGAAGAATTTCAGTCTGCTTGAGTTCCTCAAAGTAGTTGTCCTTCATAAAGTCATAGCGGATCTTATCTTTAACTTCAGCCCATTCTTCAGGATCTAGGATACCTTTAAGTATGAGTTGCTTTTCTAGAAGAAGATCAAATAGACCAGAGAAACGAGCTCTTAGACGGCGAATGAATTTGCCAAACTTGAGTTCGTCACGTGTAGTTTCTGAGACTCTTCCAAAGCTATACATAGTTTCTGGTTCTAGACGAGATATCGGAACCTTTAGAGACTTATACAGTTTTCTTTGGAAGTACTGAAGGTTTTCATCTTGGCTAAGAGCCTGTGCGCTTCCTCCCGCAAGAATATCAACTTCAGTTGATCTCTCGCCACCTCTACGAGGAAACCAAAAGTCTTCAGTCATAGTCATAAACTTGCGACCGTCTGTAATGTCGCCGCTATCAGAGTCATACTGAAGTTTATTCTTATGACGAGTCATCATATCGTGTAGGTACTGCTCGGCCTTTGCTTTAGGAAGTTGTCCTACGTCGATATAGAATATTCTTCTTTCTGGAGCACGGGTGATCGTATAGATAACCGTAGCATCTTCTAGCATACGAAGTTGGTTTAACGGTTTGATCGCAGGATGAAGATACGATAGGACCAATGAGTTCGTTTCATTCATTAGTCCTGACGTTACTCTAGCAACGGAATCCTTCGCAATGCGATAGCCTTGTACCGTTTGCCCAGAATGAATGTTGTTTGAAACTGACTTCGAACCAAAGCCAGCATCTGAATAGAGATAGTACTCTTTCTTAATCTTTTTAAGAGGAATACCTGAATGTGGATCTTTCGCCTTCTCGTCCATTTCTTTTACGAGACGAAGTTTGCGAGGATCGATGTATCGTATTTCTTTAATACCGTCTTTAATGTTTTCATTATCGATAATGATATGATAGTTAAGACGACCGTCTACGTAGAACTTCTGAAAGATATCGTACCCATAGTTCGAAAAGTCAAGAAGACGAAGTACTTCTTCAAACTCTTCGACGATTCGATCCTTTACTTTATCAGGAAGTTCAGTGTCGTCTAGAACTACCTCTACAGCGTTTTCGTGCGTATCAATATTGATCGCCTCGTTAACTACCTCATCAACTGCCTGACCTATCTCTGGCTGCATCATCATTCCACGATACTTGGTGACGAGTTCGCCTTCTGTTTTGGCGTCGCCTTCCATGTTGATGGCGATACCATAGGATCCTCCTAAAGAGTTTCCTATGGTGATCGCACCTTCGTCGTTATTAGGTTCTACAAAGGAGACAGCTTTTTCTTCTTCGGCACCGCCGATGTCTCTCTTTATCTCAAAGCCAAAGATACGCAAATTTTACATCCTATAATTAAGTAGTTGAAATGCCAGTAGCGCCCTCAACTCTCCACATGTCGTACTGGAAAGTAACATCAAAGTTTTCAATCTGGTCGGTTGATTCCCACGCCATTGGTATCGCTCCGATGGCAATAGGATATATTCCTTCGAACACGTATGTACGAAGAGGTCTACCATCTTTGCTGTACTGTGTTATGATCGCGTTTGACTTATATGTCTGCGGAAGAGCTCTCGAATTTGAGTCGTGAGAGTTAATCGCGTTCGACCAAGCTTCCATTGCATTGCGAATAAGGAAGTCTTCGTCGTTAATGATGGATACTGTCCAGTCTGCGAATGTTCTGTCACCTGCATACTTTATGAAACGGCCAAAGTATGGTATCTGATACGATCCTACGTTAGATTCAGGAAGAGCAGCTGCTCTTACCATGAAAGGAACTTTAAAGTCAGCGATAGCATTGATTGGGTTTGTAATTTGGACTTGGAAGAGCGATGGTCTCGCTCCTCCTCCTACTAGTTGTGATTTGAATTCGTTTATATTGAAGGCCATGTTTATACTCCTTTTTCTTTATTTATTAGAGTGGCTGACCAACGATTTCATCGAATTCTACACCAGTTCTAGTTGCAACAAATGTAAGCTCGATAACGTTGATTGAACGCGCTGGCTTAATGAAGATGTTGCCTCTAAAGATGTTACGGTCGATTACGTCTGGTGTATTTACTGTAGCATCAGAGACGACTCTAAAGTCTATGATACCTCTTCTTCCTTGAATGTCACGAAGGAATGGCTCGACCAAGTTTTTAAACTGAGTCTGAGTGAATTCGTCGTTGAAGTCAAAGAGGAACGAAGCAGCCACAGTTGCGATTGCTTTCTCAACGGTGATAAAGAGTCTACGAACGTTGATGCGAGTGAATGCGCTTCCTGTTGCAGTTCCAAGAGCAGTCTTATCACCGAATAGAAGAACACCTTGGCCAACCTGAGAAATAACTGGATTGATGTCGTTTCCGTATAGCTGATCTCTCTGTGCTTTATTTGGATTGAACGCAAGCTTTACAACATTCTTGATAACACCACGTTTGTATCCTGCTGGAGATTCCCAAGATTCTATACGTGCTGAAAGACCTGCGATGTCACCGTTAAGCGGAACCCAGCGGTATGTATCGTTATACTTGTCGTAACGATACTTATATCCAGTATCAATCACAAGATAGGATGACGATGTGCAGCTATTTCTAAATGTAATAGCGTTATTCATCTTATCCGTTGGATTGGCAGGAGTTACGACGTTGGCATAGGTTGGAGATGCATACACGACACAGTCTTTACGTGACTCTGCTATGTTCTGCGTTAGATAGTTTGCAAGGTTAGAACTTGTTGACTTACCTGTTATAAGTGCGGAGATATCAACTTCATTAGGATCCTTGTAAAGATCATAACCTTGGCTAATTCTTCCAAGAGAAATTGCTGCTTCTCCATCGCCGTCATTACCGCCAGCGAATTCTTCATATATTGGAGATGCAAACGTTCCTGTGAGCGCAGCGGATGGGATGTTATCACCTAGTGCAGCATCGGTCCCAATTGCTTTGATATATGCGGAACGGTTTGCCAATATGTCAACGTAGTAGTTTGTAGTTCCGTCTGGAAGTTTTGCGGATGGAGAAATTGATACGTTCTCGTATAGTTCAAGAATAGATCCTACGGTACCGCTAAACCCGCCTAGCCTATCAACAACTGCGATATGAACAAGAGTGTTGTTTGCAGGTGCCGCGCTTACTTGATTAGAATATCCCCATCTTCTTTCAAAGCTAAGTTCTTCCATATCAGTTTCAGCTAGAGTATATCTGTTTTCAAAACTTATATCGTAAGTAAATGGAGCGCTATTCGCGGCGTTGTCCACATAGTTAGACACGACGAGATCTTGATAACCTATCGTAGGATTACCAACACGAATGATGTCATTTATTTGTGGAGCTGTCGTAATTGCAAGATTGAGTGATAGATTTAATGAGTTCGAATTAAACGCAAATGTACCAGTTGCGTCGCCAACTTCTGCAAGCACGTCAGAAAAAGAAGCTGATGAAGTAATAGCAACTTCAATGCTGTTACCAATTTCGCCGGCGTGTTTCGCGGAGAAGTAAGTATCAGTTGCTGTGGCCGCTGACACCGAAGATACGCGAGTCACATAGAGCGCGTTCGAATATGATAGGAAGTCAGCTGCGGCAAAAAATGTTTCGTGGTTCTGCCACGTTGTGTTTGCGAAAGGTTTTCCAAAACGAGCAGCAAGCTCGTCTTCTGATGTAACTAAGATGCGTTCGTTAGTTGGACCCCAGCGAAATACACCAGCGATTGCGGCAGGAGGAGTCGCAACTGCTGGAATTACTGCGGTGGCGTCCACTTCTCTAACTATGACAGATGGACTTACAGAAAAAACCATATTTTTCTCCTTTGTGTGATTAGATGTTTCAATCAGGTTCTTAGTCTATTTATAAAAACAATGATTTACATCCAACTCTTCACTGGGTTCCACTGAGAAGTTTGCAGTTCATCACCGATGTCAATAAAGCCGAACGGAAGAAGATCGTCGTTGAGTTGTTCTTCTGTCTTATCTCTCAGCTTACTCAGTGTATTTATATCTGTGACTTCTTTAAAGTATCCCTGACTCGTTAACCATGCAAAAAGAACAAGGTTCATAACCAAGTCGTCGTGAGCCCCAGGTTCTGCTTCGTATGAGTTGCGTTTCTTAGAGAAACGCGACAACTCTTGTATTGTCTCGAAATCGCTAATGAGTAACTGATCCTGCTCAATTAAAAGTTTAAGCATAGAACACCCAACCGATTTTACAGATTTTGTAGTTCTAATTCCGGTGTCGGTTACTTTTCCAAAGCCGTTAGAAATTCTCTTTCCTTCACGGCCATTATTCTCTGTGTATAACATATTTTCATAACCAAAATCCATGACAAGAGTGTCAGATACCTGAGCGCCAATGTCATTAATCTCAGTAAGACATAGAGCACCGTTATATGCGGTTCCAACTCTATATATGACGGCAGCAAAGTCAACCGGAGAGACATAGTTGTCTCTAAAGGTGCACACCTGTTTATAAGGCATGGATGTTACGTCTATCACGTTAAACGTTGAGTAGTCAAGACCCTTACCACGCGATACGTCGACCGTCATTATGTATATGTGATTTCCAATCGGTTTTTCGTATTGATAAAGACCTTCGTTTGCATATAGTGGTATTGAGTATGCAAGATCCTTTAGTTTTGCACCAGATATAAGAGTACCCGAAGAACCGAGGAACTGACAGCAATATTCTTGATTGAACTTCTCTTCGTCGTGATCCAACGACTCGATAGTTTCTTGTCTCCACTTTTCGTCTCTGCCAGGAACGTCATACCACATAACTTTAACATATTCGTAACCGTTAGTTCCTTCCTCGGCTCCCTTACAAGTTTTCCAGAAGTGGTTTAATCCATTTGGCGTAGACGTCATTAGAAGCTTTGTAGACTCGCCTGACGAGATAGTAGGATAGACCGACGCGAAGAACTCGTCGTATCCTTCAATGAACGCGACTTCGTCTAGATAGAGGAAGTTCACAGACTTACCACGAATAGCAGACGAAGATGTAGTGCCAGCAAGAACGTTACATCCGTTCTCTAGAGCGATGTTACCTTTGTTCCATTCTTCGATACCTTGTTGAAGCCACTTAGGTAGAGCTTCATATGCAAGTTTAATACGTGCAAGAACTTCTCTCGCGGCGTCACCTTTATTTGCGAGAATTGCAACAGTCTTAAACTCGTTAAAGAGAATATAGTGAAGGATCACAGCCACAGCAGTTGTCGTTTTACCAGACTGGCGAGCGGTTAGAACAGCGAGTCGACGGTTGTTCGTTATCTTCTCAACAATCTCTTTCTGATACTCGTACATCTCAAGAGGTATGAGACCTCTATCGACGTGAACGATCTTAATATACTTCTTTGCGAAATAAACTGGATCCTCTGCGCATTTCATATATTCCTTAATGAGATCTGCGGTCCACTCAATAGGTTCGCCAGTTTTCTTTAAGTGTATATTACCAAGATAGCCGTCACTCATTAGTCACCCTTTAACATTTTAAGAAGATCAGCAGTCGAGAGTATCAGATTATTGTTCGTGACGTTAGTCTGGGCGGCTTCTTTAGGACCCATCTTTTCTTCTTTAGCATACTTCTTTTTCGTAGACATTTCTACGAAGTCTTTGTTTGCATCGAGCAGAGTCTTCATAAGAGTGGATGCAACTTCAAATGCACGAGGAGACTCAGACTGTTTTGCAAGAGATATCATTTCCTTAAGAGCATCGTCTCCCTGCTCTATGATGTTCTTGATATTGCCTCTTGCTTGCTCTATGTCCTTTATAGTTTCGTCGTCTTCGATGTTATTATCATAGACGACTGGAATTATTTCTTTAGCTTCAATAACCGCAGGAAGTTCATCACGTTTTGCTTCTTCGATTGGTCTAAGGCCTAGAACTTCAGATATCTTATCATTACTCATTTTAATCTTCCGGGCTGCTCGTTATAATTCTAATGACGCCCCAGTCGTCATCATATTCAATTTCTTCGTATGAAATGGATAGATCTGGATCCGTAGTCGGAGCGCCGTTTGCAGTAAGGCCTGGATAAACATTTACGCCTTCTACTGGATCTTTTGACGAGTCTAATGTTGCCCATATGTCCGTATCAACAAACTTGATGATCTTCTTTTCTCTTTCTGGTCCAAAGTACCAACCTTTAAGAGTAAAGTTTAGAGTCCACAGAACAGATCTTCTTTCTTCAAAACTACCTTCGTATAAGTCTTCGTTAGTGATGCCATTTAATACGATAGGAATGTCAATTGGATCTAGGTTATCAATTAACTTCACGGTAGCAGTCCATTCTGGTTTAAAGAACGGAATGATCTGTTCGACGATCTTAGTCGCGTCTTCAGAATACTTAGTCATTATGTATAGAGAAAAATCTAAGTTGTATGGTGTGGCAGTCCACACATATGATTTTTGACTATCAGTCTCTCCAAGGTTCTTTTGGATCCTTTGCTTTGAAGGTATCTTTCTCTGCCCATCATACGTCATATTTGTAATCTCGAAAGACATACGAGGTAGAGAGATGGAAGTTTTACGATTTAGACTTGCATCCTGAGTAATTCTAGCAAGGAACTTTTGGAATGGTCCGTATGCAATAGGTACAATCATACGTTGCGCTTCTGCACCCTGTAGATCGTCTCTGGTGATAGAGATCTTATTGAATAGGGTACCAAATAGCGCAACGTATTTTCTTGTCGTTGCATTATAGAAGTGATTTACAAATGCCATCTACTTTCCTTTAGTTACCAAGTATCATTGCTCCAAGATACTCTCTTCCAGATGTCAGGCGATCCATTAGTATAATTGGCAGTGCAGTAATATATGTACGAAGAGTTAAACGCGAGAGTTCCTGCTTTATCACCCGCCACACCTTTACTCGTGCCAGGAACCTGCCCAACGCGAATATCACCCCCATCTGGGAAGGTTAAAACACCATCAGACCCAAACTCCCAAATAAAGCTATTCGCTGCCACAATAGTGCTCGGATTCAAACCGGAAACAACTCCAAAGTAGCTGTTCTCTCCGCCAAGAAATAGATCTGCTTGACTATTGTCTTGAGTGCCACCTGCTCGTATGTGAATATGGTTTGGAGAAGTTGGATCAATAATTATGTACTGATCCACAGAAGCAGACGAGTCCGGGCGTAGCTCGATTGTAGAATAACCAAGCCCATCACCTGAGCTGTTTGCAACAAATAGTATTGAAGAGTCCGTAACAGAATTTATTCCTGATCCTATGTACAAGTTATTCCACGCGTTTGTAGTAGATCCTAAGTTAAACTCAGAGTCTTCGGCTGGAATGAGATCTTCGAGATCTACCAAGTCTGCTGGGGTTATAGCATATACTCCAGTCCATGCTGTAGTCTGTATGGTATTGTCAGGGAATGTTAATGTTCCGTCAGCGCCAAAGCTCCACGTTTCGGCACTCGCATCAGAGTTTGTAACAACGTCAATAGAATCAGAAGCGCTTTTGTTCTTTATACTAAAAGTCCCATCGCCAGTAACATCAACAAATTTTGAGCTTATTCCTATATTCTCAGTCGTAGATATGTTAATATCCAGTTCAACCGCATTTAATCTAATTTCTCCTTGATCATAATCTATTGCTATGTTCGAAGAAAAGTACATGTCAAAATTAATTTCATTTACAACAACAGGGCTTTCCACTGGAACTCGCTGCAGTGTATTAAAAGTTATATTGTTACCGTTTATAGTATAGTTGCCTAGTACTATTGGATCACCACCATTAATACGAAAGCTAATATCAGTAGCGTAATCAAATTGCGCGCTATTAATAAAACTGATTATAGCAGGTGAATTTGTAACAACGAGATAGCCAAGTTCGCTTATTGTTACCCACTGAGCTGAAGCCCATTGGTTTGATAAAAACGGCTGATCTTGCATGTCACTCAAAGCAGTTGCAATAAATGCACCATCATTAGGTATTAAATTTACTGACACTCTTTCTTTATCGCCGTTGTCGTGAGTGTGAATAAGCAAGTCAACGCCATCTTGTGCTGAAATGGCGTTGTCTGTGAAAACAACGTCTCCGATATCTGCCAACAACGATGACGAATCCGCAAGATCAGCTATATCATCTGGTATGTTTGGTTTATTCGTAAGATCGTTATAGCTCCCAGAAAAACTTGAAGAACCTCTGTTATACAACTCAGTAAAGTTCGCGTTAACTTTAGTAAAAGCTGTTCTTAGGGGATCGCCGGATCTATCATTTGCGACGGTACCGATATTGATGGTTTGCTTTGCCATGTCTTCCTCTTATATGGTATCTGCTGTTACAACGGTAGAGTCAGCAGTGATTTCGTTACTATCGGCGGTTACAGCATAATTAGTTGGTCTTGTGATAATCTCACTAAACGGATCTATCTCAGTGAAGTCAATAATATCATCGCCTTCTTCTTCAAAGAATACGTTCTTTGCGATTGGATCTTTTTCTAGTAGTTTATTAAGATTGTTAACTTCAAGATCTTCAGTGTTTAAAACATCGAAGTGTGTATCTATATCTTCAATTCCGGTGTCGAATCTTTCGTTCGAGTATTCAAACAGTTCACACTTAAGATCAAATACTTGAAGAGCTCCGCTCTGATAGAAAACGCTTTCGTGCTCAACATGAGAGATCTCAAAGAATTTATTATTGAGAGGAAGATATATAAGGTCGCCTTCCTTCGGTCTTATGAGAGTAGTATTCAATCTAGTTGCGTATCTTTCAAAAGTTCTCACCGCAACAGTAAAAGTAACTTGGTCACGAATCTGAAGACCAAACTTACTAAGAAAGTCACCATCTCCCTGAAAACCGTCCACGCTCTTTACGTATACTTCCATTAAGTAAGCCGCATTAAAGATTGAAAGATCGTCTTCATTGAGTATCTGGTCGGTCGCTTCTAACTTTCGAGTAACATAGTAAGTATCAACACCGTAGATCTGTATTGCTTCAATGACTAAGTCGTCAATGAGTTGCTGCTCATTGAAGTATCCATAGTTTTGAAAAAAGACGTTAGTCGCCATTTATCATCCAACGAAATTGTAAACGAGTGGTTGAAGTGAAGTCTTCGCATTTTCTTCCATCTCTTTGCGGTCTGCTTTTGCTTCCGATAGGATCTGTTCGCCGTTGAACTGAACACCTCCGATAAGTTGCATGTTTGTAAACTTAGTTAGGTTTACACCCCACTGCTCGCGTATTAAGATAGACGCATAGTTCTGAAGAAAGCGATCGCTCCATACGTCGGAGTATGTGTTGCCATCAATAATGTCATATCCCTCTATAATGATAAACGACCCAGGATTCAATATGGCCTTATTTACATCTACATATAAACGGTTTACATGGCGATTGTATCTTATGAGAGGGCGGCCTACAAGTATTTCTTGCAGGAACTGTAGGTGAGATAGAGCCATGTAGTAATGCTGAATGTTGTACCCAGTAATGTCTTCTAGGTTGTTCAAAACGAATTGGTATTGAACGTTGAAGAAGCCGGTACCGGTCGAGATAGAAGAGCTAAGATCAAAGATACGAGTGATACCGAGAATGTTTTGTGGTACTTCGATATATCCCTGATCTATCTCTTGTTGTGTTAGAGCATGCTTAAGATATATCATCTGGCTACCATCATAGTGGTAGTCTCTCCAGAATGCTATTGCCTCGTCAATACGATCTTCTATCTGTTCATCAGAAACGTTGATCTGAATGACTGGCGCACCGATCTTTCTAAGAACATAATCTTTGAATTCGCTTCTTGTTGAAGGACGTGCCATGTTTGATCACCCTACTTTTTGATCTATTTATAAAAGAAGATGAACCACATTTTTTGGTTGACATATGTGAAATATCTGATATAATTAGATTTAACATCTATCAAGCCGGTAGTATATACTTACTCGATGCGCTCGATATCTTCTTCGTAGCAGTTCTGTCCATACTGGATCTCAACAATCTTTAGTTCTTCAGAAGAATCGTTAATGAGTTGGTGCCAGTCAGAAACATATATGTTTACAAAGTCGCCTTTCTTTAAAGGCGACAACACTCCGTTTAGTTTGATAGCACCGGTACCATTTGTAACGTACCATAGTTCGTTTCTAAAACTATGTCTCTGAAGACTGAGAGACTTTCCTGGCTCGACTATGAGTTCTTTTACTTTTGTAGAAGGACCGTCCGAGTGTAGGACTCGATAGTATCCCCACTTTCTTTCCGTCTTAGGTGTCTTCCACTCAGTAAGGATCTTACTGCTAGAATTCATCTTATGAGTTCCACCGACTCCAAACACAAACGATAGTCGGCTGTCTACGATACTCATTTCCGGAATATTGCTATCGGTTCTATCACCACCGTTCGCAAAAATGATTTCATCGTGTGGATACTTTCCTAGACACAGCTTAATCGCTTCGGACGCCCCGCCGTCACTATCGTCAAATATCATGACACTATCGACCATATGAAGGCTCTCAACGATCGCAACTCTTTCTGATAGACTCATGAATGGCTGACCCTTTTTACGAGTCAGCCATTCGTCACTATTTACTCCAACTATTAGAATATCTCCGAGTTCTTTTGCTTCATTAAAGTATGCAATATGACCGCTATGAAGGGGATCGAAACCACCAGTTACAAGTACTATCTTCATTCTACATTCCTTTCAAATTTGCATATACCATAAACTGACCCTTATATGGGTTATTAATTCTCCACCACTCTTCATAGGCACGCAAAAAGTTGTTATCGAAAATTTGTTCTGTTACGTCTTTTCCATCTCTTTCATATACACGCAGATGTTCTGTTCCTCTTAAATCTAACAGGTAGTTATCTCTAAATTCTATAAAGTTCTCTATAGAATTTGGAACTCCGACTATGTGATATTCACCAGCTATGTTCTTAACTATTTTTTTGATCATAGAAGAATTTTCTTTAGTGAAGATAAAAGCTTCCCCGCCTTCGCAATCAAATTTTAAGAAATCTATCGTCTCTATGTTATAATCTTTTATTAACGTATCGAACCGAATAGTTGAAAACATACTGCCGGCGTGATGATAGATATAATCTGACCCCGGTTTGATTATGTTGTAGTCGGTATCTACTCCAGATATACCTTTATTTATCAGTGTACACGAAAATATTTCTAGATTTTTTTCCAGCGTTTTGAATACAATGTTTGATGGTTCTAAACAAAATGCGTGTTTAGGTTTAATATCCTTTAGAGAATATATGAAAGAACCAACGTTTGCACCAATATCTACAACGACATCGATTTCTTTTATCTTATATAATAGTTCGTATGTTCTATCGATAAAATTTTCTTTAGTAAATAAGTTTGCATATTCTTTATCTGTTGGACCCCAATCAAAGTTTTCGTAATTCATCTTTACTCCGCGTCAAAAAAGAACATTTGCCACAAGCGAGAATTCTCGTTGTTATATCCGAAGTATCCGGATGCTGCGTGAATCATACCTGCGTCAAATATGACGAGTCTGTTATAGACATTTCCAACTACGTCGACCGGTTCATATGGAGTTTTATCGAGAGTAGTGTGCCCAGAGAAGGTGCTCATGATCTCTGGATGAGAATTGTGACGAATACGTGTTGCCTTATGCGCGTACATTGAAGTACCAGTCTCGAATGGCGCGTCGGGTGTTAGGAATAACATACCAGCATATTTCTGATCGTCGCAGTGATAAACAAGAGCATCTCCTGCATAACATGTCTGGAACCTGCCATTCATACCATGTTGTTCCCATTTTGTAATCTTCATTCCCATGATCTTTTCAAATTCTTCCTTCAGGCCTGGGAATAGAAACTGTTTAAAAGTTCTATTTCCCATATATCCTTTTCCGAAGCCACCCTTATCGAATTCACGAGTTAGAGCATACTGTCTTACTTCATCTGGGTTATGATAGAAATCGTCTACGATCCATACTCTCTTTTTATACGGGCTTATTAGAGAAGAAGGATTTATAACAGCCCTTTCAAATACATCTAAACTATCTTCTTTGACATCTGGCAGAAAGTAGTTCTTTAAGTACTCGCTCTCAAGAATTTCTTTTGGTAGCCCACTAATAGAGTACTTCTTTAAGACGTGATTTTTATTTCCAGAAGGCGGAGTAGATCCTTCTTTCATTTCGTTCTCTGTTAAGAATGTCACGTATGTCTCGTCACGGTATGACTTTATCTCTTTAATGCTGTCTGTTTCATTTCCTCCTAACCACTCGAATGAGTCGTTATAATGGGCCCATACTTGAGACTTCAGGGCTCGCTTTTCAGGCCCACCCATCCAAGAGAAGTGCCATCCAAGATCCTGAATAGCAGCACCGTTTTCCGTAATATAATGAATTGGAAACGGGTTATTTACATTTGAACGTATCTGCGCTGGTGTAGCCCTTTTAAGTTGAGCTTTCGTAGCAAGAAACATTGCGCCGGACCATTGAACCGGTGTGTTACTATCTCTGTGATAAAGACGAAGATCTGCTCTTCCTTCGAGATAAACGAGTGGAACCTTAATGATTATCTCTTGGTTTTCTCGGCAGACACGTGATAGATACGGAATTCCATCCGGCCGAATGATTTCATCAGCATCGCCGTGAATAAAGACAGTATCATCATCAAACGTGTCGAGGACTTTTAGGAGCGCGTCTTTCTGAAGGCGCTCACGAGCTCTTGCTCTTTGCGATTCAATCTTATCACGATTTCCATACGTGTTTTGAATATCAATAGGAAGGATCTCCAACTTGTCGTCGTCCGGTATATCGTGTGCTATATAGATGATCTTATTTGGATCCATCTCAAGTCTGCCTGCGATCTCAGGAAACTGTCTTTCAACTTTATGACCAGCGTGAGTTTTATTTGACTCTGATATAACAAAATAATCTACATGATCCTTAAGTACTTCATATCTCAGCTTAAGTGTTTCTTCTCCGTATGGAGCAAAGAAAGGAAAGAAATCGACTATCATATTATTTGTACCTCTCAAATTATTATAATGACTTGTTGCAGATGTAGATCATCCAACAGCTTCCCCAACCGAGAGGCCACTTTGAATTCAAATATGCATCGTCATACATTTTCTGTTGTGAATCTTCCTGAAGATATTTTATCTTACTTGCATCAAATTTTGATAAGAAGTTGTCTCTAAATTTTTTGAATAAAACTGGCGCATCTTCAAAGCAATCAAGATGCACTTCGACCGCAATGTGTTTAACATTATTTTTTATGAATTCAAGATTTTCTTCTGACAAGATATCATATTCGGCTCCTTCGGCATCTATCTTAAGATAGTCTATATGCGTGATATCATATTCCTTTATGATATCTTTAAACGAACGAATAGGAACGGCCTTATCATATCCTTCGCCAAAAACATTTCTAGTATACATTGGGTCATTCCCTATAACGCAGTTAATAGGAACCAATGGAGATTCTTTTTTATTTATGATATGTGGTGACGCATTGTGTATTACTGTTTTTATGAGTTTAGAATTTCCCTCGATAGAATACACCTTTTTGGCGCCGTTGTCCAGAGCATGACATGTGAACATTCCGTTACATGCACCTATGTCCACTACGATGTCGTTTGGTTGAACTTTATACCACCAATCGTAATCATTTCTTATAAAGAATTCGTGATATAGCGTTGCTACAGTTTCTATAGAATCTATACCATCAAATGATATGTTGTCATTTAGACTATTCATTACGAAATTCTTTCTAGCACTGTGAGACCATTGTTGTTTGTAAGAAACATCTTAAATCTCCAATTTTGATTTTCAATAAGAAACTCTATAATCGCAGGAAGGAGCCCTTGTGTAAGTTGTTTGTTGTCTCCACCTTCATTTTTTAGACCATATGTGTTCGTATCATGAAATGCGATGTACTTTCTTACTTTGTTAGCATGAAGAGATAGTTCTTTCTTTAGTTGTTCATATTCGTGCCATGTGTCTATAAACAAAAGATCTGTCTCCTCAATCTCGACATTAAGAACATCCGCTTCAATGAACTTTGTGTCTTTTCCAGCGGAACTAGCATTATTCATGAGTTCAACTACTTTTTGATCTGTAACGATGTCATAAGAAATTAGTTTTGCGTTAGCTCTCAAGAATGCCCTAGTACTAACTCCAAACCTTACACCCATCTCTGTTATATGATTGCATTCTTTGGCGAGTTCGTATAGAACCGGCAAGTGTTCATGAATGTCACTAGGAGTCGTAGCAGCCGCTGCAAACTCTTTCTCTATCATGTGTTTGAAATCTTTTTGTGGTTGGTCTTCGGAGTATCTAATAGTACCAATCGAAGGAATGTACTTCTTCATTATATCGTTCAAATTTATCATATCATATATCTCGCTCTTAGTGGTTTCTTCTTTTAGTCGAAGAAAGACTGGGTGCATTTCCTCAAATGCTTGATCTTCTCCAATATATTTATAAGTTAGCAGCATAAGATAAAACGCGTCTATTCTTGACGTATCTATTGACATAGCATGCTTTAAAATCTTATCTACGATTGCGAAGCTGTCACCGTGCTCTATTAGAGACTTTGCGGCTGACACTAAAGAATTATAGACCAACTCGTTGTCGTCAGTTCTATCCGCAGCTCTTAAAAAGTATCCGCAGGCGGCAGAGTACTGTTTAAGTACTTCATACTCCTTTCCAAGATCGTAGTTGAACTGCGCGTTTTCTGGATCACTTACATAAGATTTAATCTTTTCTACAAGCATATCAACCTCTCAAAACAAAATCGTCAAATACATTTTTTGGTATTCTTAGTATATATGATGTGTTATCCTCGTACCCATACGATATAAGCACATCGTTCTTATGATAAGCAATACCTGAAACAAACTCAATAGATCCACTCATCATTGTAAAGTCACGAGTGGAACATACTATATTCCAGTCTCTGTCCCAAACTATAATTCTCTGAAAGTATCTTCTTCCGCTATCGTTGTTATTATACATGCATTCGTGAGTAATGCCAATGTAGTAGTCTTCGTTCCAAGGTATGATATGCGAACCACCTCTTAGATCACGAGGGAACCGATACTTTTTAGACTCCTCAAGATGTACGGTGTTAGTCTTTAGAGTTTTAGTATCGAATGAAACTATCTGAGTTGGGTTGGTCCACTTCACCCATTGGAACGGCTTGTCTAGAATAGGCATCCAGTTCTTTTCACAGTAGGTGTCGTCGTTTCCCGGCGCTGGAATTGAAAACCGTTCTACCTCAACCACGCCGTTCTTGGTTATCTCAATCTGTGAAAGATCCATCCTACCCTTACCTTCGAGTATATGATCCCTTCTTACTCCGCAGAGATACTTTTTACCTTCCCATTCTATGAGTCTTCCATCTTCCAACCCAATGTAGAACCAGTTAGGATCCTCATTAAGTTTCATATCAATTCTGTCCGCAGATATAACATTAAGACGATCGTCAAGTCTACATACAACGTTTTCGGACCTGATGTTAATATCACTATCAGGATAAAGATATTTTAAAGGCCCATCTTTATCTGGAAACTTATTACTATAATAAAGAGTATAGTTAGTTTCTCTGAGATTTACAAAGACTCTTTCTTGACTGTCAACAAATACAGACGCGTTTGTTGTCGCCATTCCTTTTGATACAGAGTGAGGTACAACAATAGGATGGATCGATCCGCCATTTGCTAATGCGTACTTTGCTAGACTAGATTGGTAAACATCTTTTAACGGAGTTTCGTTATGATAGTATTGAGACCTATGATTTTCTTTTTTGATCATCATTAGATTTTTCATAGCAGCTTTCTGATGATGTCTAGGGGCATCACTGCTGTTTATAATAGAAAGAAGTATCTCTCTAGATTCCTCTATGAACCCGCTATGAAAACCAGCATGAGCTTTCTGAAGTAAGAGAGAATACTTTCCATCATATGTGGTTTTTCTTCTCAACGATTTTAAACTATCTAAGTCTGGAATGCTTAGCGCGGTAGACACGAGTGAATAGGCAGTAAACCACCTCTCGTCATTCGTTTCGCTGCTCTCAATGAACTTGCTTAGAATTAAATATGCTTCTGGACGCGTTGGCATATGAGATATCGCAAAGTTTAGAAGGCCCTTTGTTGAATATTTCCGTCTTCCCAAAGATTGCATGCATGTTGCTAATCTTATTAGACTCTCATAAGATTTATTTCTATCATCGAATCTTTCTGCCGAGCGTAAGTAATAAGACCCTGCCGATGAGTACTGACCTAAATCCTCATAGTACGAACCGATCATAAAACTAACTTCTGGGTCACTAGGATTAAGAGCGAACATCGTGATCAACTGTTTTATTTCTTCCGTCATATCAAACCTTCGCATTATTTACAAATTTTTCAATAGTCGCATACGGCACTTCGAGTAGATAAGCGGCGTTATCTTGAAACCCAAACGTAATAAGTATTCGTCCTTTATAATGGCACATTCCGCATGTAAATTCGGTATGACCACCCATGATAGTAAAGTCGTCAGAGAACTTCACAATGTTCCAATTCTTATCCCATACGATAAAGCGATGGCGATACACTCCGTCCTTTACCTTCTTTTCTCCCTTAAAAAGATCAACCTCGTGAGTTAACGCAATATAGTAATCACCAAAAGAAATGACTTGTGAACCGCCTCTAGGTTCAGTCAATCCCTTTGGATTTCTATTAAACATTCGAGTGTCGCCTAAAAACACGGTTTCTGCCTTGGCTTTTTCTATATCAGCAAGAACTACTTCTGTCGGGTTACACCACTTAATGTACGTATAATCTTGATCTAGAACCGGCATCCAGTTCTTTTCACAATAAGATGTATCTTCGCCAGGAGCACCGATACGCGTGCGAGATACTTCTATTACTTCATTATCGAGAACCTCTATCTCTGATAATTCCATTCTTCCTTGGCCTGTCGTATTCGTATCCCTACGAACTCCAGTCATGTAGAGTTTTTCGTTCCATTCAACAAGTCTTGCATCCTCAAGACCAACGAATTCCCATATCGGTTCTTTATCAAGTTTTGAAGTGTCTACGTGGTTTACTCGAGTGATGTTATAATTTCCATCCAACTCACAATAAAAATTCTCTGTGCGCAACTTCATATCATCTTCTGGGTGAAGATATGTAAGAGGTCCCCATGGATGGATAAACTTCTTTTTCTCAGAATGATAAAAGAAATAGTTAGTGCATCTTACATTAACTATTAGTTTTCCTTTATGAACAAGAATTGACGGGTTCATAAGCCCGGTGCCGCCGGTGAGCTTTGATGGAACGATCAGTGGATGAATACTTCCACCATCTGTTAACGCTTGTTGTGCTAGAGTTGTAGAAGTTTCGTATCTATACGTTTGTTCTACTTGATGCGCGTCTTTGACGTGTTCAAAAAATGACATGATGTAATCAAATTCCTCATAATATGAATGTAAGTTCTGTCAACTACATTTATTTATCAATGAAATCGGTACTATTAAATCCAACTACCGATAGCAAATACAATCACGCTCGTAGCAGTAGTGTTCGCGCGAGAAATATACACGTTTACGGCCGTTGTAGTAGCACCAGATGAAGACCAACCAGTAACTGTGGTTCCTGGAACAGTAGAGTTAACAGAAACATGAACATATGGTGCTGCAGCAAATGCTATCGGAAAAGTCCATGCCCCTAGTGTCGGTGTGTTTGACGCGGACGGAGTTATTGAAAAGGTATGCCAGCACATCTGAGTTCCGCCAGCAAGACGCACGTAAAAACCATTAGCGTTGTTTCCAGTCTCTACTTCTACCGCCGGACCCGGCGGCAAATAAGCTGAAATCAAATCTGTTGCTAAGACTACCATATTTTAATCCCTTATGCTTGAGCTTCTGACCAACGAAGAAGAACGTGACCCGTGCCAGTACCAGCGGTTAAACGAATATTAATCGCAAGAATGTCAGAGCCGTCTGGATATTGGAAATCTCCTCCTAGTGGAGCACCAGTCAATTCCTTCAGTTCCGTAAGTTCTAGTCTATCGTTCACTGCGCCAGATGCGGTAGAAGGAGCAGCAAACGCAAACACCTGTTCACCTGGTACCGCAACGGTGCCCGCACTATAAGTCACAGAAGTCGCAACCTGCGCGAGACTTGGCTGGCCACCCGCAGATTCTACGTTTAATGGAAGCCACGTCGCTGAAGAGAAATTCTTAGGATTCAACACGCCTTCAACAATACAAGCACCAGGGTTTGTACCACCTGAAACAGATACACCGACTGCTTGTAGAAGAAGCTGAGAACGATTCAATAGATCTCTTACTCCAAGACCACCAACCTGACTGTTTGAAACGGATGGAGCAAGACGAATGAGGAACGCTGTTTGGTTCGCGGTTGTAAGACTCAAACCGACTCTCTGATAGTTAAAGATGTATCCACGGTCCTTAGTAAATCCACCGTCCATGATTAACGCAGAACCCCAGTGACTTAGAGTTGGAGAACACGTATTACTTATTAGAATTACACCAGTGCCGGCCGTATGGCTTGCAGCAGCCGCAGCAGTAAATCCAGTCGAAGTACCTGCTTGCCACTGAGTGAGTGTTGCTGCACGAGTCGCACCGGTAAAGTTACCAGCTCCACTTGCCGCTGACTTACCTGTGTAACTGATAATTTCGTTATCTATGTACAATGTTCCTGCTGTTGGAAAGTGTTCCAGTGCTGCAACTGGAATTGTTGTAACTGAGCTGTCGATCGTAGAAGTTAGAGATGTTACTGGAGTATCGTTTTCGATAGAATAGCGAACCGGGAGGTTACCAGATCTCATATAAGCTTCATCATTCACGTTGTTATTTTTGATACGATGCACGAAAACCCAGTTACCATCACTACCACGAACCATAAAATCAACAAAGCCAGCGCCGTACCACGAATACTGTAGACCGACCATGTGCATCTTACTTAGGTTAATATTAAACCCGCTTGGCCCGGTTCCGTCAATTGTATCAATGTTGAACTGCGACTGCCTAATTCTTGTTTCTTGAATTAAGTTACCCTTTACACCAGAAGCATTGATACCTCTATAATCAGGAGACACAAATATAGAAGTATCACTCACTACTTGTATAACATGGTGAGTCATACCGCGGATAACGATTCTATCGCCTGCTTTTAATTGCTGAGTAAATCTTGTATTTACGCCAGTCACCGCATTTGAGTTTTGCGTAACAGATAGAGTTCCACTTAATTGTGCAGTAGAATTTCTTTTTACTACAGATAAAATACTACCATCATATTCCCAGAATAATCCATTTTGTTCGTCAAACAACCCAGCTCTTACAGCTGCGCCATCCCATGTTATTACATACACCTTTGGCGTGATATTTAACACTGCAGTAGTTGCACCGAGTACACTGGTCGCTAATACTGTAAACTGATAGTCGCTTACGATAGATGCTACTGTATATGTGCCATTATACCCAGAAGTTGTCGATCCTGCTATTTCTATAACTGCGCCGATCTGTAAACCATGATCAATGTCATCAGTTGTAACAGTAATCGTAGAACCGACGGTGGTTCCGGAAGCAGTTATACTCCGAATATCATAGTTTGGTCTAAATAACGTTCCAGTCGACCAAAGAAAACCTTTACCTGATTGATAACGAAAATATCTTTTACTCTGACGAGCAACTGTTGCGCCATATGTTGGAGTTTTAGTTGAAAGAATAACTCCGCCGTCCTGTGGTCTGTGAACAATCGTAGAATTTGTAAACGCATATAAAGTAACGGTCGCTGGAGACACAACAACAGCGCCACCTCGTGCAGTATATGTTAATGATGTTAAACTAGGAACACTCGTAACAACAAACGGCCCAGAAGCAAGCGCAGCCTGAGTACCAGATGCAACGATAGAGTGGATAGCAGTACCAGGAATTAATCCGTGTGGGTTGGTAAAGTTTAAAGTAATTACTGACGGGTTAGCACCATTGCTCGTTGCTGATGCTACTGGTATCGAAGCGCCTGAATAGATTGCTCCACGCTTTAGTGTGGTAGCATCTGTTAGTAATGATTGTCCATTGGTTCCAACTACACCCCTTGCAAAATATGTTAGCGTGCTAGTGTTAGGTACACCCACTGTGTTAACAATAAATGTTCCGTCAGCTCTACTAAATCCTGCAATTCCAGAGTTTAGAGCTGAAATATTAATCGCTTGTCCCGCAGCGATACCGTGCGCGACAGACGTAGTGACTGTAATTAAACTATTTGTTGAAGCACCATCTGTAGTAATAGCAGTTACAACTAAGTCAACACCCGGTAATTCATAAGCGGATGGATAGCCGCGAACAGTTCCATAACCTGCCCATTTTGTCGGCTGTAGACCATATTCAAAGTCAGCATCGATGAGTGATTCGGGATTTGATACGCGCATTCTTTCGATAGCATCAGTACCAAAACTCCAAGGTCTTATAGTAGAGGCAGCGTTTTCGTTACCGTAAACAAAAATTTGAAGAGAATCACTAGCACTCTGACCAGTAGTGCTTACTCCCAATGTTATCGTTGTGAACCCATCTTCTCGCTGTGTGATAGTAGGAAAGTTAGTTGCGTCGTTTGCGGCAGTAAACGTTGCTGTAGTACCACCGTATGTAGAGTTACCAAATGTGTACAGGATAATATTATCTGTAACGTTAGTAATTAGCAGAAGCTGATCTAAAGTATATCTTCCAGGTATTTTTATTGTGCCAACGTTAGCACCGCCAGGAGAAAAAACGTAATCTCTTATAATCTTCTTACCCATAATTTTTCCTTTAGAATCCTAATGCTATAGCGAAAGCTGCAGCTTCATCGCTAGAGCCTCTCGCACCAATATTTGAAATAAATTGCCATGTAGTGCCGTCATAAACAAACTCTACGGTTGTTTGTGGTATGTTAACAGACAGTGTATCATTTATGCCTTCGATAGTCGCGCCGTTAAAGTTAACTAGCAAGTTATTTATTAGCCAACTTCCACCGTCGGTAATCTGCACGGCATGCCCAGGAGAAGGTGAAAATGGCATAGTCACCGTAAAGGACCCGGCCGACGTATCAGCAATGAGTTTATCACCATTCAGCGCCGTGTAGTTACTTGTTATTTTTACCCAGGATTTAACAACACCAACGTTAGGAGAAATAGCATTTTTTAGTGATATTGGCATTAGTTATCTCTCTTTATGTTTTCTACGTCAGCTTTTAGTTTCTTAACTGCTTCAATCAAGATTGCAATAAGTGGAGTATATGTAACTGTCTTTAAACCACTTCCGTTTGTTTTTACAAGCTCTGGCATGATCTTTTCTAGTTCTTGCGCAATCACACCGTAGCTCTTTGTCTTGTTATCTTTCCAATCGAAACTATACGTATTTATTTGTTCTAGAATATCAAAGCTGTTATCGATAGACTTAAAGTTTTCTTTAAATGTTACGTCTGAAAGTGAGTTAAAGTTAGTTGCCGACAGATCTCCGGTCGAAGGATTGAAATATAGTCTAGTCGTAGAAACTTCTGCGAGTTGATTTGAACCAGCGGCTGTTACAAACACCGGGAAAACTGTATCGTCATCTGATACGTCAACCGCGTTGATCGTAGTAGATGGGCCGGTAGGACCTTGTATACCCTGTGAGCCGGTTGTACCTTGCGCTCCTTGAAGACCAATCGCAGTAAATATTTCCCAAGTTGTACCGTCATAAGCAAACTCTACAGAAAAGCCTTTAACGTCCATTGTAATATCATCAGCTATGCCTTCGATAGTGCTTCCGTTTCTTGCGACCGTTAGATTTATAGCTGACCAATCGTTAGCGTCAGCGATTACAACGAACGCTCCTGTGGCGGGTGTAGCTGGGAGTGTAATTGTAAATGTTCCGCCGGCCGTGTTCGTGAGTATTCTATCACCAGAAACCGCAGTGTAATTGGTAGTTCTTAAGATCCAACTAGTAGATCCACCTGAAATACCTTGTGCACCAGTCCCAGACGTTCCTTGAGTTCCGGTAGTTCCTTGAATACCTTGCGATCCAGTCGTACCTTGAAGACCTTGCGATCCAGTAGCACCTTGCGTTCCTGTTGTTCCTTGGGTACCGGTTGTTCCTTGCGTTCCTGTAGTTCCCTGAGTTCCAGTCGTGCCTTGTGTACCGGTAGTACCCTGAGTTCCAGTAATTCCTTGAATACCTTGCGATCCAGTAGTTCCTTGGGTACCGGTTGTTCCTTGTGTACCGATTGTTCCTTGAGTTCCGGTAGTTCCTTGAATACCTTGCGATCCAGTAGTTCCTTGGGTACCGGTTGTTCCTTGTGTACCAGTTGTACCTTGTGTACCAGTTGTACCTTGTGTACCAGTTGCCCCCTGAGTTCCCTGCTCACCTTGAAGACCCTGAGTTCCCTGCTCACCCTGAAGACCCTGAGTTCCCTGCTCACCCTGAAGACCCTGAGTTCCTTGTGTACCTTGAAGACCCTGAGTTCCTTGTGTACCTTGAAGACCCTGAGTTCCCTGTGTTCCCTGAAGACCCTGAGTTCCCTGCTCACCCTGAAGACCCTGAGTTCCCTGCTCACCTTGAAGACCCTGAGTTCCCTGTGTTCCCTGAAGACCTTGAGATCCTGTAGTTCCCTGAGTTCCTGTAGTTCCCTGAGTTCCAGTCGTACCTTGTGTTCCTGTAGTTCCCTGTGTTCCCTGAAGACCTTGAGATCCTGTAGTTCCCTGTGTTCCCTGAAGACCTTGAGATCCAGTTGTACCTTGCGCACCGGTAGTACCTTGAATACCAGTTGTACCTTGTGTTCCCTGCTCACCCTGAAGTCCTTGAGTTCCTTGAGATCCAGTCGTACCTTGAGATCCAGTTGTACCTTGCGTTCCCTGAATACCTTGAGATCCTGTAGTTCCCTGAGTTCCAGTAGTACCTTGAGATCCAGTAGTACCTTGAGTTCCTTGAATACCTTGTTCACCCTGAGTTCCTTGTGATCCCTGAAGACCTTGAGATCCAGTAGTTCCTTGAACTCCGGTAGTACCTTGAATACCTTGTGTTCCAGTAGTACCTTGGGTACCAATCGTTCCCTGAATACCTTGAGTTCCGGTAGTACCCTGAGTTCCAGTTGTACCTTGAGTTCCCTGAAGACCTTGAGTTCCGGTAGTACCCTGAGTTCCTTGGAGGCCTTGAGATCCAGTAGTACCTTGAGATCCAGTAGTACCTTGAGTTCCTTGAATACCTTGTTCACCCTGAGTTCCTTGTGATCCCTGAAGACCTTGAGATCCAGTAGTTCCTTGAACTCCCTGAGTTCCTGTTGTTCCTTGTGATCCAGTCGTGCCTTGAGTTCCCTGAAGACCTTGAGCACCGTCTAATCCGTCTACAGCAGCCGTACCTTGAGATCCTTGAAGACCTTGCGATCCGGTTGTACCCTGAGCTCCCTGTAAATTAGTTGGATCTCCAACCCACGTACCGCTTGAGTTTATTACAGGTCCTATACTTTGTATTGTAACTCCACTTACTATAATATTCGCATCTGGATTAATAGAAAACTCAACACCATTGAGTTCTAATCCAGCGCCTGCTTTGTAAATCTGTGAAGAGCTTATCTGTGAGAAGTTTATGCCAGTGCTTCCAAATGTAATGACTCCTTCTGTGGTCAGTACATAGAGTTCGCCGGCTCCGGTGTTACCTTCTAGGACGTAAAACGCGTCGCCTCTACCTATACTTCCAGAATCGCTTGGGCTGTAAGAATCTGTATCGGTTGAACGAGTAAGAACCCAATCAGTATTTGCAGAACCAGTATCTGTGACTGTATACACGCCGTTATGAGCCGTGTTAGCTTGTTGATATAAAAGAACACGGTTGTCAGTACTTAGCGTAATTCCATCTATAATAAGACCTAGCTGAGTTCCGCCATTCGTTAATGTAGCGCCAACTCCTGATATTCCGTTATCATAAATAGCATTAAGAGAGATTGGTGACTCTACTCTAACTGGGTCGTGATAATGTATAGCCGCAGATACTAGTGTATCTACATACTGTTTTGTGACGGCTTGTAGATTACCAGATGGATCTTGTGCAAGAGTTAAGAAACCACCGGTCATCGTGGTGCTAACATCGGATCTTACGAATTGAAGACTATCCAATCCGTCTAGAGTTGCAGCATCTCCTGCGGTAGATCCTTGTATACCTTGTATACCAAAATTACCTTGAAGACCTTGATCTCCCTGCAGACCCTGAGTTCCCTGCTCACCCTGAAGTCCTTGTGTACCTTGCTCACCCTGAAGACCCTGAGTTCCCTGCTCACCCTGAAGACCCTGAGTTCCCTGCTCACCTTGAAGACCCTGAGTTCCCTGCTCACCTTGAAGACCCTGAGTTCCCTGCTCACCTTGAAGACCCTGAGTTCCTTGTAGAACAAATAGTTCCCATTCAGTAGTATTAACCGCAGGGTCCTGATAAACAGACGTGATGACTTGCTTTGATACATAAGTGTTACCATCAACCGTGCTTACAGCAACAGTATCTTTTACATAGCTAGCCTGCACCCATGATCCAATATAATTTAATACGAGCTCGATGCCTTGGAGACCTTGAATACCTTGTTCGCCTTGAAGACCTTGAGTACCTTGCGTGCCTTGAGTTCCCTGCGTTCCCTGAAGACCTTGTGTTCCTTGAGTGCCCTGCTCACCTTGAGTACCTTGAAGACCTTGTGTTCCCTGAGTTCCCTGCTCGCCTTGAAGACCTTGAGTACCTTGTTCGCCTTGAAGACCTTGAGTACCCTGCTCGCCTTGAAGACCTTGAGTACCTTGAGTACCTTGTTCGCCTTGGATACCTTGGGTACCTTGAGTTCCCTGAAGTCCTTGTTCACCTTGATTGCCTTGGAGTCCTTGTTCACCCTGAGTTCCCTGAAGTCCTTGTTCACCTTGATTGCCTTGGAGTCCTTGTGTTCCCTGTTCTCCTTGAAGACCTTGCGTGCCTTGAAAACCCTGTGTTCCAGTAGTGCCCTGTTCGCCTTGGAGACCCTGAGATCCGACAGTTCCTTGTGTACCCTGGAGACCTTGCGTACCCTGAGAACCTTCTGCTCCGTCTATGGCCGCGGTTCCCTGAATTCCCTGAAATCCAGATGTTCCTTGAAAACCCTGCGTCCCGGTAATACCTTGAATACCTTGTTCGCCTTGGGTTCCCTGAGTACCTTGAATACCTTGTTCGCCTTGGGTTCCCTGTTCACCCTGTGTTCCTTGTAGACCTTGCGATCCATTATTTCCCTGCGTCCCAGTTGTACCTTGTGTACCAGTAGTACCCTGGGTACCTTGTGTTCCCTGAAGACCTTGTGTTCCAATAGTACCTTGGGTTCCAGTCGTTCCTTGAGTTCCGGTTGTGCCTTGAACGCCTTGTGGCCCAGTAGTACCTTGGAAACCTTGAGTGCCCTGCGTTCCTTGAAGACCTTGTTCGCCTTGAAGACCCCGAGTTCCCTGAACACCTTGCGCACCTTGCACGCCCTGTGGTCCAATATCTCCAATATCTCCAGTTCTAGCAAATGTAATGATAATATCTTCGTTATCATTAAAGTTATTAACTGACCCAGATACATACCCACAGTTAACTAAGAAAAACCCTGCTTCTTCTGATATAGATGAAATTGTATAGAGAGCGAATCGTTGAGACGCAGTTCTGTTAGATACTCTAAAGTGTCCTTTAATCGTTGAAGTAGAATCATCGATTGTTCTTAAAAATGATTGAATATCAATACCGTTGTCATCTGTGTCATCGATGAACATTCTAATTGCAGTCGTTATGTCTGCATCATTGAACTTTAATCTTCCGGTGCCTGGGTCAGATTGAATAATGGAAGTGCTATAGGTGTAATCAAACGATGCCCCGCCAAAGTTGCCATCCGTACCTTGTATACCAAAAGTACCCTGTGCACCCTGAGATCCTTGTGTACCTTGCTCACCTTGTATACCAAGAGTACCCTGAAGACCTTGGTCTCCCCGTAGACCTTGCGTGCCTTGAGATCCCTGTGTACCTTGTTCGCCTTGTATACCAAGAGTACCCTGTGTACCCTGAGATCCTTCAACTCCTTGCGTACCTTGCTCACCTTGAAGGCCAGTTGTTCCTTGAACTCCACTCGTCTCTAACCAAAAGCGATTTCCTTCTGTATCAGACGCAAGAACATAGTTATTTGCTTCTGGAACACCGAGATCTGGTTCTGTTTCAGAAAGTTTAATATACTTGTATCTATCCGGAGACACTTCTGTAGGAGGTGTCTTTTTTACTTTACCTGATAAATTCATTCCTGATAAAAATTCTGTCATCTAACTTACACCACTCCGCTATGTTCGCTTGACAGTCTTTCTTCTGCGGCCACCATAACATCAAATACGCCGGACACTTCTGCTCTAACTTGAAGTCTATCGCCATTTGCATTAGATGCCGTTCTCTTAAACAAACTTCTGCCCTGAATAGGAATAAACGCAGTGTCACCAGCCGGAACTTCTATCTTTCCTATTTCAATAGTTGTACCACCTTCAGTTACAAAAACGACTTCAATCCACCTATCAACAGAATCTTTATTTCTAGCAGAGATTGGCGTAAGCAAAAAGATCTCTCCAGGGCGTATAGCTCGTGAAGCGTCGGCCGGATCTCTTTCAGAATATTTGTTTGATGCGTCTGGAAGAGAGAAGTCAGGTGCTTCTGCAATTACTTGAAATGTGTTAGCTACACTATTCTGCGCTATTCTTAAAGGTTTTCCGGTTGATGGCGTTCTACATGTAATACGTGCCATGATTAAAAACTCCTTGCGATTGCTGCTCTAGTTGCAATTCTATTAACTGATTGTTCAAATGGAGGACCCGTAAGTTCGCCAGTATCTGCATCGATCTTCATGCCACCAATGAAGAGAGCCGATCCTTGATCGTCTTGGCCAGACGCAATGACTATGCCATTATTTAACTCGAGTATACTTTCTTCGATGGTCGCAAAATTTCTAGCAGGTGGTATTTTTGTTAGCGCGACACCGGCCATGAGTGCTGTCCATGTGTGGCCTATCGCCGTGATCGTAGAAGGCTCGGAAACTCTATTCGTATCTTCGATCGTGTCTATTAATGCAGAGACCAGGTTAGTTACTATCGTGTCTGAAGCAGAATTAACGTTTGCTAATGCAATAATAGTGTTTCTCATAAACTCGAACGAGTGTATAATTGCGTTTTCTTTTGACTCTGCATACACCTTTTCGCCGATAGTATCAAACAGACCTTTTGCAAAATCTAGCATTGGTTTTTCATTCGCAGTCTGCAGAACCCACACAATTGACTGAAGAAATGCGGCAGCTTCTCTTCTGATAAATTCTTCGTCCTGTGCAGTCCACCCGTTAGTGTATCCACCAGACACGAGATTATTCCAAGTAGCATTTATAATTGTTGTTCTAGCCGCAGAGACGGCATTTGATGCAGCTGTCTGTATTGATAATGATCCCTCTGCTACTTCTGTAGGAACAACGATGTTTCTTGATCCGTCCGCGACCATAGTATAGTCGCCGAATTGAGTAGAGCAAGAAGATAAAATAATTTGCCCGCCATCAAGAGCAAGAAAATGTTTGTGTGCCCACATACTAACTGCATTAACAGCATTAATGAGTCCACCGTTCCTTGCGACATACCCAATACCATTATGAGAGACTGGTGTAGCGCCCCAAGCCATAATGTTTGGGTAGATACTATATGCTGAACATACGGACCCATCGGCTATAATAACACCGGCACCCCTACCAATAAGTGGATTTGCATTATCTCTGTCCAAAGGTGGCGCAACAGTATCCCAGAATGGAGTTGTTCTAACTACAACCTTATGAACGTATGGCGCTCTACGAATTACTGCACCTGGTCTAAAACAGAACGCAAAACCTTCTGTTGGATTATCCAAACTATCAAGACGCCAATTGTCGAATACTAAACCTTCAACAAAGCAACCAGAACCTAGGCGGAACACGTTTCTTTCTTCATACCCGGTGACAGGGCTTATGAATGCGCTTCTATGAGCTGCTCGAATAACAACATTGTCTGGCACATCTAAATGACCCTGTGTCGTATACCTGCCTGGGCCTATTTCAATAAGAGTGACTTCTTCTTCTTCTCTGTCTGCCGCGTCTTCGAGCGCCTTCTCTATTGTGGCATACGCGCCGTCCCAAGATGTTCCGCTGTTCGTATCATCACCGTTCTTTTGAACGTAAACAACATTTCTTACAGGATTGCTAGCAAGAAACGTTATGATGGCTTCATCACCATCCTGGTTTCTCTTTAAGAAAATGTTGCCATCATAGGTGTTGATGGCGAGTTCACCTAGTTCAAGATCCGATACTGTTGGGACTCTATCTGAAATAGAGCTTCTTTTATGCTTTATTATAGCGGCCATGTTGTTCTTCGACTCTTTTTATGTGGTCGTTTTCTTTATTTATTTACTCAGTAGGTGCCGCCATCTATGACCTGCTCGCTGAGTGTTGTTGTTGCGATAAATTTCTGTAAAGCAGAGTCGTAAACCAAAATAGAACCGTCAGCATTTGTATTCATATCTACATCTGCCAGATCTCTAAGTCTTCTTACTATTAAGTTTGTCTGGTTTGTAAAAACTCTAGGTTTTTCGTTGCCAACAACGGCATTAACTCTTAGTCTTTCACTTCCAACCGTAACTCTTACCGTTTCCGACATGTCTTATACCCTTGTGACCGTTGGCAAGATAAACATAAGACCTTCTAAAACTTTAACTCGAGTTCCGCCTTGACTCATCATGATTATATCATATGTATACTTACCAGGATCGAGAGCTTCGGATGTTTCTGGTGAAATGTATAATTCTATCATACCAGTATTCGCGCTAAGAAAACTAGCGATCTCAGCGTTTGCGGAAATTGAAGAAGAATATAATTTCTTTATGTTACAGTAAAATGATTTATTCGAAGCGTCATACTCTTCACCGGCGGTTGTGGTGAGAAATAGGTCAATCGAATAATCGACGCCTTGGTCTACGTATAGGTTTGCTATAGTCGTCATTTGGCATACACTCTTTTTTGTTTCTATTTATAAAAGAGTGTATGCCTATTATTTTAGTTGACATTTTCAATAATTCAGATATAATGAGATTTATCGGATAAGGATAATAGAATTAGAGAAGCATATTTAATTTGTACATGTCCGCATGAGTATACTCCTGATAGTGAGATCTCAGATGATCAGGAAATGGTATTGTCTCTATACTAGCATTGTACATAAGAGCGACGTCTCTCGCAACGTCAAGAAAGCTGCGAGTAGATCCTGAGCCTAGGTTAAAGATACCACTCTCTTTCTTCTCAATCATTTTAAGATGTACGTCTACTACACGATCAACGTGTATGAAGTCTCTCTTATAGTTTTCAGAACCTTCAAACACTCGAATGACGCCAGTCTCGCGAGCTTGTCTCGCGAATTGATTATACGGACTGGCCTGAGATCCTTTATGATCTTCGCACGGGCCGTATACATTGAAGTAACGAAATCCTTGCCATATAAATTTATGAGCTTTTGATCTCATATACTCTTCGAAGAAATACTTACTCATTGCGTATAGATTGAGAGGATACACAGTTTTGCTCTCGTCAACCGGACACTTATACTTGTTTCCGTAGACAGATGCGGACGAAGACCATTGCAAATTCACATTATGTTTCTCGCATTCTTCTGCGAGTTCGATGGACCACGCAAGGTTTAGGTCCATCACTCTTCTAGCATCCTTCTCAGTGGTTGAGCTTAGAGCTCCGAGGTGGATTACCCAGTCAAGATTGCTAAAATCTAGATACTTTGGACGCGTGTCTGGATAGTCCTTAATATCAAACTTAACCAACTCCCAATCAGATGGTAATTTTTTGATTAGGTTCTGACCTATAAATCCGTTTGTTCCTGTAACGAGTACTTTCATGTCTTTAGCCATCTCTCATTTTCTAGAGTCCACTTCACTACTTCTGCAATTCTCTCACGAACTGATGTAGCAGGTTCCCATCCAAGATTCTTCATCTTGCTTCCATCTAGAGCATAACGAAGGTCGTGACCTGGGCGGCTCGAGTGGAAGTCAACAAACTCGTAGTTGAGTTCCTTACCCTGTGCATCGGCAATGATCTTTGCGAGTTCATAGTTATTGATCTCTTCTGCGCCGACGATGTTAAATTTAGGACACTTAGCTCCACCCCATTCTGTCTTTAAATCGAATTGGTTCTTAAGAAGGAATAGAACAGCGTCAGCAACGTCTTCTGCATGAATATAGTGACGGGATCCTGGGATCGTTTTTGTTCTATCGCTGTGGATTGTAATCTTCTCACCATCACGAGCTCGCTTAATGCACATTGGTATGTACTTCTCTGGATGTTGTCTCTGACCGAAGACATTCATGGTATGAGTGATATAGATCGGAAGACCGTATGTGTTCTCATACGCAACGGCAAGTTCTTCTCCGCCTGCTTTTGACGCACTATAAGGATTAGTAGAGTTATAGCGATCGTTTTCACCATACTTAATTCCATCAGGCGCAGGACCAAAGACTTCATCCGTACTGAAGTATATAAATCTCTCAAGGTTACTCTTCTGCGATCTTGCAAACTCGAGTATATTACACGTTCCAACTACGTTATCGAGAACGAACTCCATCGGATAGTCGATTGAACGATCCACGTGCGATCCTGCCGCGAGGTGAGCGATGTAGTTTACAGTTCCTACTTCTGAACGAACGAGCGGGTTCATATCAGCTTTAAGGTCGTGAAACACCACGCTTACTCTCTTGCGCGTTTCACTGTCGAACTCTTGTAGTGAGTCGTGGAGGCGATTAAGATTGCCGCTGTAGTCCAATCTATCGAGAGTAACGATCTCCCAGTCTGTCTCTCTGAGCACTTTACATACTAGGTGGTGAGCAATAAATCCGGCTCCGCCAGTAATCAATATTCTTTTCATAATGTAACTTCCTTTTGACTGTCGCCCGGCATTATTCTGTAATTATCCTCTACAGAATCCGGCGTTGAAACTTCAATAATAGTACCTTCTTGGAGACATTCTATCTGATGGGGTTGAAGCGGTGTATTTCTCCAAGTTGATCCGGTAGTAAGTACTAAAGAATGTCTCTTAGCGTTTTCTGTATCTATCCAATGAACTATAAATTCTCCAGATAGCACATACCAAGTCTCGTCTTTTTCTCTGTGAAAATGCATTGAAAACTTTGCGCCAGCATTAAAGTTTAGAAGCTTTCCACAATACTTATCGTTAGTGGCCCAAATAAGTTCGTGGCCCCAACCCTTTTCTACAAATCCGTTAAGTCTTGTCATTTCACTACTCCTTAATAGGATGATCATTTATAAATTGAATAGGTGTAATTAAGCCTAAGTCTAGAGTCATGTTGTTTTTAAACTTTCCATATTCAAACCACGGATTATCTAGCTTTATTGGTGTTCCCTCAGAGTTCATCTCTATGACTCCAATTCCATAATCTATGTCGACGGTATAAGTCTTTAGGTATGTTTCAGTCCTAAACTTATAGAAAGCTTTCCATGTGGTTCCACACCACGCTCCGCCGTTTTCTTTGAAAAATTTATAGTCAGAATGCGCATTATAAAAATTTTCTGGACCACAGTCGTGTAAAACTACAAATCCTTTACAGTGATTAATCGCATTTTGTATGTCACGATATACTTGATCTGCTAAGTGAAGGCCGTCTATAAAGATGATGTCCCACTTGTGATCGGGTTCAAACTCAGTCTTCTTATTACGCAACTTCTCAAAGAATTCGTCAGAAGTCATTTGATAGTCAATATGAACTTCTGGTCTTGTCTTTTGCGGATCGACAGAACATTTTTTCGATGCGTTTATGAGATTAAAACAATTTTCGGGGTGCTCTACTCCAATCTCAAGATATGAACAATTATTGTCATAGTAAGCCGCGGCTAAATGATTAATCACATTATAACGCATTATATGTTATCCTTCTATCTCTTTTAAAGTTGGCGCATATACACCGATCTTCTGAACAGTAACTGCCGCTGCTTTCATTGCGAATAATATTGCCGATTCCATATCGCAGTCCTTACGAAGGTATTCAAACACGAGGGCTGCAAGGAATGTGTCTCCGGCGCCGCATACATCATGTGCTTCTACTCTTGGTGAGAAGTATAATACATTATTCCATACCGCGCCATCATCGCCGCGAGTGACGATAAGGTTTTCTGGTTTTGGCTCTGAAATTAAGTTCTTGTGTTCGTATTGGTTAATCTTAACAAAGCAGTTGCCTATATCTGCGAGGTACTTCTTTTTGGTATCTATAAAGACAGGACCTTTGAACTCTTGACGTATCCGCTTAATGTCGTCATAACTAACGAATCCCTTATCATAGTCAGAGATAACGATTGCATCGTATTCATTAAACTGAACGCCATCATATATGATAGTATCAATACCCTCTTCTTCAATCCTTTGATCTACACGAAGCAACTGTTGTTTTGATTTTACATCTATATAACGATTCTTATTCTCAAAGAAATACGTCTGATAGTCAGGATTTACTCCAAGAGAACGAAAGTTCTCAAGAACGTTTGACATCATGCCAAGTTTCTTCTTGGTGTATACGTGATCAAAGATCGGAATAGGAGCTTCTGGACTAATACGGTTTACTTCACCGTAGTGATAGTAATCATAACAGCTGTCACCTAGTAATAATATCTTCATCTATAGAGTCCCATAATAATTTCCAATCAACATACGGATCACGCTCGTATTCACCTTGCATATGCAGAGCAATGCTTTCAAACGGACATACTGCGAGACAACCTCTTTCTACCATTATCTTATTGAGAGAGATCTTTTCAAGTTCAGGATCTCGAGGATCCAGATTTAAGAACTTCTCGAGTATATCACTATTATTTATGAAATTTTGATGACTCGTTAAAAACGAACAAGACACGTCGTATATCTGAATCCAGTATCTCTTCTCTCCCATAAAGATCGTTCTCGGAGTAGTACTGTTTCGATATACGGCAGACCAAAGATACGGCGCATTATAGGGTGTTACGATTGGTTGCGTGTTTGTCTCAATCAGCATCCTAAAGTATGTATCAATGACCTCGGTTATCGCAGATTTTTCAAAAAGATAATCGTCTTGAACTTGGTATACTAAATCCGTTCCATTACTCAATAGCCATTCGTAGCAAGAGCGGATCGAATTCATTATGCCTAAGTTTTCTAGATGATACAGCTCAACCTGAACGTTTTCTTTTGAATATATTTTAACACATTCTTGAATAAAGTAAACTGTTTCTTGCGTAGAATGATCGTCGAATATTGCTATGCGATGATTAATAGATCTATCTCTTTTGGCTGCTTCGTGAACTGATTGAAAGAAAGAAGACACGCACTTTCGAATAAGCTCGTGTTTCGTGTCACAGCAGTATCTCTTGGTTACCTGGTTTGACGCGATATCACAAGTTTGCAGCGCATAGTGTACGTTCATCTCTTATCTTTTCTATCACTCGAGTCGAAGAGTATTCTTCTATTCTATCAAAGAATATCAGTTTCTTTGCATACTCGCTGCCTATCACTTTTTTATTTCTGTAGTCAGAACCGACAACCATATAGTCCGGTTCATACTCTCTGATAATATTTATCAGTTCTTCTTCACTGTCAAAGATAGAAATTTCGTCAACGCCTTTCACATGAAAAAGCATAGTTGCTCTCGTATCTTGGTTATTGATTGGTCGAGATGCGCCCTTTAGTTTTTTAACTCTACTATCTGAGTCTATGCCGATCTTTAGATAGTCTCCGTAGTTTGAGGCAAAAGTGATAAGCCGCATGTGACCAGGATGCAGTATATCAAAAGTTCCGTTTATGAATACTTTCATTCTGATACCTTTTCATTCCACATAGCAAGCATACCTTCACAATGCAATATATCTTTTTCTGCTATCAAGTTTTTATTTATGTTAACGAACATGGCTTCTTCTATGTTAACATTTTTTTCAAAAATCGTCTTAAGAGACTTTCTTAATAAGTCATTAGCGTCATCTAATAAAGTGTAACAAAAGGACCAAAGGCGTGTATGTAAGAAACACGCGGTTTCATCGTGTCTCATGTTTTCTTCTCTTGACTTAAAACAGTATTTTCCTTTGAATGAGTCGTACTCTAACGGATCAAAACTTTCTGTAAGTCTGTATCTTCCGGACACCTTGAATATTCTATTTACTTCGTTTCTAATTTCGTTACGAATAACATCAAAGGATACTAAAAGAATAAACGCTTCGCCGGCAGAACGAACTCCGTTCTTGTTGAATTCTATACATTGCTTTCTATCTCCGACGTATAGGTAATAGTCAGCCATACTCGATATTAAATTCTCTTCAGCATCCGGCAACTTAGACAAAGAGTTATCTATTAATATAACATATGAATCTTTGTCTTGTTTTCTTATACTCTTAATTGTTTCGATAGTTTCATAAAATCTAGTCTGCGGATCTATGTGGCCAATTCCTGTAACTATAGTTGAAGTAACCACATAAACGTTAATAGACATTATGCACTTACAATACTTTTAATTTGTAGTAGTGAAGTATGCCGTCTTGAAATGAATGAAAGATCCATGGGCGATAGAATAAGACATCGTTTGGTTTCATTTTTATTGATGTCTCTACTTCCCATTCGTCATTATTAAGATAGTCGAGTTCTTTATCTTGACTCTCTTCATCTTTAATAAAATCAAGAACACTCTTATATCCATCTTTGTGTATATATGTCTTAAATTCATTTTCTTCGAGTGAAACGACGAATCTCCAGTCGTTTAAGTCTGCAAAATCTTCGAAGTGTATTACTTCGTGTATTGTTCTACGAAGGGTTCCTGACGCTGCTCTATCTATCTCAACTATGTCGCCAACCATCTTACCGATTACAAGATCGATGTCGTTGAAGATGAGATTGAAATGCTCCATCTCTTTACCAAACTTTTTATCTACCCAATGCACATCTTGCACAAGAGGCCGAAGTTGTTCTACTTCATCTTTCGGAAAGTAGTCTCTTGCGTGGATATAATTAATTACAGAACGATTTACAGAAAAATTTGTGTTACTCATAGATTCTCCAATTATTCGTCATATATGTCTTTAAGTATTACTTGGCAGGACTCGTTAATTTCGTTCGCAGAAAAATTCATGATTCCGTCATTCAATCTGTCCGTGAAGTCCGATTCTACTCCACCAAGGCGAATCGGACTGTAAACTGGATCTTGTCCCTGTTTTCTAAAGAATTTAAAATGGTCAGGATAACTTACGTTCTTTTCAAACGTACTACCCATAAACACAGATCCGGGTTTATCAAAAGCTCTAGCCATATGTTGACCTACGCTATCGCATCCTACGAAATAATCACACTCGCTTATTAGAGCCATGTACATTCTTAGTTCAGGATTAAAGTTAGTTAGATCCGCGCTAAAGTTATCTCCAGGATGTTTGAGTTCTCTGTTACCAAAGAAGAAGATTAGACAGTCTTTATCGTTTAAAAACTTTCCGATCTTTAAGTAGTCATCGACATCTAAACTTCTGTTTGAAATATCGTATGGTCTATTGTTTGAAATCGTCATAGTACTTCCATAAGGCTGAAATACCACTACTTTATTCTTCTTATGTATCTGCTTAAACTCTTCAACAATTCTCTGAACAGATGTACGCTCATAGGTGCTGATGTATAGGTTAGGCTTTTCGAGATCCTTATGATCCGTCGTATTATTTATTTGACGGTCAAATGCTTCAGCTAGTGATATCTTTTGATTGTAGTAGTCGTGTATATAATAAGGTTCTGGGCACACTAGATTATAATTCTTTACGTACTCTTCAAAGATATTCTTTTGATGAATTCCTATCGTTCTTGGTTGAAGAATAGGATGGCTCCAATATAAGTCTTGCCACCCGTGAACGATTACTCTAAAATCATTCTTTGGATTTAGTCTATGAAATTTTTCTAATGCAGGTATCGCTGCAATTACTCTTCCTGCACCGCCGTTAATAATAAATGTAGTGTTCATTTTGCGTAATCTTTCCACCATTGTTGCCATTCTATAAAAGGATCTTTCTGTTGCTCAAATTGCATATGTAATGCAAGACTTGGGATCGGATTGAATCTAATCGCTTTGTTGCTCTGCCATATCTTCCAGATCGTATTTGACTCTTCGTAGTGTTCCGTTCTCGGATTAAGATAGTCACCGTTATACTTAAGAGCAAGAACCTCGAAAAGTTCCCAGTTGTCACGAAACATTTTTGGAGTAGTCATCATGACGTTTGTTGTAAATATTCCAGTTCTCCAGTGACGAGCAGAGCCATGGACTATGAAGTCTGTTCTAGCAGGAGGATCGTATTCAGACGGCTCGTCGAATGGATATATCACTATGTCTTCTCGTTTCAATCTATCGCAAAACATATAAAACGAGTCAACCATTTCCTGTATTGCCGAGGGGCAGTGAAGATAGTCGTCTTCAACAGAATACACTAAGTCCGAATTGCTATCCCTACAAAGGATCCACTGCTGATGAGCAGAATGATTGTATCCACTTTGATCGAGTTGTATTAGTTTAGAATTTTCTACTTTCTGAATGATCTCTTTGATTCTTTGAACCGTATCTTCTGAAGAATGATCGTCGAGAACCGTCAGATTAATATCCATTCCTTTAGTATTATTTATTGCGTTTACTAAAGATGATACACATCCTACAATAAGATCTGATTTTTCAATTCCGTGGTATCTAACTCGCCAATCAGTATGAACGTTTGTGACGTCGCAAGTTCGTAAAAATATATCAATTTTCATTTTTAAACATCATATCAGAACCGATTTGTTTCATTTGATTATATCCCATATCAAGCAGAAAGTTCATAATATCTTTTTTATCCCAACCATAATTTTTACCGTGATCCAGCCATTCTACTACAATTAATGGACGATGCAGTTTTATAGTGTTCTCTGCTCCGAGTAATGCATTCATTTCGTAACCTTCAACATCTAAATGTATACAATCTATGTCTGTCAATCCAAGACTGTCTATCGTTATTACAGGAATGTTTCCATCTTCCTTTACACGAAACGTACCGCAATTTTCTGGAGTGTCATTAGTGATAGAAACTTGCGATGCCTTACTACCTAGTGCTGCTCTAAACTGAAATACGTTTTCATGATCTGCAGTATTCATGCATAGACACTTGAAGTTTGTAACATCCGGTTCAAACACATAAACTGTCTCGAATGCTTCGGCAAATTTTAAAGTGTATGCTCCAACGTTTCCACCCGCGTGAATTATTGTGCGCTTATTCTTAAGAGATCCTACTATTGAATCTACGGTGTATAATTCAACATTAGTCCATGTATAGCAAGAATCGACATCGATTTCTGGCCAATATAAACCATCTTCTCTTTTTATTATAGTCATAGTTGTCGCCAAAATTCCATATTTGCGTGCTTATTAAGGATATCTGGTGGAAGTATAAACTTTCTTTCGCGGAATTCAACTTTCTTACGAACGTCGTGAAGTTTAATACCAATCTCTGCGTCGTACTCATCCCAAGAAGCTTCTACATTATTAAAATCATGTTCAAAATAAGGTTCTTCTATGAAGTTGTAAAGAGCTTTCATCATTTCTTTTGGCTGCTTGCACAACAAGTCGTATTCTAATAAGAACAGAAGTGGCTGATCATGACCAGTAAGAGCCTGCTTAATTCCAACGTATGGAAAACCTACAACCCCGTCTTCCTTCATAAGACTATCTACTCGTTGATACACTGAACTTCCTACGCCACCAGTCACCGTGTTTGTGGAGAATGGATTTCTGCGATGGGCAGACTCAAAGCTGTCTATTACCCAATTCAAATCCCTTACACAAACTATGTATTTTGATTTTGGATAGAGATCACGAGTAACATTTGTTAGGTATGTCCATGCTCTATTTGTATTGAATACTACTGGCCTATCGACGTCTTCGTAGTAACCTTCGAATAAATGCCGCACAAGGTTCTTTCTGCGTTCAACAGGAACTTCAGATTTCATTCCAGGAGCGTCTTGACTATGTTCAATAACTCCCTTAACTAGACTTGCCAGTGGGTCAGTAATTGAAGCGTGAAACCTTGGGTTCTGACGAAGTATAGATGATAACAGAGTTGAACCCGACCGAGGCAGACCTGTTATGAAGTGATATGTTTTGTTCATAATTATCCAATCAATTTCAAAAGTTGTTCATTTACGCATTGCAGAGGTTCGTCCCAGCTTCGAACTTTAGTCTGTTTGTGTACTTGAAAGTTATCTCCATACCAAGGAGACTTTGACGTCTTACTGGAAGTAGACCAAATGTAATACTCCGCAATTGGAACTACAACAAAAGATGTTTTTCCGATAGCGCCAGCGGCATGAACCAAGCTCGTGCACGAACTTACGATACAGTCCATCTGTTCAATAAAGTCGAGTGTATCTTCCCAAGTTTCTATTCTTGACGATAGATCTATTACTCTAGGATTATTTATTGGCTGCTTGTCGATGTAATAGATCTCTGCGTTCTCTGGTAAGTATTCTAACATCTTTTCGATTGGTATCTTACGATACTCATCTTGCGAAAAGTATGGATTTCCTGAACACTTGATACCAATTTTAAACTTAGTGCTATTGATTTTATTCTTTGGATCATTCAAAGGTTTAAGATACGAACCATACCACAATTTAGATTCGTCGAGATTGAGATACCCTGGAAGACTCATCATCGGTGCCCATAGTTGTGTCCGATCAATTGAATAGTACTCAGTTATTACTTCAAACCCATTTCTACGAAACATATTCACGGTGTCTTCGCGATACTTAGACCACGACGAGTAGAGTATTGGTCTCATTCCTAAGTCTTTAAGATATTTGAAAAAGCGAATGTTGATGATCTCGTCACCTATACCTCCCTCTCCCTCTATATAGACAGTCTTACCTGGTTGAATTGCTCCGGTCCACCGCTTCATCTTAAGAGCATCATCAAACTTGCCACTCTTTGGCTTAAACGTCCCAAGGAACGACAAGACTCCCTCTGCAAGTTTTCCTTCACGAAGCGTTTTACCCGACAGAGCACTTCTCATGTCCTCTCGCTTCTCTGGATGTTTTTCAAGTAAGTCTAACAGTATCTTTTCTGACGCCGTTCTATCTCCCTTGAGTGCGATATTAAACGCTTTTTGAGTCTGAGTCTCAAAGTCATCCGGCGTGATCATCAGATTTAGATTAATATAGAATAGAGCATCATCCGGCATATTCATTGCGTTATATGCTTTATAGAGGTTTGATCTGGCGATGTATAGTTGTTGAGGACTTTCGGCCTTCGTATATGCAGCTTCTGCACATTTCAGATACAAATCGCGGTGTTCTGCTTTTAGTGCCAGATATCCAAGAGCATCAAAGTCCCCTATACCCTCTGCTCTTTGAAAATACATGTTAAGAATATCAAATACGATTTCGCGTTTTTCGTGAGATAGAAGATCCATTACAACGGGTTTTAGATCTTCTATCTTAAATTTATTTTCCGCCGTGTTCATCTTTGATCACCACTAAATTCACCCAGAGTTCTTCAATAATGTTATTGTGTTCGCGAAGATACTTTTCAACAACATCTCTCGGTTCACCAACAAACTGATCTCGGTATTGCTGAGATGGCATATAGTTGTAATCTAGGATCTCAAAGTCAACTTTAAAGTAATCACCGAGTCTGCTTGACGCAGCGCCTTGTTCCCTGCATAGTTTATTATGTTTCTTACTAAAAAGAAGAAGACCACCAACAGTAATTGGTCTACGATGTGTTGGGTCGTCGTAGAAGTAGTCGTGCCGATGATGCGGAACACGAATGTCTATCGTCGCTCCATGCTTACAGACTCGATAGATTTCTTTAAGGCAATGGAAATAACCAGGCCCAAGATGTTCGAGTATGTGATGAGCGATAACAACTTCAACTGTGCTATCTTCGAATGGCAGTGTGTCTTTTTCCAGATCTACGATATAGTCTGGATTTTCAAGCGGGTCGTAATCTAGAGTTACAAAACCATCGAGCTTCGTTCCACCAGCGCCAAGATTAATCTTCATTTAAATCACCTTTCATATTAAAAGTTTGTAATATTAAAATTACTCAAAAAGTCTAAAATTTTATATAAGATCTTTTTGCGACGCTATGAGTTTAATAGCTTCTACTCTATTTATACAAAAAAACTATGATGCTATACTGCTCTTACGGCTGTGCTGAACACTATGCCTGCGCTAACTTGACTCCAGCCGGTTAACCCACCAGCAACTGACACTGGAGAAGATCTAGCAACCAAAGTGCCGTGACCTAGTTGTCCAAAGGTGTTGTCACCCCAAGACCAGACAGTTCCGTTCTGTCGGACACCTATGCTGTGGGTGCAGCCTGTAGCCACCTGACACCAGTTCGTAAAGCCACCGACGACTGACACTGGAGAAGATTTGGCAGCTACAGTGTTGTCACCGAGACGGCCGTCAGTTCCAAGACCCCAAGCCCAAGCGGTCCCGTTCTGTCGAACACCTAGACTATGGCATCTTGCTGCGCTTACTTGACACCAGTCCGTGAACCCGCCGACGACTAACACTGGAGAAGATTTAGCAACTGTAGTGTAATCACCAAGACGCCCGCATGCTCCATCCCCCCAAGCCCAGGCGGTGCCATTTTGGCGAACACCTAGACTGTGCACCGACGCACTTACTTGGCACCAGTCTGTAAAGCCGCCAACAACCGATACTGGTGATGATTTAGTCGCTGTCGTGTTGTCGCCAAGTTGTCCACCGCCAGTATTACATCCCCAACCCCATGCAGTTCCATTAGTACGAACACCTAGACTGTGAGCGTTCCCAGCGCTCACTTGACACCAGTCTGTAAAGCCACCTACGACTGACACAGGAGAAGATTTACCACCACCGGTGTTATCACCAATATTGCCAAAAGTGTTTGCGCCCCAACCCCATGCAGTTCCATTAGTACGAATACCCAAACTGTGAACACCACCACCGCTTACTTGACACCAGTCTGTAAAGCCACCAACGACTGACACTGGAGAAGATTTATCAACTGTTGTATTATCACCAAGTTCTCCAGAAGTACCAGCACCCCAAGCCCAAGCGATTCCATTAGAACGTATGCCTAAGGCATGCGAGCCAGTGCCGCTTACTGCTTGCCAGTCATTAAACCCTCCAGCGACTAACACTGGAGAAGATTTAGACACAGTAGTATTATCACCTAGGCGTCCTGAAGTAGGAAACCCCCACGCGTAAATTAAATTCGTATTAAAATCGCTTCTTAACTGACGGTTATCCAATCCGCTCCAGCACCCGACTTGCGCAATTACTGGAACACCCAAACTTTCAACGTAAAATATAGTTCCTGGTATAATAGTATTACCGCTTAAGTCCGGAAGATCGTCTACGGTCGCAACAGAAATACTTCTATTCGTAGTATCAACGTATGTTTGTGCTGCTAGCTTTAAAAAGCATCCGACAGAATTACTAGAAGTAAAGTTGTTTATGTCATCTTGCGTAGCCATTTAAAATCCTTTCCGTGATTGGCGAATAGCCATGCTAGAGCAAAGGTTAGCGCTTATTTGACACCAGCCAGTTAGTCCACCTACGATTGACACTGGCGAAGACTTAGCTGTAATAGTATTATCCCCTAGACGACCTTGGGTGTTAGAACCCCACGCCCACAGTGTTCCATTAGTTCTTAATCCTAGATTATGAGTTTCGCCTGCGCTTACTTGACACCAGTCCGTGAACCCGCCGACGACTGACACTGGAGAAGATTTTGAAACTATCGTGTTGTCGCCAAGAACGCCGCAGAATGCAGTTCCCCAAGCCCAAGCGGTCCCGTTCTGTCGAACACCTAGACTATGATTTGCTCCGGCACTAACCTGACACCAGTCGGTAAAGCCGCCAACGACTGATACTGGGGAAGATCTGTTGACTATTGTATTATTACCAAGGCGACCGCATGTTCCATCCCCCCAAGCCCATGCAGTTCCATTAGTACGAACACCTAGACTGTGAGTGCCCAATATGCCGCGCCCAGCGCTTACTTGGCACCAGTCTGTAAATCCACCAACGACTGACACAGGAGAAGATTTAGCAACTGTTGTTCCGTCACCGAGACGCCCGCATGACCCATTCCCCCATGCCCAAGTCGTTCCATTTCGTCGAATACCTAGACTGTGACTGCCCCCAGCGCTTACTTGACTCCAGTCTGTAAAGCCGCCAACAACTGATACTGGAGATGATCTGGAAACTGTGCTGTTGTCACCGAGGCGACCGTATGTCCCAGGACCCCATGCCCAAGCAGTTCCATTAGTACGAACACCTAGACTATGAGCGTTCCCAGCGCTCACTTGACACCAGTCTGTAAAGCCGCCAACAACTGATACTGGAGAAGATTTATTCACCGATGTGTTATCACCGAGACGCCCGCATGACCCATTCCCCCATGCCCAAGCGGTTCCATTAGTACGAACACCTAAACCGTGGAGGTATCCGGCACTTACATTACACCAATCTGTAAAGCCGCCAACGACTGATACTGGAGAAGATCTGTTGACTACGGTTCCGTCGCCAAGCCCACCTGTGGCATTATATCCCCAAGCATAAATGTCTGGGCGATAGTTAAAAACTTCACTAGTGAGATTATTAAACCAATATCCGTCTACCGCGTGATAATAGCGGTTTTCATCATTAACATATATCAGTCTTCCTGCGTATGTTACTGCGTTTGGCAAGTTAGCAAAACTTGCTACGCTAGATACAGGATTACTTAGAATAGTTAGGGCACCGTTTGTTTGGCAAGTTTGTAACGCTGTAAGCCCGCCCCCGCTTATGCAAGCACAAATTTTATTTACGAGATTTTGTGAATTTATCATAAGCTTATTATCCCTAGACTATGGTCGTTACCTGCACTAACCGCGCACCAGCTTGTAAAGCCACCAACGACTGATACTGGCGAAGATCTATTAGCGACAGCATTGTCTCCTAGACGACCACATGTCCCGACACCCCAAGCCCAGACTGTGCCATTAGTTCTAACACCTATATTATGGCAGCATCCTGCGCTTACTTGGCACCAGTCTGTAAATCCTCCAGAGACTGACACTGGAGATGATCTGGAAACTGTGCAGTTGTCTCCGAGGTTGCCGCAGCAACCATTCCCCCAGGCATATAAAGTTCCATCAGATCTGCGGCCAAGGCTGTGACACCCACCAGCGCTTACCTCGCGCCAGTTATTAAAACCACCGACTACTTGTACTGGAGAAGATTTAGAAACTACCGTGTTATCACCGAGTTGACCGAAAGAGTTTCCTCCCCAAGCCCAAACGGATGAATTGGTACGCACTCCTAGTGCATGACCTCCGCCAGCACTAACCTGACACCAGTTATTAAATCCTCCAGAAATTAGAGCAGGCGAAGATTTAGAAACTGTGGTACCATCCCCAAGACGGCCAGACCCGGCATTGCCCCAACCAAACGCTTCACCGTTTGCTCTAATTCCGATACTAAACAGTGTGCCTGCGCTTACACGACACCACCCTGTAATACCGCTAATTACTGATACTGGTGAAGACTTTGCGACTGTAGTGCAGTCACCTAGCTGCCCAAAAGTGTTTGCCCCCCAAGCCCAAGCCGTTCCATTAGTGCGAACACCTAGACTATGATAGTTCCCAGCACTAACTTGGCACCAGTCTGTGAAGCCGCCAACTACTGACACTGGAGAAGACTTGGTGACAGCAGTATTGTCACCAAGTTTACCTAAAAAGTTTGAACCCCAAGCCCATGCTGTACCATTTGTACAGACGGCCAAACTATGACATTCGCCAGCGCTTAACTGACACCAACCAGATGGTGCAGTTGATACCGGAGACGATTTAGAAACTGCTGTACTATCACCTAGTTGGCCAAGATTGTTATTTCCCCAAGACCAAATTTTTCCGTATGTGGTATCCTGCCTTAGAAGCCTGCCGTCAAGTGTTAGCCACTTAAAATTAGAACTTACCGCAAATACGTCTATATCGTTAACGTAATAGATCATTGCGTTTGGCGAATCGTAATATTTAAGATTCGGCAATGAAAGTACGTCAGATACAGTGACAATATTAATCTCACTCAGTGCAGTCATAGATAAAGATGTTGCTAATACGTCTTCAACAAGATATGACCCGGTTTCATACGCAGTATTAACTACGGTCGTTAGTTTTGATACCAAACCTGGTTTATCGATTGGGGGCATATTATTCTACCATCTGTTCCGCTATTTGTTCACCAATAGATACCAATTCTTCTTTTGATGTCGCTGCATTAATTTCATCATTAATTGTTTTCTCCCAGTCAAAGCAACTTTGAATATAACTCGAACCGGCAGAAACAATAGAACCAAGATCGCTCTTTGTAAGAGTGAGCCAACCTTCTGGGAATTTCCAATTTGCAACTTCTTCTTCCGTCATAATAGAATACTTCTGTATGAAAATATTTCTTCCGTCACGGCTAGTATCTAGACTAACTTCGGTACCTTGTATATTTATTTTCGTTCCAGCTGTTTCTTTTTTCCATCTTGCTTCGGCCGCTTTAGTTTTAAAATTATCGCGAGCGAAATCAACTAGTGTATCTACTACTTCATATACTGCGACCGCCTTGTCACCGGAAAGATCCCACTGTGGTCCATAGTAGTATTCTACCATAGGATTGATTTCTGGTCTCTGTTCTTCTACTAGTGCAATTCTTGTGTCTTCATTAATAATATATGGAAGAGTTTCTGGCGCTACTCTAGGAATGCCAGCCGTGACATTTTCTTTTTCTAGAGATCCTTGAAAAATTGCGCGGTTCCAATCCATTGGTCCGACAATTACTCTATCGTTATAAACTACTGCATACATTTATTTTCTCCTTTGTAATTATCATTATACGAAATTTGTTCTTCTTAGAGCTAAGCTGTGATAATTGCTAGCGCTTACTTGACACCAGTCTGTAAAGCCACCGACGACTGATACTGGAGAAGATGCATTGGCAGGCGCACCAGATCCTAAAACGCCGCAAGCAGCAATTCCCCATGCCCAAGCGGTTCCATTCTGGCGAACACCTAGACTATGATTTGCTCCGGCACTAACCTGACACCAGTCAAAGAACCCACCGACGACTGATACTGGCGAAGATTTATTGACTGTTGTTCCGTCGCCTAGTTTCCCGCAGAAAGCCGCTCCCCACGCCCAAGCGGTTCCGTTAGTACGAACACCTAGACTGTGAGCGGACCCAGCGCTAACCTGACACCAGTCGGTAAAGCCTCCAACTACTGACACTGGAGAAGATTTATTAACTGTTGTTCCGTCACCAAGGCGACCATTGGAGCCGCAACCCCAACCCCATGCAGTTCCATTTTGGCGAACACCTAAGTTGCGACCGCCACCTGCATCTACCTGACACCAGTCCGTAAAACCGCCGACGACTAATACTGGAGAAGACTTGCATACTGTAGTGCCATCGCCAAGAAGACCGTAACTACCGCATCCCCAAGCCCAAGCGGTCCCGTTCCGTCGAACACCTAGACTGTGACTGCCCCCAGCGCTCACTTGGCACCAGTCTGTAAAGCCACCAACGACTGACACTGGAGAAGAGAAACCACCGGTTCCATCAATAACATTAATGGAACCGTTGAAGTTGTTACCTAGTACCCCATGGCACGGGTTTCCCCAACCCCATGCAGTTCCATTAGTACGAACACCTAAGTTGTGGTCATCCCCGGCACTTACATAACACCAGTCTGTAAAACCGCCGACTACTGATACTGGTGAAGATCTACCAGAAGAACTTGGTAGAACAGTGCAGTTATCACCGAGGCGGCCATATGCACTACACCCCCATGCCCAGACAGTTCCGTTAGAGCGAAGGCCAATACTGTGACTACCACCGGCGCTTACTTGACACCAGTCTGTAAAGCTACCAATGACTGAAACTGGAGAAGATTTATTGACTTCTGTATTATCACCTAGTTTACCTCTGCCCCCACCACCCCATGCATACGCAATTCCTTTATTTTCATCGATAAGATTATACCAGCCAGTTCCAGTACTCCAATAAATCCTTTCATCCGCCGTTACGAATACTAACAGTCCTTCGTTAGATGCAGCTGAAGGTAAGTTTGCGTATGTGGCAACTTCTCTTACCTGTCCTACGGCTAGAGTTTGGACTGCTCTTGATAGAAATAGGTAATCGAGTGTATTACTTGAACTGTCGATTGCTTTTTGGAGTAATATTTGAAATTGTGCTAAGTTCATACATTCGTTCTCCTAATTGCTGCGCTAGTGACAAAAGTACTTACCTGACACCAGTCACTAAATCCTCCAGAGACTAACACAGGCGAAGATTTATTAACTGTTGTATTATCACCAAGGCGACCATTTGTGCCGCAACCCCAAGCCCAAGCTGTTCCATTTGTGCGAATACCCAAACTGTGAACACCTCCAGCACTCACTTGGCACCAATCTGTAAAACCTCCAACGACTGACACTGGAGAAGATTTAGCAACTACAGTGTTATCACCTAGTAGACCTCCTACCCCTTGCCCCCATGCCCACAGGGTTCCATTCTGACGAACTCCTATGCTGTGAACAAATCCGGCACTAACCTGACACCAGTCGGTAAAGCCACCTACGACTAACACAGGAGAAGATTTATTAACTGTTGTTCCGTCACCAACCTGCCCACGGCAACCAGTGCCCCAAGCCCAAGCAGTCCCGTTCTGTCGAACTCCTAGACTATGGTAGTTACCTGCATCTACCTGACACCAGTCACTAAAACCGCCTGCTACTAATACTGGCGAAGATTTACCGACTGTTGTTCCGTCGCCTAGTTTCCCGTTGATTGCCGATCCCCACGCCCAAGCGCCCCCACCTTGGCGCACTCCTAAATTGTAGCATTCCCCAGCACTTACTTGACACCAGTCTGTAAATCCACCAACGACTGACACAGGAGAAGACTTATCAACTATTGTATTATCACCAAGTTGTCCGCCAATACCAGCACCCCAAGCCCAAGCGGTCCCGTTCTGTCGAACTCCTATACTATGCATATATCCAACGCTTACCTGACACCAGTCACTAAATCCTCCAGAGACTAACACAGGCGAAGATTTTGAAACGTTTGTGTTGTCACCAAGGCGACCATTTGTGCCTTGACCCCAAGCCCAAGCAGTTCCGTTAGTACGAACTCCTAGACTATGGTTGTGACCTGCATCTACCTGACACCAGTCGGTAAAGCCACCAACGACTGACACTGGAGAAGACTTATCAACTGTAGTGCCGTCGCCCAGTGGGCCACAAGTATTACATCCCCAGGAAAAAGCTGGTGAAAAATCCTGAGCAAAAGGCGCCCAATAAGTTCCGTTAGTTTTGTATAGGCCGTCAAACTCAACCAAGTATAATTTATCTCTGCCTGTTGTAGCAGCGTTCGGAAGACTTGAAAATGATGAAACTGATTCAATAGTACCAAGTTCTAACAATTTTATTGCTTTTGAAAGCATCTGCTGATCAATCGTAGCATCGCCGATTTTTGATTTAAGATTGAGTATTAGATTCGTTACGTTCATATTAAAAACCCTTCGTACTATCAGATCTAACAGCTAAGCTATGATTACCATTTGTATATATACTTACGCATCTCCAACCGGTTAGTCCGCCAGCGATTGACACTGGAGAAGATTTGTTTACGACCGTGCCATCACCAAGACGACCAGTTGAACCCTGTCCCCAAGCCCAAGCGGTGCCATTTTGGCGAACGCCTAGACTGTGCCCAAGCCCGGCACTTACTTGACACCAGTCCGTGAACCCGCCGACGACTGACACTGGAGAAGATACACTAACTATAGTTCCGTTACCAATGCGTCCGTCAGCGCCAGCACCCCAACCCCAAGCAGTTCCATTCTGTCGAACACCTAGACTATGATTTGCTCCGGCACTAACCTGACACCAGTCGGTAAAGCCACCTACGACTGACACAGGAGAAGATTTATCAACTGTAGTGCCGTCGCCCAGTGGGCCACAAGTATTACATCCCCAGGCCCAAGCGGTCCCGTTCTGTCGAACACCTAGACTGTGAGCGGTCCCAGCGCTAACCTGACACCAGTCACTAAAACCGCCAACAACTGATACTGGAGAACATTTATTGACTGTTGTTTCGTTACCGAGACGACCTCCACTACCACAACCCCAACCCCAGGCCGTTCCATTTTGACGAACACCAAGTATGAAGTGTTGACCGGCGCTTACTTGACACCAGTCCGTAAAACCGCCGACGACTAATACTGGAGAAGACTTGCTTACTGAAGTTCCATCACCCAGCTGACCACATGATCCCAACCCCCAGGCCCAAGCAGTTCCATTCTGACGAACACCTATACTATGATTTGCTCCGGCACTAACCTGACACCAGTCACCAAAGCCACCAACGACTGGCCTAGGTATGATTCTATTAACGCTAGTACAGTCACCTAGTTCGCCCCCTGCGTTACAGCCCCAACCCCAAGCAGTCATATCACTGCGAACTCCAATATTAAATCCATTACCAGCGCTCACCTGACACCAGTATAAGACATCACCTAAGACTGACACTGGAGAAGATCTGTTGGTTGTGGTTCTGTCACCCAGCTGGTTATCAGCATTGCATCCAAATGAAAAAGCAATATTTTGTTCAATACTAGCAAAATCTCTTGACCAAGCTGTCCCGTCGCTCCAACGATAACTGCAAACGTCTTGAAGAAAGATCCAACGACCTTTGTTATCAGCCGCAGCTGGAAGCGCTGCGCAGTTAGCTACGCACTTTGTAAATCCTTGATCAAAATCTTGCATTACACTCGCGAGTTGCAACTGCTCTAGGGTTGTTAACGCCCCTGCTACATTTGTATTTACTTCATCTACGAGTGGTTGTATTCCTACAGTCATTATGGTAGCGCCAACGTTGCCAGAGTTCTTGCAAGTTCGTCAGCACCACCCCCTAGCGGGCCCCACGCAGTCCCGTTAAAACCTTCGAATGTTGCGTCCGTTGTGTTATATCTTAATTGGCCAGTTACACCCGTCGGTCTTTGTAAAAGGGTACCGGCTGGTACTTTAATTGCCGTGGTGCCATTTATATCTATGTATGCGGTGACGTCATTAATGATCGTCGTACCTTGAATCTTAATTGCCATGCTCATCTCCTTCTAGAATATATACTTGGAGACAAAGCGGCGATCACTGATTCAATCATCAAGCCATCTTCGCGTCCACGTAGGATACTCGGCTGTCGTGTATATTTATTCTTTTTCTAAACTCTTTAT